AACTGTTGAAGTATCGCTTTCAATTCTTGAGCAGTTTTTCTTGCTCTAGTACCGGCACTCTTGTTACCGCTATAAAATTTACCAGCATCAACAGAAAGAGATTCAGTCAATTCTTTGATTTTGTCTCCTGTTTCCATTTTCTTAAATATAAAATTTGTTTATTACACTATCAAGAGTAAGGATTATTTATCTATTGTAAACTTAATTTCAAAGATTTATCTAATGATTTATAAATTGATGTTAATAAATCTAAATCGGATTTTGTTGGTAATTTATCAAGATTAAAAACTTCATCAAAAAACTTATTCAAAGACATTTTAACTTCTTTAATCTTTTGTCTATAAAAAGTCTCCTCTAAAAAACTTTTTATAAAATCTTTATGGTCTCCCTTTTCACCAAAAAAGATACCCTCTTTGTTAAAATTTTCAATTGTTTTATCCCAACACCATTCAAAGTGTTTAATATTATCATCGTATGTTATGTTTATATTAGTTTCTTGACCTTCTGGGTCACCTAAATAAGTTTTATATACTAAGGAAACTAAAGATTTAACAAAGTCTTCAAACAACTCTAATTTTTGATAACAAATGTCATTACTATCAATCCAAAATTGTAGTTCTTCATCAGTTACTGGCTTAGATATATAAGAAAAAAAATTCTCCATAGTTATATGGAGAATTATAAATTAAAATATTTTAAAGTAACTAATTATTTTTTATACTGATAACCAATTAACTTTTTCATACTTTCCATTTCTTCGTTTAACAACTTACTTGATTCATTTTCAGTTGACTCACCAAGGTTATTTAAAATTTTATCAGCCTTTTGGATTGACGAGGTTTTTGAACCTTTTCTCTTTAAACCACCTTTTTGAGTTGTTTCACCAGCAATATCAACAGGTTGTGATTGTCTTTTATATGACGCTTCAGCTTGTTCTGCCCCATATAAATTTTCTTCAAAATTTTTGTACATTCTTTCACCTGTCTTTGTCGGTACAACATTACCTAATGGATTACCATCTTTATCAACTTGAGCGTTTCCAGTCTTAGAATGACCTTTAAGATTCATTTCAATCCACTCATCATTTGGTTTTACTTCATCATATCTAAGGTTTGTTTGACCAGGGTAAGCAAATGCGTCAACATATTCATCAACATATTCTGATGGAACATATGCTTTCTTGTCCATTTTCTTAATCTCACCGTTACCCTTTGGGAACATTACAGGATTAGATTCAAACTTACCTTTAGAACCATCCTTAACATAATCCGCCATTTTTTTGAACGACTCTTTATTAGCCCTTAAGTTTTCATTTTTTTCTCTTTTAGAAACTCTATCATATTGAACCATTCCTGCAGATTTACCTGTCTTCTTAAGGTTGTCTTTGGTTTTTTCTTCAAGAACTAATTCTTCAATCATGTCAATTAATTCAGATTCTGCTAAGTCAAGGAAATCACCATCACCCATCTTAATTCTATAATTAATCGGTTCTTCATTACCTGAAACAAAATCAACTTCTTGGTCAATTTCTTCAGGGTAATTTCTCATATACTTTTTCTTTAAAGATTGAACTCTTGGATTTTCATCATCAGATAGATTTATATCTTCAAAATCATCATGTCCCATACCTAATCCCATACCACCTAAATCTTCAGTCACTTCAAATTCTTTACCATCAACTTTAAAAGATTTTTTACCTTCTTTTTTAGCCTTCGATAAAGCTCCAGTAAAAGCGTTTCCTTCTTCTACTTCTTCTTCCATTTTTTGTAATTTTAAAAAATCCGCTTTAGTCAGTTTACCTTTAGGTTCTGCAACATCTAATTTTTTTTGACCACCATGCAGTCTTTCAGTTGTTTCACTTCTTACATCTTTAGAATCTAACGCTAATGCTAAATCAGTGTCTTGGTCTTCTTTAATTCTTTTTTTCATGTTTGCTATTTGTTTTTCTCCAAAGGCAGTTTCACTACCTCTTTTATTTCTTTTAAAATGAAATGGTCCGTGTGACGAATTTTTACCCCTTCTCATAAACGTATAATCCTCGTCATCGTCGTCAAAACCATAATCAATACCAACCTCTAAATCATACTTATCAACATCTTCATTTGATTCAATTTTTTTGTTAATAGTACTAGTAATTTCGTTAGCCCTTTCAGTTAAACTTTCATTAACTAAACTTTTTATTATTTCATCAAATTTTGACATTTATGTTTTTATATATAAATACTTAATTAATTTAGTTTTTTAAAATATCTTCTTTAATTATTTTACTTAAAATATTTTTATCAATCTGATATTCCTTTGATAATTTTTCAAGTAAACTTTCAAAAATATCTAATTCAGTTAATTTTAAAGCGTTAATATCCCCTTGATTACAGTATGGGTATTTTAAACATTTCTTTTTAATTTTAACAAACTTACCACCCTTATACAAAGGTTTTGCGGCACCTCTCCAATCTTTTTTACTTTGGGATTTTGCTAAGAATGATGGGCCTGAATATTGTCCAGCAGAAGACGCCCCTGTTGCTTCAGTTGCCTCAACTTTTTTAATGTCATCAGAATTTTCTTCTTCCATTTTACCCCCAAATAAAGGACTTTCAAAACCACCAGCACTTCCGGCACCAGTTGCTTCAGTATTTTCTTCTTTTTTTTCACTCAGTTCTTCTGAGAATTTATTGAAATCTCGAACTGAATCCGAATCTTTTGTCGTATAATTTGACTTAATCGCCTTCATTAAATTTTGTTTCAAGTTTTCCATTTCTATTATCTTTTTAATTTTGTTTCCCAAGTACTTCTATTCATCCACATATATTCATAGAAATCTCTGAATGATTTAACAACCAATTCTCTTATGTTTTTTTCTAATTTACCTCTTTCAATTTCTTTAGCAATTAAATCTAACATTTTATTTTCAAATTGCTTAACAGTTTGTGAATCTAAAAAACTTTTAATTTCAGATTTAACAATTTTTTCAATTTCGTTTTTTTCAGTTTGGTTAAATGCCATTTTAAAAAGCAAGTATTAATAATAAAAGTGTTAATCCTCCACCCGCATAGGTTCCGACTTTCCACCATTTAGTTTTATCGTTATTGGTTTTAATCTCATCTTTTAAGTCATCAGTCATATTAACATATAAACCAATTTGTTTGTCTTTCTCACCAATAATAATTTGATTGTTTTTATCTTTTTCTTCTAAAATTTCAATTTTCTTATCTTTATCACCTTCCCTCTTTTCCAATAAAGAGATTTTAGAATATAATTGCTGGTTTTCTTCAATACAACCATCCAACCTAATCAAATCTTTAGCAATCTTTCTAGCTACTTCAGAACTGATAACAACCTTAGTAGTATCTTTACTTACCGTATTTGTCTGTGAAAAAATGTTGAAGGTCATCATTACCGAGATTATCAACAGAAGCAACTTTTTCATTTGTTTTCTTTTTAATTACGTTTATGTTGTTATCAACCAATTGTATTTCTTGAGTTATTTCTAATATATTTGTATCAAGTTCCGCTAATTTATTATCCAATTCTTTATTTAAAATTGATACCGAGTCAATCTTTGTTTGGATACTATCAATTGACGTTTGATATTTTTCAACATCAGTTTTAATTTGGTTTGTTGTAATAATATTGCACACAAACAAACCAATAATAATTAAAAATAAAATTCCAATTATATTATTCTTATTGTTCATTTGTATCAGGTTTTGTTTTCTTTCTACTAGCAATTATTTTAGCCCATTTAGATTTGAACTTCTCATAATAGGTTTTTAGTTTACTGATAGCCTCAGTAAAGTTCTCATCAACCTTTACCATATCACCACTAATATATAATCCGTTATTTTCACCAATAGTGAAATAGAATTCAATGTCAAAATCAACAATTTTACCACTCCAATCAACGTTGTTTTGGTAAACATTTAATTGATTAAAGTTAACTAAATCTGACACTTCCGAAACAAATTCATCCATAGTTTCTTGGAAAGCTTTCTTATCATCAGTTGTTAATTCAACATCTTTTCTATCTTTTCCATGTATAGTTAAAATACCACCTGAAATTCTATAACCTTGTTCAATTTCATTTTTTTTCTCTTCATCATCTTGTATATCATCTTCAACTGCGGTTGGTACATTATACTTCGTAGCAATTGTATCAACTTCAGGTCGTTCAGATTGTTCAAACAAGTAAGTTTTTTTTATCTCTTGGATATGTTCTTTAACAATAGAATTATTGCTATTCACCAAATCTCTCATTTTTTTGATTTGGTCTTTAATGTCTTGGTTATCTCTCATCATTTTCTATTAAATTTTTAAATTTTTCATAATCAAATGCCGGACTTATATCAGTATATCTACTATTATAATTACTTCTACATACAATACCGTTGAATAATTTAACACCATCAACTTTTGTATTATGTCCAATAAACTTGTTATCTATTGAAAACTTTACAAGTAATTTTTTTGAGAGTTCAATTAGTGAATTTAATTGTTCTTCACTATATGGTTCCCAATATATTTTATCCTTCCATTTTTTTTGAAAAATAGATTTACTATAAATATCTCCAATCCAATTAGAATACGATAAACCTAATGGTGTTTTTTGTAACCATCCAAGATTTTCTAAACAAATTATTATAGAATTTCGATTTACCTCTTGGTCGTCAAAATAGTTAGTATAACTATCATCTGAAATTAGATTTAAAATATTCCCTTCTTTTGTTATAAAATAGTTTGGTATTTTATCGTAAGAACCATTTTTACGATATTTTAATGAATTAAGAAAATTTTCAGCAGGACGAAAACTATGACAAAGGATTATTTGTTTTTTTTTCTTATTTTTTTCAAATTTAGGAAACTTTCCATATTTTTTAATATTAAGCATCCCTTTTTCTGTAGTTTAAAACCTTGTAATCTTCACCTGTTTCGGTGAGTATATCATTTTTTTTTTCAACCTCCTCAGGTTGTATATCTTCCTCTTTTTTAAGTAATCCCATGTAAACAGTATTGTCATACTGACTTTCTTCAGTAATCGGTTTAACTTCTTCCACAGATTCCTCAACAATGTCTTCAGTTATTACCTCATTGTTATCATTAATATTTTCTTCAACAATTTCAGTATACCCATTTAAAACTTCTTCAATTTTACGTAAATCTTCTTCTGACGGAGTGTAAGGTTTATGTTCAACATCTAATTTAACAGGATGATTATTTTGTAATATTTTTTCTAACTTTTCCAAATCTTCATTAGAAGGTGTCCACTTTTCTTTTTCTTTTTCTTCAACCTGTAATTCAATAATTTTTTGAATGTCCTCCTCAGTTAAATCTGTTTTATCATCTTCAACTACTTCTTTATTCTTTTCAGTAAACTTAACCAACATGTGGGCAAATGTAAGAGAGATGATTGGTAGTAATCCGCCAGTTAAAAACGCAAGTACCGTCTTGTGAGTATTTAAATCAGTCTTCTCAATACCCATATTCTCAAGTAATCCACCAACCATTGAAATCCAATCTTGGAATGTCTGTGATGTTTCATCAATGTATGTAAATGAGAAGAATATGTTTCCCAACATTTGAATAAATGTTACGATAATAAATGGGAAATAAACAAATCTACCCATGTTAACTGACACAGCTGCCAAGGCTGATAATGCTGCAATTTCAATACCTACTGAAAGATATATAGCCCAAGTAAAAGGATTAGATAAACCATAAAAACTCGTAACGTGTGATATTGACACAAACGCTACGAGTAGTATTGGAATAACAAAGGCTAAAGAAATTATGTTTGTTAAATTTCTACTAAACCAATTTTTCATTGTCCCAACTCATTCTTGTAATGGTTTATGGGCATATGGTTCTTATCCGACAATTCTTCAATTTCTAAAGTCTTCCAACTTGGAGTTTCTTTAATGATAGTAATTAGTTTATCTTGAGATACTACGATAGTACTTAAAGAGTCAACTTTCTTTGTTAATAACTCAACCTGTTTTTCAGTCGTTTTAACTTGGGTTGAGGTTCCACATCCTTTAAAGAAGGATAATAATACGATTACCAAAATCGCGGGAATAAAGTATTTCTGTAATTTTTCCATAATGTTTTTTTATCTAATTTAAAATTAAATTTATAACAATAAATAGTTGATTACATATAATCGAACAAGGTAACACTCTCATTACGTAACTTACGAAGAGCTTTTTCTTTGATTTGTCTAACTCTTTCTTTAGTTAAACTGAAATCTGAACCTATATCTTCAAGTGTTCTTGGGGTACCTGAGATACCATAGTAGTCTTCAATAATCTGTCTTTCACGTTCATCCAAAATATTCATGATGTTGAATAATCCGTCTTTAAGTTGTTCTCCATTATTGAATACCTCATCAGGCATATCACTGTCTTTGTTTACAATCAAATCAATCAGTGTATCACCATCTTCATTAATCTGAGTTTGTAGGTTAATTGTTGATGGTAGATTAGCAAATCGGTCATCAATTCTCTCACCTGTCTTGTCTGTTCGTTTCTTCTCTTTATATAGGTCTTGAATAACATTCACAGGGATACGGATTGTTCTTGAGTGTTCGTTCAAAGACTGTAGAATAGATTGTCTAATCCACCACACTGCGTATGATATAAAACGAAGGTTCTTTGTCCAATCAAAACTTTGAATAGCTTTCATAAGTCCGATATTCCCTTCCGCAACTAAATCACTGAAATCAACACCTTGTCCCTGATACTGTTTAGCAACAGTGATGACAAATCGTAGGTTACCCTCTAACAATTCTTTACAAATACGTGCCTTTTCACTATCAGATGTTTCGGGGGTTTGCATCTTAGCCGACAGTTCCCTTTCTCTTTCAGGAGTCATTACCTTAATACGTCTAAGTTCTTTAAGGTAGATTTGTACTTCGTCTTGATTAATCGGGATAACTTGGTTTTTTTCCATCATATTATTTGTTTTGAGTAAATTTCTAATTGTTTTAACTGAATTTCTGACAAACTATCTATACCTTTTTCTTTTATCTTATCCAATAAATCATTAAGTGTCATAACTGGTACATCTTGAATAACTTCTTCATTAAGAATTTTAAGAATATCATCAAAAGGACTACCCCTGTGAATATGTATACCCTTTAAAAATTCAGGAACTCCTGTATTATCACTTACGTATCTAGTCTGATTTAATTCTTCATTTTCTGTCAAAATGTCAGTGTTTTCAAACAAATGTTTTTTAATATCTTCGTCCATAGAATATATCATGTCAGATTCAATAGGGAAAACAAAATACATTGCCGTTAATTTAACAATATTTTTTTTCATATAGTCGTCTATATCTTCCCAATCCAACTTCGTGCCAAATGTTATTATGACACCACTGTCTCCATGTTGGAATTTTATATCACCTTTTGATATTTGTGATACCGTTTCAGTTAAAAGGTTTAAAGCCTGTGGGTTTTCTTTATATTCCCCGAATGCAAATAATATATAATTCATAATCATAGTCTTACAAAGATAATACAATTTTTTAATTTACCAAACTTAATGTGAAACTTTAGAAATGTTGTCAGTTTTCGTAATCTTGATAATGTTATCAGACCAGTTTGAAATCATAGGGTTGTGAGTAATAACAAGTATGTTTTCAAAGTATTCTTTAATCTTAATAAAGAACTCATAAACCATTTCCAAGTTATCATTAGAAATCTTACCGAACACCTCATCAAATACTGTAATATTTGGTTTAGGTAATGAACACACTTTAGCCATCACCGCTCTTAGTGCCAGTGAAGCAATTGTCTTCTCATATCCCGAACCTGAAGTCATTAACTTTTCAATTTGAGTATTATTGTCTATCATCCAAAATTCTACCTCATTCTTTTCACTAATACGAATTTCCAATCTGAAGTAACAAGAATCCTGTAATAGTCGTTGAAGTTCGGAGTTAATCAAAGGCATCATACTCTTCATAATTCTTTTTGAGATACCGTTCTTGCCAAACAACTCTAAATAAACTTTATACTTAACTTCCTTTTGTTGTTCCTCAGAAATTTTAATAATTAAGTTGTTATTAGAATTAATCTTTTCAAGATTATTAGTTATCTTAAATCTTGAATTGGTCACTTCCTGTTGGACAAGTTGTTCCTCTCGTTTTAAATCTTCCAATCGTAAGTTAGCCTTAATGATTTGACTTTCAATTTGTTCGTTAGATTTGATTACATCTTGTACATCATCATATCTTTTTAACTTATCTAACAAACTTTCTTTCTTCAATTCAAAGTTTTCAATTGTTGCTTGGTATTTTTCATAGACAAGTTTGTTTCTTTCGTACTCGTCAAAGTCTTTTTTAAGTTTAACAAAACCTTGTTCTTTGTCCGATAATTCTTGTATTAACCCCTCAATCTTGGTTTTTTGCCCGATAAGTCCGTCAAGTTCCGCAATTCTTGATTGTGTAATTGTTGCGTTCATAAGTTCAATGCCACAATGTTCACACTTAATTCCACCACTTACTGAACTCTTTAATTTTTGGATGGATGATATGTTAGTATCTAACTCAACCTTTTGTTTGTAAGTCTTTTGGTACTCTTCCTTAACCTTATCATGTTCATTTTCATAATAAAACTCTGAAGGTTCAACAATCTTAACACCATCTCTTAACTGAACATTCTGTTTGATTTGGTGTTCAAAGTTTCCCACTTCTTTCTTTGTATTGTCAGGATTAAGTAATGAAATTTCTCTATCAACAACAACCTTTGATTTTAAAAGGTTATCACGATATTCTTGTCCTTTAACAATCCTACCCTTAACATCTTCAATTTTAACTTCACTTTCTACAATATTCTTATCAAACTCTTGGTTTTTAACCAATAGTTCTTCGTTCTCATTCTTCAATGTTTCAGTATTGTAAATGTTTGAAATCATTGACTTGGAGAACTCTGAATAGATTTCTTTACCAGTCTCTTCTTTTCTTTTAAGAAAATCTAAACCTAAAAATCTTGATAAGACTTGTCCACGAGCTGTTGGTTTTGCTTCCAACAAGTCCTCAAGGTTAGTACCAGTGGTTAATATCGTCATCAAGAAGTCTTCATAACTTCCAATTGATGTCTTAATAAACTTTTCAGTTTCACGTCGTTGTTCACCTGTAAATTTAACCAATGAACCATCAGGAAACTTCTTAAAGAAGTCTAATTCTGTTTTAACATTCCAATCACCTGACTTAGATTTCTTACGTTCAAGTTCACGAACAATAATGTAATCTTCACCATCAATAACAATTTCCCCTCTAACAGATACTTTATCTTTGTCAGAATATCTGTTAAATATTTCTTCAGCTTTGTTTGTCTTTGTTGTTGTATTAAAAAACAAGAACATCAACAAATCCACAGACAACACAGTTTTACCTCCAAAGTTAGGTGGGTCTGATTCAATTACAGTAATCCCACCCAACTTTTCAAAGTTTATATGTTGGTTTTCACCATAAGATAGAAAGTTAGAAAACTCAATCTTCTTAATATACCACTTCTTAAATGAAGCAATCTCATCTTGTTCGGCAATCATCTTATTATTTACCGCTGAGTCAATCTTCAGTATATCTTCGTAAAGGTTTTCTTGGGATTTAGATTGAAGGATGGACTTAATCAAATCGTGTTGATAGTTCTCGTCCATAATGTTGATAGTAACATCAACATTGTCTTGTACCTCTTCTGTTTTCTTTAACTTGGTAATAACATTTACGCTTGTAGTTGAATACTTTTTTTGAAAGTACGCTTTCACACTTTTTAACTTTTCTTGTGTAAAATTCTCTGGGGTATCTTCCCATACTACTTGTACGTAAGGATTTTCAAGTTTTGAAAAATCTAAATCTTTTATCATTCTAACTTTTGTGAAATTAATTTGCGGGCTGAACAGGTTCATTTGTTTCTACTTCTTCTGTCTTTTCAGAAGCTGTTTGTCTCATCTTTTCAAACAAATCTGACATTGTTCTTTGGTAGCGTCTTTCAGCATGAGCGTTTTTTAATTTCCACGCAGCAACCTTCTGCTTGTGGTTTGGTCTTAATCTTGACTTTGGCATATATTTATTTGGTTTTTAAATTAATCTATTTTAGCTGGTCGGTTTACTTCAAACCATTCAATGAAAGCGTTGATTGCCCATACCGCTCCTGACGCGAATAACCCATCAAAGAACCATGAAATGTATGGACTTGTTCCGAAAAACTGATAAGTCGGTGAGAATAAAACTGTTCCTAAGAAGAACCCTATCCAAGTGGAACAACACATCATACAGGATAAAATACCTGAAATGAAATTGAATGTGTTTGAAAAAATTAAATCGGAGTTTCCATAAGCTTTGATGAAATCTCTCATTCCTTTGAAGATGGTTCCATAAACCATAATTGTTGAAAACCCGTAGGCTAAAATCATAAATAATACTAACTGTGTCATATTCTGTTTTTTAAGTTTGAATTCTGTAGGTAGAAAGCATAAGAAGTTTTTGTCATATCTTCAAGCTCATTCACCTTTCTTGTTAATTCTTTTATTGTGTTATTTTTATCACTTAATTGTCTGTTTAGTTCAAAAAGGGTTTCTTGTAGTTTACCACATTCCACTTCCTTTTTATCTTCCAATTTACCTTTAAGAATGTAAATTTCATTTTGTAGTTCTTCAATCTTTGAGTTATCTTCAACAATAACTTCCTTTTCAAATTCTCTGTCAATAACCTCAGGAAGATTACCCTGATTCAATAAACCATATTTTTCAATATAGTATCCTTTACGGAAACATAGTTTAACAAAACCATTAGGGTCGGTTATTTCATTAATCTTACAGAATGAATTGAAGTCTTCAACGTCTTGTTTGGTTAACTCAATAGTTAACGAATTTTTCTGTTCCATTTTCAATATCTTCGTATGAGTTTATTCTAAATGATATGAAAGGTTTTGGGTTGAATAAATCCACTGTCGTATACTCATCCTTTTCCACATCATAAATTCCATATCCGTGTTTGGTTACCGTTTCACCATAGTTCTGTCCAACGGTTGAACCAATCATGTAAGCCTTCTTACCACCCGGTATATCAAAGATTTGTCTCTTATGAATATCACCACATAGTACCAAATCACATCCATCAAACTTTGATGTTTCAAACCCATCTTCAAACTTAAATCCTAAGTTGGTTGTAAGTCCCTGAACTGGTCCGTGAAATAATCCAATTTTAACTCTATCAGATTTTTCAATCGTAGGTGGGATGTTATGGTCCATAAGTGAATACACACACCAATCAATATTTTCATCCTGATACACACCCCTGTTCTTGTAGTAAACTACCATGTCATTTTTAAGTGAATCAACCACAGGTGTTAGAGCATCCAATCGTTCCATGTTATTTTCAAGGAAGTCGTGATTACCAGGTATTAATACCGTCTTAGCAATCTTTGAACACTCTGTCAATACCCAAGCGATAAACTCAACAAGTTCAGGTGTCATCTGATTCTTTGAGTGAACCAAATCCCCCGTAAATACAATTCTATCAGGTGCAATATCTTTCCATTGTTTAAATGCATCCTCCAATATTGTTTTATATAACTGGTGGTCTTTAAACAACCTAATGTGTAAATCAGAAAAATGAACTAACTTTTTTATCATAGTTCTAATTTCGGAGATTCAGTATGAAATGGGTTTAACTCTTCATTCACATGTCCACAAGCCAAACAAGCGTATGTTGGGAATGGAACAACGGTATCGTCAGGTGAACCAGTTAATAACTTTGGTACTCGTTTTAGATACGTAATTTCTTTGAACTCGTTATGTTCACATTTGTCACAGACAATGAAGTCCATGTCTCTTAAATTAATTTTTGGTTTTTCTAATTGCATATTATTCTTGTATAAACATTATTGTATTACTAATCGGTACTCTAAGTACTGGTTTAGATTTCTCATCAGTTTTAGTCATTACTTCGTAGTAACCTTCTCTCACCTGTACTGTTGATACGTTTAAGTAATCCTCAAAATGAAGTTGACCTAAATCAACGCTTACTGTTTTGTCTGTTGTGTTAAATGTTAGTTTTATCATAGTTCAAATATAGTATTTTTTTTGTTTGTTGTCAATTCAGATAGTCTTTTACATTCATAGTCATCACAGTATCTATCACATCTTGTGGTACTCTGAACTCTTTGAACTCTGAATCCTCTTGCAATAATACGACAATACATCCATATAATTTCATGTTTTCGTATTTTGTTCCTTCCAACATTTTTAAGATTAACTTACCGTATAAAGGTAGTTGAACATAGTAGTGTCCAAGAGCGGTATTTGGTAGGTTTTGGAATGGTTTATACATAGGTTTTGTAAAACTATTACTTTCAAAGTTTTTAGGTTTGTTTGTCTTCCAGTCAGTTATTAATAACCCAAACCCATCTTTCTTCTTGTTTATCACCAACCACACCTTATCGGGTTGTCCCGTATATCCTAATTCAGGATGACCCAAAACAATCTCTGTATCCAACAAAACAACTTCACGTTCCTTCATTAGTTTTAGAAATTTGGAACCAGCGGTAATCATACTATCACCCTTTAGAATCTGTGTAACATCACAATCAAAAATTGGTTGACGGACTTCTTTATAACTTCCACTACTTTCAATCAACTTCTTCTCCAAAAAGAAGTGAACCCTACTACCCATATTGGTAGAATAATCACCAGCGGCTGCCCATTCTTCAATCAGTGATTGTTTAATTACAGGGTTTCCTTTTGATTTCCTTTCAGCAGCTTCGTCAGTTGGAAACTCAGGGTAAAACTTCTTCAACACCTTTGATACTGATGGGAAATTGTTTTTAACAACACCATCCACATCTTTCATAAAATACGTGTGGGTATCCTCAATAAAGGTTAACTCCAACTCTTGTCTTTTGTTCTCTAAAATTTCTCGTAATTCTAAAGCAATTTCTTTTAATTCCATTTTAATAACTCATTTCATAAAAATAATCATCTATCTTACCTTTCAAATCTGCAATATCAGAGTCTTTTGGTAATTTTAGAATCTTCACTCGTCCCCTTAACTTCCCACCATTTAGTTGGTTGTAAAGTTTTTGAGCATCTTTCCAAGCATCAGCATCCAAACATATAATAACATCTGACTTAGCCTTGGTATATATCGTTTCAAACAATAATTCATGTAATACCTTCCCAAGTAGAACAACTGGATTGGGTGTAAAGAACCCGTCAATAGCACCCTCACATAGGTAAATTGGTTTTTCCCAATCAATCAACTTCTCGTTGAATATAATTGTTTCCTTTGGGTATTCAGGATTTTTATACTTGTTCTTCGTTTTAAACCACGCCCTTGATATGAAGTAGTTAATCTCATCGTCCATACCATATGAAGGTATAATAATCCTACCTCCGTAGTCACCATCGGTTGCAAATCCAATATTAAACTTATCAATCATCTCATCAGTAATACCACGTGTTTTAATATATTTTAAAACTTCTCTGTGTGGTATATGAAGGGGATTAGCATCTTTAATTGAAATAAATTCTTTGGGAAGTTTTAACTTTTTTAGTTCAACATGTTTTGACTTATGTTCTTCGGGTTTAAATATATCGTAAGTTTTCTTTTGGTTTTTGGTTCCAAAAATATCAATTAACTTACCTAAAACTCCGTGTGTTCCATTTGAGTCTGAACACGACCAGCATTTATATACGTGTTCGTTGATATTAATTTCAAGGTTACCTTTGTTTCTACCCTCATCACAATACGGACAATTTATTGAAATCTGACCTTTGGAAGCATAATAATGTTTCTCTTTACCAAATAAGTCCCTAATAATTTCAAGTAAAATTTCGTCTTCGTCCATTACCTTAATAATAAGATAAAAACTTATTGTTGTCAAACTTCACAAAGTTTTAATCCCTTTTATATTTATATCATATGCCAACAACAATTACGGTTAATAATATTACAGGTTCCACTCCGTTTGACGTTTATATATGTCTTTCAGGTGGTAGTCCATGTTATTATATTACAAGTATTGGAAGTGGTAGTTTACCATATAATTTTACAGTACCTTCTCCAATAGAAATGTTTTCACACTATTGTATGAAGGTTGTAGATGCAAATGGTTGCATAATAACAGGTTGCACAAGTATATAAAAAATTGGCTTTAAGTTGGTATTCATTTTCAGGTTGTTGTAGTGGAACTACGTTTCAAATTCAATCAACTTACTCTGCAGGAACATTTACTGTCGGAAACTCTTATTATTTGGAGACTGATTTTTATTCAGGTTGTTCTCAACATTTAACAACAGGATTTGTTACAGGTACTCCAATCTATAACATATTAACAATAAATTTAACATCATATTCATCTTGTACCGCATGTACAACCGTGAACCCTTGTGTTCCTGGCCCAACACCAACACCTACTTCAACACCTGCACCAAGTGCTACTCCAACAAAAACACCAACAAACACTCCAACAAAAACTGTTACACCAAGTACCACTCCAACAAAAACACCAACAAATACTCCAACAAAAACACAAACTCAAACACCAACATCAAGTGTTACACCAACCATAACACCAACACCAAGTATTACTCCAACCATAACACCAACAGTTACCGTTACCTCAACAAATACTCCAACTCCAAGTATTACTCCAACACATACTCCAACAAGAACGGTTACACCTACTCCAAGTATTACACCAACTATTACACCATCACCGACAACAACATCAACTCCAACCCCTACATTATCAATAACACCAACCACAACTCCAACTCCAACAATTACAAAGACCCCACTACCAACATTTTGTAATACGCCAACACCAAGTATTTCACAAACACCTTCAACAACACCAACGGCAACGCCAACTTATACCGCATGTCCTCAATCAAGTTATTGTGTATTCACAAATTTAGACGGTTATACAAATTATGATGGAACTTATTACAACTATGGAGTATTTGGAGGAAGAAATGTTTTTTATAAGCCAGACGTAACTAATCCTTATTACATATATTACAACACTGGTGAAACAAAGTGGTGTTTATCAACTTGTGTAAATGGTGAGTGTAAATTATTTGGTCCAACAGGAAGTAATACTGTTTGTCCTGATTTAGACGTAACATATTTTGGGTCTTCATGTCCTACACCAACACCATCAAACACTGACGCATGTAATACTTTTGATTTTACAGCAGTATTTGATTGTAATATTACTTCAGGAGCAACTCCAACACCAACACCTAGTATAACACCGACATTAACACCAACAACTACCCCAACACCTACACCATTGTGTAACGGTAAATCATTATCGTTTAGTGGTGTTAATTACAGTTATCCAGGTCCTTCACCAACACCAAGTGTTACTCCAACAAATGCTGTTAAAAGTGTTGTTGTAAGTGGTTCAGTATCTTATGATACATTCTCATCTAAATTTACAAGTTTATATTCAAAATTACTTTTGGATTGTAACTCACCCGAAAAATATATTGTTGGTGAAATAATACCGTTTAACACAGGTTCAACATTTAGTGCTGTGATTGACTTTAAATCTGTTTGTGTAACTTACAATTCAGATATTTTAGGTTCACCTACTAACACACTCCAATCTATTGAGAGTGGTAATTTATTTGATTGTGAATTTTGTATCCCAGTTACAACTGCAACGCCTACTCCAACACCTACTCCGACACCAACAACAACACCTTATTGTCCATTTGTTACAACAACAATTTCAATAACACCTGGTTTCACATTATATAATATGTTATCAAACCCATCAACAGATTACGCATATGTTTCAAGCACACCTTTCAACAATATTGAAGTTATTGACAAAACAAATAATACATCATATTTGAGTATTTCAACAGGACAAATTGGTCCTCAAGGAATGGCTCTAGATACTTTGAATAACAATATTTATATCACATATTATAATTCATCAACTATTGTCGTATTAGATGGTGACACAAATTCACCAATAACAACAATTATTGGTGCGGGTGGTCCAGTAGGAATATGTTTTGATTCTATTAATAATCAAATGTATGTGACAAACTTTAATACTGCAAATGTTAGCGTAATTAACACTTTAACTAACACAATAACATCAACAATATCTGTTGGTAATGCTCCAATTAACCCATCATTTGACCCAACATTAGGTCGAGTATTTGTACCAAATGCTAACGACAACACTATGTCAGTTATTGATGTATTCACAAATACTGTAATTTCAACAGTTTCGTTTGTTGGTTTACCAGGTTCGTTATATCCAAGAACATGTAAAGTCAATATATCAAATAATACAGTGTACGTAGCACTTCAAAATAGTGATTTAATTGTCCCTGTTAACACAATAACATTATCAACAGGTTCAACAATTTCAGTGGGTAGTGCTCCATATGATATGACAATAGATTCGTCTAATAGATTATATGTTACAAATTCATTTGATTCTACTATAAGTGTAATTAACACAACAACTAATACAGTTGTTAAAACAATAAGTAGTATTGGTGGTGGAGCATCAGGTATTGATTATGATACCACAACTACTAAAGTTTATGCAAGTAATGGTATATCAGGTAGTGTAGTGGTATTATGTACATAACAAAAAAGGTGTCAAACGACACCTTAAATTTTAAAATAAAAATCTTATTATTTTTTAGCATTTAGATAACTTAATACAACAGTATAAGCATCTGTCATATCAAAGTTTTCTTTCTTTAATGTATTGTTTCTTGTATACAACCAATTAATTTGAGGTTCTCTTTTAGCAACAAGTTCCCATATAATCATCTTTTTATCACAATCTTTAGGATAACCTCCAAACAAAACATATTTACCTTTCTCGTTTTTCTTTACCAATTCAGGCCACGCTTCTTTTCTTGAGTTATATGTTGAAACATATTCAGGAACAATACCCAACACATCATAAACTTCTTTAGTAATCAATGTATTATATCTCAATAGTGTTCCGATAGTATAAGCATTATTACTATTCAACAAAGGTTCTTCAATTACACATCTAACGACACCAACTCCTTTGTATTCCTCCAATTTCTTTCTGAATGTTGCAGATTTTAATAACATTTCCTCAATCTTGGTTTCAGGTGTTGGTTTTGGTTGTGGTGAAACATGAGTTAATTCCAATAAATCCCTTGAAGATAAATCAAACAATGCTACACCAATTGTTTTGGTTGAAACGTCTAAACCCAAAATTTTAGGTGAATTTTTAATACTTTTTGCCATATCTAATATTAGTTATTAGTCATAATATTAAATTAATTAACTTAATTGTAAATAATTTAGAAATCTAACTTAACAACCGCTTGTTGTATACCTTGTCTAACTTGAGGTGATTGGAATTTAGATAATACAAGTAAGTTTTTATTAGCGTCATATAATCCTATTTCAGACATATAAGGAGTTATACCTTGTGTCCAAGTAGGATTTGATGAATTTACAAATTGTGCGTTAGGTAAATTTATAAGATATCTCATTTCGTAAATTGTTGCCTGAATATCAGTATTAACATTCCCGTAGAAGAAATATTCATCACCAAAATATAATGTTGATGAACTACTACTAATAGTTGGTAACTCTAATTGATTACCTAAATTATATGTTGTTCCATTAGCATAAGTTGTAGGTGTAATTGTAAATGTTGTTGCCGTAAGACCTGATGGATTAATATAACCACCTGATAATGCGGTAGAATAATTCATTCTAACCCAATTATTTGGATTAGGTCTATTCTGTGATGTTGTTCCTGTTTGTGCTAAAATGTAAAAGTCAGTCGCTGAAAATCCTTGTGTAGTACCTGTTTTCATACATTTAAATTCATTTCCGAATTTAACTGTTACGTTTTGTTCAGTTAAACTACAACCTGTTACAGGGCCAATTATTTTCTGATAATAATTACAATGCATTCCAGTCCAAGGCCCATCAAAACCATAAGTTACCCACACACATTGGTTATCATTATCAAGTAATCCATCAGTTGATGTATCGTTACAAAGTCCAGGTGCACTATATCCAAGTTTTGGGGCAGGTAGTGTATAGTTTCTATTAGCAACATAAGTCATTGCGGCAATAATTTCCTCATCATCAAAAACAATTACCTTATCATCAGGAAATACTTTACCAACCCTACTTGGTCGTCCATCAGGATTTGGGTGAGTATCATATAAATGAAAATATCTAATACCCGGATTATTCATATCAAGATTTTCATTTGATTGAATATAGTATGGTGTTAATAAATCGTACCCATTAAATCCAGGTGGGTCAATCCAAAATGTTTCACCACTACAACAACTAATTGGATTTTTATGCCACATTAACCAAGGCAGGTTAATTGTAAAATTTCTTGCTTGTCCTGTATCACCAGGATTTGTTGTGTCATATGCTTCACAAGCAAATTTTTCACCATAAAAATTAATTATTGTATTGTTTGTGTAGTGAACAATTGAAATTGCTTTTTGTTCTTCAGGGGTCACTAATATTTGTTCACCGTATGAATTATAATATGTAACACCTGATGTATCTGTTTGTCCACTTGACGACATATATCCGTAGTATTCTTTTGTACTGATATAATCTTTGGAACCAAATTCACCATATTGACTATATAATGTCGAAATTAATCCCGCAGGACTTTCAGACCACGGAATATTCATATTCCAAATTTTAACTAACCCATCTTCAGGTGTACAAACTGATTCATAATTAATAACACTATCACTCCAATAGTTCATAGGTGTCGGTAAATCATAACCTGTCATACCTGATGGGTAGAAAAATAATCTAGCTTGACCAGTATTACCTGATAAATTAGGTAATAGTCTATCAACAACAAGTTGTGTTGTTCCTGAATTCCAACTCTGAACTTGGTAAGTTAATACAGGATAACAAGAATCGATACATCCACATGAACTTCCACCACTCATAAAAATAGTTACAAGAGTTCCCGCAGAAATAGTTGTCGCTGATACAGAATCAGGACAAGGATTGGAAATAAGTGTTAAAACTGAAGTGTTACCAGTTAATCCTGATAAATTAACAACATATTGTGAGTTGTAAGTGTATGCACTTGTATGATAAGGACTAAAACAAGTAGATGCAGTACTCGCGGTTACAAAGAAACCGTTAGGTGACGCAGTATTAAATACTGACTCATCCGAAGATGCCATAAATGGAATACCATAAGTTAACCCTGAAGAGCCTTGTAAATAAAAAGGATATTTAACATTATTTTTAGTTGAGTTAGGAACTCCTGTTGAATTTTGAGCGTTATATGATGGTTCAAGTATTTGAAAACTAGATATATCGTAATTTGCAATTGAGGTATAATTAACCTCACTGTCTCCAATTTGAAAATAAGAAACATTAAAATTACCTTCAGATATTTTTTTACGTCCAGTGTCCGTTAATCTTGTAATTAATAATCCTTGATTTTCTTTTATAATATATCCCATTGTTTATAATTATCTTCGTTTCATTTTTATTGTATGTTTTCTGCCGGTGGTGAAGGTGTACTTGGATTACATAGAAGACTTGTATTAGTTAATGTAATTTCAGATGGCGGTGTTGTTTTATTATATCTAATATGGACAGTAGACGTTCCAATAGTATAAGTCGGAGGTATAGTTATACAACACTGAGCTCCACTAGGAGTGATTGAATACATTTGAACTGTCACAATACCTCGTACATCTTTATTAGTACATAATCCTACTGGATTATTAAAAAACCAACTGAACCCACAATTATTTATTTGTATTGTAGATGAAAACACATTTATAGTATAATTTGTTGACTCGTAAACTTGAGTATAAATAACATATGCCGGACAATTACCAACCGCAGGTTGTGTTGTTAATTGGTTAATAATTAAATTCCAAGTACCCGATGGTAATATTGGAGATATTCCAATATTTGCCGTCACACCTGAGAAAAGATATTGATAAGTTATTCTAACTTTACCAATTAGTTGACATGATGACGGTATATTAGATATTACAGTTTTAAAATTCCATTTTTTATTACCACCTGAATTTAAATTAACAATATCTCCAGCAGAAAATACACAATTTGAATAACCAATAGTTGAGGGTGTTGTTGATGTAATATTAAATGAAACAATATCACTTAAATTACCATCGCCATCTATTACTTGTGCCGTGTGACCTCCACTACATAATCCAAAAAATACAGGTGAGTTTTGTTCAACATCATCAACAAAATACGTGTATGGCCCACCAAATGATGAGCTAGGTATTAAAGTTACACCTCCTTGACACTGTGTTGAATTATCACAATAATTTTCAACTTGTACTGTTAATGTTGGTGTTATCGCCGAACAAACACCTGAAGTTACAATAATTGATGATATACTTGGTCCAGGTGTAAATGTACCTGAACCGTACCAACCACTGTCTTGTGGTTTAATTGCAAAAGGATTTTGAATAGTAAATGAACAAGTTTGTTCTTGTTGACATTGTGTTGGTATTGGTAATGGTGAATTGTGATTTTCAACTGAACTTACCCAACTTGTATTCCAAAATAAACTCATTCCTGTGACAGAAATCTCAGAAGGATTATCAAGAGTATATAACGGTCTTAAATTGTAGGTTGACGCACTTGTAAAATTTAAATAAAATTCAACACCACAATAATCAAAATTCATACATAATTTATTAGGATAAATTATTTCAGCAGGATTTTCAACTAAACAAGATGTTGTTGCAGTTTGTGAATAAATTCCAACTCCACTATCAACAACTGTAATGTTGTACGTCCCAGCACTTAAATTAGTAAGTGGTAATGTTATTGAAGAACCTGAATAATAGTAATTATATGGTGGTGTTCCACCTGTTACATACAATGTTAAACTACCATCATTAAATCCATTAATAGTTGGATTTGTAACCTGACACTCAGCATAAATATAATCAGGTAGTTCAGGAATAACACAGTCAATATCTTGTACATTATCACCATAATAGTCAACAACAGTTGTTGAATATGTACCAGGTATAACGTCAGTATACAACAAATAAGTATTATTTGTTGGTTCTATAGCTTGACCAATTTGAGTTTCAGTTCCCGCACTGTAAAAACTATATGGTGGTGTACCACCCGTGACAAATAAACTAACTGAACCAGTTGTTGACTCATCTAATGTTGGGAACACACTATCACATTCAACATAGAATGGAAAAATTGTTTTAATAGTACATTCATTTACTGTTGTAAAAATACCTGTACTCTGACTACTAAAATCAATAGTAATACCTGTAGGACAAGGATTTAATAATTTACAAGTAGTACAACTTGTTTGTCCAGTCATTCCAACTAAATCATAAACCAAAGGTTCATAAAATAATTCAGGTAATTCAACATATGTTCCACATAACGTATCACCTTGTGTTGTTTCAATATAATATATCTCATATTCTGAAACAGAACCAGGAATACCATTTACATAAAAATAGTCCTCAATGTCACAACAATTTTGAAATCCTAAAGCCATTACTTATAAATAACAAAAAATCTGTTTTTATACACAGTTAATTCATTTAACATGAAAGTATTTGAGTTGTCTCACAAGAATTACCATCAACTACTTTACAAAACACTGTAGTTGAACCTGTAAGGGATACAGGTAAATTAACAATAACGGGCCAATAAACAGGGTCATACTCTGTCTGAACTAAAGAACAATTGTTTTCCGCAAAATCACATAAGTAAATTTGAAAGGGTGGTACACCATTAATATTTGAAATTTCAACGTATGTCATATTATATAATTACCAACAAGTTACAATTACTAAACCATCACCACCAGGACCTCCAGCACCACCAGCAGATAGAGATGTTCCAGCACCTCCTCCCCCACCTCCGCACCCAGGACCCCCTTTACCACCAACACCTCCCACACCAGCATTGTTACTAGCACCACCTGTACCTCCAAGACTAACAAATGGTTTCATCATAAACATTCCATTAACACCTGCCCCACCAGCCGCGGCTCCTCCAACAACATCAACAACAAAACCTCTACCCGATATTGACCCACCATTTGCACTTGTACCAGGGTTTGCCGCATTTATACCACCTCCACCTCGTCCAGCAGAAAATGGTATAGAACCTGTTCCATATACACCAGCAAGTGGTGAAGCAGTTGCGTTACCATCTCCACCTGTTATACCAATTCTATTTGTAAATGTTCCTAATGACACCATACCCATACCTGTATTAGTTGTCGCGGTACCTCCCGCACCTCCTGTACCACCCGCAGCACCTGTTCCAGGATTTCCGGCACTACCACCATTAGCCTGAGCAATATATAAATTGTTTAATGCCACCGTACCACCTAAGTTAGTACTAACAATTGATTGACCACCAGCAGTACCCGCAGTTGCAGGATTACCACCAGCACCACCTGGTCCTCCCGTACCAACCAATATGAGTAAACTATCTGATAGAAAAATTTTAGGTATAACTACACGAGTAAGAGCACCTGTTCCTCCACCTCCACCTCCACCACCAGCTGAACCAGCGGCTCGAGTAAATCCACCTCCTCCTCCACCTCCTGCACCCATACATAAGATATAGACCATAGTTATACCTTTAGGTAAAGTGTAAGCATATTGACCCGCAGTATAATATATTTGCGTTTTGTGAGCGTTATTTGTTAAATTATATGCAAAATCCATAATTAAATTTTTACCAACACTGTATTATTACTAAACCATCACCTCCACGTCCTCCTGTCCCTCCAACACCTGTAGGTGTGGTACCAGCACCACCACCTCCACCACCAGTACCAATGTTTCCATCACCACCTGCTCCACCTGAAGCAGGTGTAGTACCACCTCCTCCACCACCACTTCCTGCAATAGAATAGAATGGGGTTAATGAAAATACCCCTACACTACCTGCACCACCTGACTGTCCTCCAGTATTTGTAGGGACTATACCTGCACCTGTTAAATTTCCTCCATTTGTTGGTGTGGTAGCTCCTGCCGCCATACCCCCTCCACCAGCACCCCCATATAACATACCAAGAGAACCCCATGTAAGTGAAGTTCCATTAGTTGTTGTCCCTGCACCTCCACCAAGGCCTGCAATTGTTGTCCAAACTCCAATCGTTGAGTATAATGCGTCTGCAACGTTAGCGGTGGAGCCTCCATTACCAGCAGTTGCTCCATTACCTCCAGTACCACCTGAAGTGGTTATAATACGTGTATATATATCAGTATTACCAGGAACAGGCATATCAACAAATGTAGGACCTCCATTACTTCCAGCTCCTCCACTCGATACTCCCCCAGCACCTCCAGTACCTACATTTATTATCAAAGAATCTGTTATAAAAATTTCAGGAATAATTAATCTAGTTAAACATCCACCTCCACCACCTCCACCTCCTGACCTATTATTTGCAGATGAGTTAGTAGCACCACCAGCTCCCCCACCACCAGCACTAATAGCAGTAATGGATATCATAGTTATACCTTGAGGTTTTATCCAACTTCCCGACTGATAGAACACTTGTGTCTTATAACTAGTATCCGCTAAATCATATACAAAACTCATATTACATACAAATTACCAACAAGTTATTATTACCATCCCAGGTCCTCCATCTCCACCACTACCACGTGTGGTTCCTGAACCCCCACCTCCTCCTCCACAACCAATTCCACCTTTTCCACCATTACCAGCAGTTCCAAGAGCAAAAGAACCACCACCAGCTCCTCCTAATGAGAAAAAAGGTAAGTTTATAAAAATACCACTTGCCCCATTATTTGTCGCACCACCAGCACCTCCTGAGATTGTAGGTATTGTTCCACTTCCAGTTATACTACCACCAGCAAAATTCCCGTCAGCGGCACTTTTTCCACCACCGGCAGCCCCACCTGTTATTGGTAATCCTGACGACGTAACAGTTATTGAACCTCCAGCGGCAGCATTGACACCTCCCGCACCTGCTTGTCCAGCGATAGACACAAAAGTACCCATTGTTAGATAAATTGCGTTTCCTTGAGTTGCAATTGCTCCTGCACCTCCACCGGCAGAGGCTCCACCAGCCAAACCTACGTTTCCACCGGAACCCGCGGCCGCGAATACTACACGAGTTTGGATAGCAGTCGTATCCCCTCTTGCGATATCAACATATGTCGACGCACCATTCGTGCCTCCTGAACCTCCTGTACCACCCGTACCTCCAGCACCAACAGTTACTTTTAAACTTTCAGATAATAAAATAGCAGGTATTGTTAATCGAGTTATTGCCCCCGAACCACCACCACTACCGCCTGAAGCCGCAGTACCCGTAGATTGGTTACCCGAAGCTCCTCCACCTCCGGCACCAATAGCGGTAATATGTACCATAGTAATACCTCTTGGTTTAACCCAATAAAAAGTACTTAAAGAGGCACTGGTACCTATTGGTCCAGTATAGACTTGATTGTGATATTGATTGTCAGCTAAATTGTAATAGTCAATCATATTTTTTTAAGCCCATGATGGTCTTGGAGGGTTTGAATCAACAACTCGGTATCCGAAATTTATTGTCAAATCTAAAGTATTACCGTCTAAATCGGTTAATCTTAAACATTGTCCTGCCATCCAATCTATTTCCATATATCCCATAGATACTGGCGAACCATAGTCAAATTGTATTAATTGATATATTAACATTAGTAGTCCCCTCCTATAACCGTTGCGTCAATACCACCAGCGGCTGCGGCACCGATTGTTACATAAATTATATAATTAGGAGGTAAAGCAAACATAAGTGGTAATTCATAGTTGGTTGACGCTGCGTTGGTAACAAATGTTGCATTTGCCGCAATTGTTATTTCATCAAATAAAGTGTTATTAGCTGCGGTAGTAGTTGTTGAACCATTATTAATCCAAACACGACCAACAGTTGCCGCCGAATTTGCACCTGTATGTCTAAATCTTATTTTTTGTACATAACTCCCTTCGGTACCTGCGGTAAAAACAGGATAAACTGTACCTGAGGTTAAATCTCCCGTATTATTCGCAGCCGTAATGCTAACATTCCACATAATCTCAGGTCTTAGTGTAAAAATTGGTGCTGTATTTGCTGGCATAGTATTATAATAATTTAATTTAGTTTATTATAAATATTATATAAAGTTAAAATTGTTTGCTGTTGTATAAACAAGTCCTAATGTGAATGTTCCACCCGCAGCTCCTGCAGCTCCTGAGGTACCTGATGAACCAGTAATACCCGATGAACCTGAAGTACCTGATGAACCTGATGTTCCAGATGTACCGTTAACAATAATAGTAACTGCACATACGTCATTTACTGTAAGTGTTGTATCACCACCATTTGTATATAATGCACCTGTAAACAAATAATCACTACCACTTACACTTACATTGTTGAAGTAGTAAATATCAATTTTATTTGAACCATTTAAATTAAAAATTAAATATACAATCCCTTGTGTTCCAACTAAGTTTAAAAAATAATCACTTAAATCTGCTGAGTCAGCAGTTACTACGTCAAATTTCAAATCATACACCGCTACACCCGCTCCTTGATAAGTAAATTGACCTGAAGCAGGTGCACCTCCTGTCCCACCACCGTATTGGTATTGAAGACCACCTTTATTACCTTGACTACCTGATGTGCCTGATGAACCACTTGTTCCTCTTGAACCCGTACTTCCGCTAGACCCCGAACTACCTGAAGAACCCGAACTTCCACTAGAACCACTTGTTCCCGATGAACCTGATGTTCCCGAACTACCACTCGTACCTGAAGACCCAGTTATACCACTACTACCTGACGAACCTGTTGAACCAGAGCTACCACTTGAGCCAGATGTACCTGATGAACCAGATGTTCCACTAATACCATCTAATCCGCTTGTTCCTGATGAACCTGAACCTGAGCTACCTGATGAACCAGCACTTCCTGAAGAACCGCTAGTTCCACTACTTCCTGTAATACCTGAAGAACCTGAGCTTCCACTTGAACCTGATGAGCCAGAAGAACCTGATGAACCGCTAGTACCCGAAGAACCTGTATTACCACTTGAACCTGAACTTCCTGAAGAACCGCTAGTTCCTGATGAACCAGAAGTTCCCGAAGAACCAGTATTCCCACTTGAGCCTGATGACCCAGAAGAACCACTTGTACCCGAAGAACCCGATGTACCAGAACTTCCAGTATTACCTGACGAGCCTGAACTACCCGTGCTTCCACTTGAACCTGATGTTCCTGAGCTTCCGCTTGTTCCTGAAGAACCTGAAGTTCCAGAACTACCACTACTTCCTGAAGAACCACCTGACCCTGATGTACCCGAAGAACCAGATGTTCCTGAGCTACCACTAGTTCCTGAAGTACCGCTAGTTCCTCTTGAACCTGTACTACCAGATGACCCTGAACTTCCACTAGAACCCGATGAACCGCTAGACCCTGAAGAACCACTAGTTCCACTTGAACCTGAGCTTCCTGAAGTACCTGTACTACCCGATGAACCAGAACTTCCTGAACTACCACTAGAACCAGTACTTCCCGAAGTTCCTGATGTCCCGCTTGTACCTACAGAACCTGACGTTCCTGAGCTTCCAGTACTACCGCTAGAACCTGATGAACCTGATGTTCCAGTACTTCCACTTGAACCTGAACTACCACTTGAGCCAGAAGAACCAGCACTACCTGATGTTCCTGTACTTCCTGACGAACCAGATGTTCCAACACTTCCGCTTGAGCCTGATGTTCCTGACGTTCCGCTAGTTCCTGACGAACCAGAAGTTCCACTTGTTCCTCTAGAACCTGTTGAACCAGAACTTCCGCTTGAGCCTGAGCTTCCTGAAGAACCCGTACTACCACTTGAGCCAGATGAACCTGAAGTACCAGATGAACCACTTGTTCCACTACTTCCTGAACTACCCGTTGAACCTGATGACCCACTACTACCTGAAGTTCCTGAACTTCCGCTAGTTCCCGATGTACCTGATGAACCAGAACTACCGCTAGACCCTGAACTTCCACTACTTCCTGATGTACCTGCAGAACCAGATGACCCTGAACTACCACTACTTCCACTAGAACCTGATGTTCCACTTGTACCAGTACTCCCTGAAGAACCTGATGAGCCACTACTTCCACTTGAACCTGAAGTACCAGTTGAACCCGAACTTCCACTTGTACCAGTACTCCCTGATGACCCCGCACTACCACTTGAGCCAGAGCTTCCAGATGTTCCACTAGTACCTACTGAACCTGAAGTTCCTGAAGAACCAGACGAACCTACTGAACCTGACGTTCCTGAAGTACCAACACTTCCAGATGAACCTGATGTTCCGCTAGTTCCTCTAGAACCTGTTGAACCAGAACTTCCTGAAGACCCCGTACTACCACTTGAACCTGAACTTCCTGATGAACCTGAAGTTCCACTACTCCCTGATGAACCCGCACTACCACTTGAGCCAGAGCTTCCAGATGTTCCACTACTACCTGAAGTACCAACAGAACCGCTAGACCCTGACGAGCCAGCACTACCTGATGAACCTGAAGTTCCGCTTGTACCTACTGAACCCGAACTACCTGAAGAACCTGAACTTCCACTTGAGCCAGCAGAACCTGATGTTCCTGAAGAACCATTAACCCCTGATGTACCAGCACTTCCCGCAGAACCTGATGAACCAGTACTTCCTGAGCTTCCAGCACTACCGCTAGAACCTGACGAACCACTTGTTCCTGATGAACCGCTAGTTCCAACACTACCACTTGAACCTGATGACCCACTTGAACCAGAAGTTCCAGATGTTCCTACACTTCCACTTGTACCTGCAGAACCTGAACTTCCACTACTTCCTGATGTTCCCGAACTACCTGAAGAACCGGATGTACCTACACTACCACTAGTTCCTGAAGTACCGCTAGTTCCTCTTGAACCTGTACTACCTGAAGAGCCAGATGACCCAGAACTTCCTGAAGAACCGCTAGAACCTGAACTACCGCTAGTTCCGCTTGACCCTGATGAACCGCTAGTACCTGATGAACCGCTAGTACCTGATGTACCAACACTACCACTTGAACCAGAAGAACCTGAACTACCACTAGTCCCTGATGTACCAACACTTCCTGAACTTCCAGCACTACCGCTAGAGCCTGAAGAACCGGATGTGCCTACACTTCCCGATGAACCACTACTTCCGCTTGACCCAGATGTACCAACAGAACCAGAACTACCACTTGTTCCAGCACTACCACTAGAACCGCTACTACCTGATGTTCCTGAAGAACCGCTAGTTCCTGTTGAACCTGAACTTCCAGATGACCCAGTACTTCCCGAAGAGCCGCTAGTACCAGATGAACCCGTACTACCACTTGAGCCTGAACTTCCTGATGTACCACTTGTACCTACTGAACCTGAGGTTCCACTTGTTCCTACACTTCCAGATGAACCTGAACTTCCACTTGAACCAGACGAACCTGAATTACCACTAGTTCCGCTTGACCCTGTACTTCCGCTAGAACCTGAACTTCCACTTGAACCAGAAGAACCGCTAGTACCTACACTACCCGATGAACCTGATGTTCCAACACTACCACTTGAACCTGAACTACCTGAAGAACCAGAACTACCTGATGTTCCTGAGGTTCCAGTACTTCCACTAGAACCTGCACTTCCTGAAGAACCACTTGAACCTGATGTACCAGAAGTTCCAACGCTACCACTACTACCTGAACTTCCACTTGAACCTGAACTACCTGATGAACCGCTAGTCCCTGTTGAACCAGAGGTTCCACTAGTTCCTGTACTTCCGCTAGAGCCTGAACTACCGCTAGTACCTACACTACCCGACGTACCAGAGCTTCCTGAAGACCCTGTACTTCCACTTGTACCTGATGTTCCAGTTGAACCACTTGTTCCTGAAGTCCCCGTTGAACCTGATGTACCACTAGTTCCTGTACTTCCACTTGAACCGCTAGTTCCTGAAGTACCCGATGTTCCTCTTGAACCTGTAGAACCTGAACTTCCGGATGAACCACTTGAACCAGAACTTCCTGAAGAACCAGATGTTCCTACACTACCAGAACTACCGCTACTACCCGATGAACCAGAACTTCCTGAACTACCACTAGTTCCACTTGAACCTGAACTTCCGCTAGAACCTGAACTACCTGATGTTCCTGAGGTACCAGTAGTACCACTTGAACCAGATGTTCCTACACTTCCTGAGCTTCCACTAGTACCTGAAGTACCTACACTTCCTGAGGAACCAGATGTTCCGCTTGTACCTACAGAACCACTTGTTCCTGAAGAACCTGACGTGCCAGTAGAACCACTTGAACCTGTGCTACCGCTAGAACCTGACGTTCCTGAGCTTCCAGCGCTACCGCTAGAACCTGATGAACCACTTGTTCCAGATGTTCCGCTAGTTCCTACTGAACCAGACGTTCCACTAGTTCCAACAGAACCAGAACTTCCTGATGTTCCGCTAGTTCCTCTTGAACCCGTACTACCTGAAGAACCAGAACTTCCACTTGTACCTGCAGAACCAGAACTTCCAGATGAACCGCTAGTACCTGAACTACCTGTTGAACCTGAACTTCCACTTGAGCCAGATGAACCTGAAGTACCACTTGTTCCTACACTTCCACTTGTACCGGCAGAACCAGAACTTCCCGATGAACCACTTGTTCCTGATGTACCAGAAGTTCCAACACTTCCACTAGAACCAGATGTTCCGCTACTTCCTGAACTACCTGAAGACCCACTTGAACCTGAAGTTCCTGTTGACCCTGAACTTCCCGATGAACCACTTGTTCCTACTGAACCTGATGTTCCGCTTGTACCTGAACTTCCTGATGAACCCGAACTACCTGAAGACCCACTTGAACCTGATGTTCCTGAAGTACCTGTTGAGCCAGATGTCCCTGAAGAACCACTTGTTCCTACACTACCACTACTTCCTGAACTTCCACTTGAACCAGTACTACCTGATGAACCCGATGTTCCTGAAGTACCAACAGAACCTGATGAACCAGATGTTCCAACACTACCTGATGAACCGCTTGTACCAACTGAACCAGATGACCCAGAACTACCGCTTGTACCAGATGTTCCTGAGCTCCCACTTGTACCAGAAGACCCTGTACTTCCGCTACTACCACTTGAACCAGAACTACCTGATGAACCACTAGTACCTACACTACCTGATGAACCACTAGTACCAGAACTTCCCGAAGAACCTGAAGTACCACTTGAGCCAGTACTACCTGAAGAACCAGATGAACCAGAACTACCGCTAGTTCCTACACTACCCGATGTACCTGCACTTCCTGAAGAACCAGTACTTCCACTTGAACCAGAAGACCCGCTTGAGCCAGATGTTCCTGAACTACCACTAGAACCTGATGAACCCGAACTTCCTGAAGAACCAGATGTTCCCGAACTACCACTAGTCCCTGAAGAACCATTAACACCTGAACTACCTGAAGAACCTGAACTACCACTTGTACCTGATGTTCCTACACTTCCAGATGAACCTGAACTTCCACTTGAACCACTTGAGCCAGACGAACCTGAACTACCACTTGAGCCAGATGTACCTGATGAACCACTCGTTCCACTTGAACCTGTATTTCCACTTGAGCCAGACGAACCTGAACTTCCACTTGTACCTGATGTTCCTACACTTCCTGAAGAACCTGAACTTCCACTTGAACCACTTGTTCCCGAAGTTCCAACACTACCGCTAGAACCTGATGAACCTGAACTTCCTGATGAACCTGATGTACCAGAACTACCACTTGTGCCCGAAGACCCTGTACTTCCGCTACTACCACTTGAACCAGAACTACCTGATGAACCCGATGTCCCTGATGAACCCGATGTTCCTGATGAACCTGTCAATCCTGAACTTCCACTTGAGCCACTACTACCTGATGAACCCGATGTTCCTGTAGAACCCGATGTTCCTGTAGAACCTGAACTACCACTTGTACCTGATGTTCCTGATGTTCCGCTAGTTCCTGATGAACCAGTACTACCTGAAGAACCTGAACTACCAGATGAACCTGAAGAACCTGAACTACCAGATGAACCTGATGTGCCAGAACTACCACTCGTACCTGAAGACCCAGTTATACCACTACTACCTGACGAACCTGTTGAACCAGAGCTACCACTTGAGCCAGATGTACCTGATGAACCAGAACTACCTGAACTACCACTTGAGCCAGATGTTCCAACACTACCTGATAAACCACTACTTCCCGCAGAACCTGATGAACCCGACGTTCCGCTTGTTCCACTACTACCACTAGTACCAGTACTACCTGATGTACCCGATGAACCACTTGAACCTGAACTTCCCGATGAACCACTTGAACCTGAAGTTCCTGAAGTTCCGCTTGTACCAGAACTTCCCGAAGAACCTGACGTTCCACTTGTTCCCACACTTCCTGAAGAACCTGATGAACCTGAGGAGCCAGATGTTCCTGATGTACCCGAAGAACCTCCAGTACCTGATAGTCCTGATGAACCACTTGTACCTGATGTTCCACTTGCACCATCAACACCATTAATACCTGATGTTCCAGCACTACCTGAACTACCGCTAGTTCCAGCACTTCCCGAAGAACCGCTATCCCCTGATGAACCAGACGTTCCACTTGTTCCTGATGTACCCGCAGAACCAGAACTACCTGATGAACCAGAACTACCTGAAGTTCCACTTGTACCTGCTGAACCTGAAGAACCAGAGTTACCTGAAGAACCAGCACTTCCTGAAGAACCACTTGTACCCGCAGAACCTGATGTTCCAGAACTACCATTAGAACCAGATGCCGTAATACCTGTTACAGAAATAATAGTTCCATCACTATTATATAATTCTAATGTACTTGTACCTGAAAAATAAGTACCACCCGTTAATTCAGTACCTTGAGCAAAAACTCTCCATCTCGCATTTTCTCTTGTAACACCACTAACACCTTCAATAGTTGAGCCTGTCCAAGCATTAATAAATGCCTGACCTTCAGGTGTATTATTCTTTATAATAGTTTCGTAAGATAATTGAGTTACAGAATTAGCACTTACTGCAGCATCCCATAAATCATTGTAATTGTCTATTTGATATTGATATGCCGTTTCAGTTTCATTAACCCAAACAATCATACCCAATCTTCTTCTACCCGAAGAGAAATTGTCAGAATTTAAAGTTAAATATGTTGGAGAAAATGTACCGTTACCAATGTTAATATTAATAGGTATATTATTAACACTTAATTGTTGTTGTCCTTGCCCACTAAATGTTAAACCTAAATTAGTAAGGTATGCCGCCTCTTGCCATCCACCAACATTTAAAACATTAAAATTGGTTCCGTATGGACTTGTTCTCGCTACACTGAAAGGTCCTGTAATTTGGGACGCACTTATTGGATTTTGATACGGTATTGCCATTTTTTTTACTTACTAATAATTATCTTTTTTTTAGGTTTTATACACCCCTTTGAAATAATAATTGTTATTATCAGGAAGTTTTGGAGGTAACAATCCATCGTTTGATAAGTATAATACTCTATAAGTTCCCGCAGGTATCGCTCCACCTGGAGTTATTGTAATATCCCCAACCGAAATTTTAGGGTCAGGAGTTGCTAAAATATCAAAGTCACAAGGTTGTGATTGATAACCAACATTTACACTCATATTATTTAAAGTTCCTCCGACACCATCAAGTGGTATCCAAATCGTATACATGTACTGTAAACTAGTGTTAATATCACTATTATTAACTTCTATTGTTTCAAAAGTGTATTGGTTAATTAAACATCCAAAACTATCATTGATAGTATTTGGGAATTGATTTAACGCACCTTTTAAGTCTGTAGGTTTAACAAAGTTTCCTGTTCCACCTGTAAATCCTGAGTATGATGAGTATTTGTTCATCATATAACTGTAGTTTGGATTTGTTGGTAATGGAAGAGCTCCCGAGTTACCCCATCCGTACCAATTAACATTAGTATCAGGTGTTATACCATCCGATAAGTAATACATATAACTTCCTAATCCATACAACGAACCACTTGCCGAAGAATCTTGTGGTTCTGCGAATACATAAGCATAATATTGTGGTGTTGTAATAGATGGTGTAGGAGTAAATGTAGGTGTTGTAGTTGTTGTAGGTGTGAGAGTTGGAGTTAGTGATGGTGTTAAAGACATTGTTGGAGTAACACTTGGAGTAATAGATGGTGTTGGTGTAGGTGTTGCAGGTAGAGCTGGTGCGTTACAACATGGTCTATCAATAATGTAAGGATTATTAGTCGGATAAGAGTAAGAGTTTAAACTAAAACTACTAAGAACACTTACATAAATTTTTTGAGGTAATGGTATAATAACAATACCCTGAGATGATTGTTTTAAAAACTGAACTAAAAACTTACCCTCATTTTTAGTTTCTCTACTTGTAAATTGATAGTTTACATAATAAGTAATATCTAAAGGATTAACAGTAGACGCACTTGTTGTAATATAACATTCTTTAGACGCTACAATATATTTCTTATTAACTTCATCATATACCGAAATTAAAATTGTATTACCCGAAATATTTTCATCTAAACCAAAATCACTTCTTCCGTCTTTTGATATCTCAACTTGGAAAACTGGTAACGTTGAATTTTTCTTAATAAACCATTCCATATTAAATAGATACGTAACTATTACCAATTTTTATCGTAAGTTTTTCTCTGATTGGTAAAATATAAGTTCCTGTATCAGTGATAAAAACAAACTCTCCTTCATAAAGTCCCTCTCTACTTGTATCGCTTGAAGTGAATTTATAATAAACATAGTACTCTGTCTCAGCGTTTGGGTCAATAAATGTCTTTTCAACAAACCCTCCTTTCTTATTCAGAATCTTGTAACCTCCCGTTTTAACATCTATCATGGAAAAATAAATCAACGAGTTTTCTATTAATGACATAAACTCTGTTATGTCAGCAATACCATCTTTAACCACTTGCATTTTAAGAACAGGCAGTGTTGCACCTTTGTTAATAAAAAATTCCATTAATAGTTTTTTAAATAAATATCAAAAAATCAACATTCTTTTCTTAAATTACTATCATAATGTTCAAATCTATCATGTTCGGTAGGAGTGAGTAATAAAATACCTGGTTTTAATTTACCTTTAATTGTGTTTTGGAAGTTATGAGACATTAAAGTTTGTTCATATGGGTGTTGATATTTTGTTTCCAAATAACATTTATAACTCCCACTTTTTGAAAGGATTATTGGCCAGTTACACAAATAAATTTCACCTGAAGCGTATGGTAAACCTTTATGTGTTTTAATCTCGTTGAATTTTGTTTTTGGAGCATTTGGGTCTAAACCCTGTTGAGGTAATCTTGGATTTTTTGGCCAATGTTGTTCTCTGAAATTTTGTGGAACATTATACCAACTCCACTGAGTACTATTATCACCATAAAACTCTGAAAAATTTAATTTTAAAAAATCAAAGTTTTCTTTGTTAACTATCTCTAAACTTTTTTGATATAGATTACTTACATATCTGTTAAACCCATTTCTACACACTTCATTTTTTTGTGAGTAAAAAAACATATCATCCTCAAAGAATAACATATAGTCCAACCCCGTTTCATCAAAGTGTTCCGCAGTCCATTGTCTTCCACCTGTAATACCTATGTTATCTTTTTTAATATGTTCAAAGTCATATTCTTTACAAAGTTTTAAGTATTCTTCAGTTGTTGATAAATCTGTAGAGTTATCCAATAAAAATTTCTTTGGTTTTTCCAAGAAATCCCTATCATATTCAATCATAGATTTAATTAATGTTTCAAATTGTTTTGGTGAATTGAATGTTATTACATACAACGCAACTTTATCTATATCTAAATCATTTTGAATTTTAACAAACTCTGTCTTTTTAACTAAAACATCATCTTTTAAATCCTCAAAGAATTTCCCAAATAAACCATTATATTCAATTTCAAAATAATTTATGTATTCACTTAACTTATAAACCATTATTGAAAATATTGACTCTTCCGTTCCCATGTACCCACTTGATAGTGTATCATTCAATAGGTTATAGTATTCACCATTCATCTGTGATATGGTTTCTTTAGGACCTCCAAAAAATCCACCACGAGCAACTTTTTTTACATCATCTTCAGCCCACTGATTAATCTTTGGATATGAAAATCCGTGTATCTCATTACTTGCATCGTATGGAAAACAAACAAATGTAAACTTATCTATATACTTACTTAAATTATCTAACACCTTATCATGTGTGAAATATCCGGGGTGAACAGTATTTGTAAGTCCAGCGTCAATCCAAAATAAAAACTCTGAATTAAACTTATCAAAAATCCTTGCATCATTTAATATAAACATTTTTGACATAACAAGTGGATTGTATATTTCCAATCTACCTTGTGTTGATTCTTTTAACCACCCTGATTGATTATACCATTCAGGATTATTTCTAATTTCTTGTATTTTATTGTAAAAGTCATTTTCAACAAACCAACTCTTATCTCTTAAAATAAATTGGGTATTACTTTGGTCTCTTCTTTCCCAAACAAATTCCTCCAATTCCTTTTCACCAAAAATTATTAAGTTTTCTTCAACTTTTAATAGTTGTTCAAATTTTTCTAAATAATGTGAAAAAGAACGAGACCAACCTTCTTCAAGATTTTCTCTTCCAATATTCCACAATCCTGTAACTAATGTAATATTACTCATTCCGTATGTCTAACTTTATAGATTATGTAATCAACAAATTCACTTTCAAACATTTGACCTATCTCTTCATAAAAAATAACATCCCCAAAAACATCTTCTTGGAACATCGGTAAATTATGTGTGTTTGGAATCACTCCCATACATTTCCCTACATTACCTCTTGTGAAATCTTTTAATCTCCAATTAATATCACCTAACCAATTGTGTTTGAATATGTATAATTTGTTTTTATCTTTAATAGTTTCTTTGATTACTTTAAATGCGTCTTCAGTGTATCTATCATCATCATCGGCAAACATTATAAAATCACCTTCTAATGAATTAATGTTTTCATTAATTAACGGATGTCCGTATTTCCATTTTTGTTCCCCTTGATTTAATATGTGATTAACTTTGAATTTAAACTCATATCTTGATAATACTTCTGAAACAAAGTCGTGATTAATATCTGAGATTATTGTAAAAATATCTGTTGGGTCTAATTGGTCTTTGAATGACTCAATTAATCTTGGTAGAGTTTCTCTCCCAATTGAAGTACAAACAATGTTAAGACTAAACATAACACTTCTCCCTTACATATTTTGTCTCATCATAAATGTCTAAAATGTCTAAAAACGCTTTTTGTAAGTCTAACCAATCACCAAATTCAAAAGCGTGACATTCATCCGAATGTTTACCTGTAATAGCCGTAAGAACCTCTTGTTCACTAATAAGTTGGTTATGTGTGGTTAAGTATTGATTAAAAATGTCTAAATATCCGTCTAAAATATGTCTAACTTTTTCTGATGTTCCACCAAATAGACATCCAGGAACAACCTTTAATTCAACACCAAATAGGTCGTTAAACTTAGCAACCGTTTCATAATTCATGACAATTGAATTACCTTTTAAATGGATAAATCCATGTTGATTTATCTTATCAACCACCTTATCCAAAAAGTTTTTTGAGTTAATTAACGGAGCCATATAATCTCTCCACCCGTCATGACAAGATGTTCCAATCAAACCAGCATCAATCCAAAAGATATTATCACAATCATGTGACTCATCAATTAAGAATTGAAGTTTATTTAAAACAACTTCCAAATAATTGTTTACACAATAAATTCTATCATAGTTAATTCCACCTGATAATTCTTGAGTTCTAATTCTGTCAATTAATTCACAAGTTTCAGATGTATTTAATTCTTTAAATTTAAATTCAACATTTGGGAAATTAAATTCATACTTTAAATTAAACTTATCATATGAATTTTGGTCAGTATAAATTACGTAACGATATTCAGGATAAATTATGTTTTTAATCGTTGCAACCAATAATGGAAAATTTTTATATCTTTCACTATTAATCCCTTCAACATATTTTAATTCATAAATTGCTGAAATTATTTTAGTACCATTTGTCATGTTCTGCGTATATTATATTTGATGCTTTATAAGCGTTATTTTTTATTTCAATTCCATTAGATAACGCCGAGAAACACATCTCGTCTATGTTACCTGCGGGTATGTTTCTCAAACCTTTTTCTTTTTTATATTCGATACACTTGTCCCAAGTATCTAAAAAACTATTAAACTTATCTTCATCAATACTCAAGTATTGGATACAATCTTCAGGCATAACCTCCAACTTATCTTTATTAACCTCATGATTGAAATACTTTTCATACTCAAGTAATCGTCTACCTAATTCACTATTGGTATGAACTTGTTCGTTAAAATTATATGTTACTGGCCCTGATAAACAATTCTCATCAAACGCTCCTAAAATCTTTTCTTCATTAAAGAAAGATGGGTTAACTCTCATATCACAATCAACTAAAATCATTTTAGTAAAACCAATACTTAAAGCAGCTCTTAACGAATATCTCTTAACTGAAAAATCAAAATCATAGTAGTTTTTAGCATACTCCAAATAATTTGGATTAAAATCATTAATGTTGAAAGTGTGAACAAATTCTTGATTATTAATCTTACTTGGGTCATCGGTAATAACAACCAAATTTGTTTTATAATCCGATTCTACGATATCACCAATAAATCTATTAACTTGGTTATAATATCTTTCACCAAAACAAAAAGTAGCAAATGTAAATTTCATATCTTATAAATTTCCTGTTATTCTATCACACCATCCTTTAGATTCCGAGTGAGGCCAAACAACCCAATATTTAGGTTTTGAATCAGTTAAGAACTCTCTCCAAACTTTACAATAACCATCAGGGTCTCTTAACATTCTATCAACCTCACCTTTATCAGCATCTTGTCTGTAAATGGTTTCATCTAATTCATTATGGAACGCAACAACCCAAAAGTCATAATCCTTTTCAGGTACTTGAGTAAACCCAATATCAATACAATGTTTGAATACCGATGTAAATGACTTTAACCATTCTTCTTCTGAATTGAAGTTATTTGGATTTGGTGGATAACCTTTATCTAACGTATATTGTTGAACGGCTCTCTTTGAAAATAAAAGACCTGAATATTTTTCATAATCTCTTAAAGTTCTAACTTTACCAAACCCATACTTCCCGTGATTCATATCTTCCTCACCATCCATACCGAATAGAGAACGATTTTTCTTATGAGCAAAATTATTCTTATCAACCCATTGTTTATCGTCATCCCATTGTTTAGTTCTACCCTTACGAGTATATTCATGCCAAATTAAAACTTTATGTGGGTGGAATAAATCATATCCATGAGTGTATGCTCTTGCAGCGATTGAAATCTCTTCACCATGAAAATAAAACTCAGGGTCGTGTTGAACTTCTTTAGCAAATTTTCCAAGAGTAAAACAGAAGTGAGCCGAGTAAAATCTTGCGGTAACAGGTTCAGTTAAATTTTGCCAACCAGGAATTGTTTCAGGTAAAAAGAAAACCGCACCTTCAGGAATAAATCTATCAAACGCCATTCTCCATGGTTCGTTAACACGTAGGTTGGGGTCATTGTCAGGGTCAAAGGATGAAACATAACCTGTTAATAAAGGTTTCTTATATCCTTTCTTTTGAAGTTGTTTAACCATCTTAATCATCTCATCATCCCAATTTTGAGCAAACCTCATGTGTGAGTCAATTTGAAGAGTGTAAGTTTCCTTACCATATACTTGTTGTATTTGATTTCTTGCCCAACAAGCTCCTTTGGATTCGGTGTATGGAATATCGATTATTCTAAATCTTTCATCATTCCTATATTCATCTAAATTATCAAAATTATCATCAGGATGAAACTGACGAGCAATACCAAAAACTAAGTTTTCAGGTCGTTTAGCATTTTCCAATGCTGACTGTATAGTTGGGATTAGTTGGGGGTCTCTGTAAGAGGCAACTTGTATAAAAATTTTCATGTAAATGTTTTACACAAAAAGTATTAATTTTAAATAAAAATTAAAGAAATAAATTAATAAGTTTTAGTTTTTAAAATCCGCTTGTTACCAAATTATAAAAAATTAAACCTGTTACGTTGGTTGTTTTTGTTATAGTCGGAGTTGAATAACTAAAAGTCATCACGTCACCACCACTTAGTTCTCCAAATTGTACTCGTAACGGATAATATGTACCAGCAGTTAAGGCAATTGTACCTGAACGTTCTTGTGTCCCATGTAATCCACCGTTATTAACTGTTGAGTTTGTTGTTGTAAATCCTGAAATACTATTACTACCAACCCAAACATAGGAAGCATCATCAGATGAAGTAAAGAATGTGTAAGTTTCTGTAGTAGTTGGTTTGAAATAACCTAACCATTGACAACTGAAATTCTCACCGTCACTGGTTGGGGGTTCTGTTATCTCGGTGGTTTGTACTGAAGTCGCAGGATTTCCACCTACTGATGCGGGAGTTGCGGTTGCAAAGAAATTAACATTATCATTAAAGTACCCACTATAAGTTGTTTTAAATACTCCTGCAGTATAACTTAAATCCCAAGATGTCCAATATCCCGCCGAGTTTAACCATGTCTTAGCCGCTGAAGCACTTGCAAATGTTTGTGGTGTTCCGGTAAAACTTGATACATACTGAGATAAACTAATAAAGTTATTATCTGTCTTACTTGGTGTTCTCCAAAAACCGATATAAGCAGGAACTCCAACAGGATTTGGTTGTGTTCCTGACGGTACGGTGTGAGCAATAACATATCCCAAATCTTCATCAGGCCCATTCCACCATCTTAAACCTGTGGATGTAAAACCACTTGTTGGGTATCCAATAGCAATACTTCCAACTTGTTCTGTCCCTGAAATTGTTGAGCCTGTATTATATGCAAAAGGTCGTGATGTTGCCATTTTATTTATAATCCATATTTTGATTTAGTATTATTATAGTTTGTTGTTACATCACTGGCGGTTAATCCTGTGGTATAAAAATAACAGGCACCTATTTTACCATTTAAATAAAGTGATGATATACCAGTACCAATGTAACCCAAATAAAGAGGGTTAGTTTCACTATATGTATCAGTACCATGAGCGGTTGTTATATATTCGGTATTATTAATATACACTTTGGTGGTATTAGCAGTTGAGGTAATTCGTGAAACAAATGTAAATAAATACCAAGTATTAATTGAAACGGTTAACGTAGAGTCGGATATTTTTTGAACCCCCGTTCCATTTGTAACTACCCTCACAACGCCAGCATTCGAGAATAACCCACCCCAATACCCATCAAATCCAAATGAACTGGATAGTTTTCCAAAGACCGGAACTTGTTGACCTGAACTAGGTAAAACGTCAAATTTAACCCAAACTTGTATTGTTCTTTGGGTTGTAGTATTTAAACTAAGATTAGCAGTATGAGGTATACTTATTGTATTACTAGTCCCATTTAAATCAAAAATACCTCCGTCAGTAGACAACCAAGTGGCACCATTAATAGTTGCATTATTTCCATTTCCCGTTTCATCAGTCCAAGTACCACTAACATAATTAGTAGCATCTAACTTCATAAATAAATTACCACTAATTACCCCACCCACACTTGTTGGTGTTGGAGTAATCGTATTTGTCGGTGTCTGTGTTTGGGTAGGTGTTACAGTTCTAGTCGGAGTTATGGAAGGTGTTGGAGTAATTGTATTTGTCGGTGTTTGAGTATTTGTTGGAGTTATCGTCGGGGTAACTGTCATTGTAGGTGTAGGGGTTATTGTTGTTGTCGGAGTAGGTGATGGTGAAATAAATCTTGACGAAAATGAATTGTAATTTTTTAATACTTCAGTAGAACTTAATACTCTATTGTAAGTCATAGCAACTGAAACCCTACCATTTAATAGATTACCTCCATCACCAAACGCTCCTATCCTTGTTGAACCATTACCCCCTATAGGTGTCTTTTGAGTGGTGTATGTACTATCCTGAACACCATTAACATACAATACAAATCCATTTATGGTATCAAAAGTTACACACGCATTATACCACACCCCATTACTAAAGTTAGTGACCGATGGGAAAACCGTATAATTACCCCAATCAGAATGTCCACAATATAATTTATTTGAACCTGCAAAGAACATAAAGTGTCCACCAGTATCACTACTTAATAAATTATTATCAGCCGTTGAGTTTAGATAAAACCAAATGTTTTTGGTATATGCCGTTATTCCAACAGGAGTACCTGCAACATTAACATATTGATTACTTCCGTTAAATGTGAGGTATCCGTTGTTACTTGAATTGAATGTTGGAGTATTAATTAGTGTTCCGTTGTTACCACTAAAACTTAAATCATCCCATCGTGAACCACTTCTTGGGTATGATGAAACATAACCAGCATCAAGTAATAATGTTAATCCGTCAGTTATAATATCAGGGTAATCAAGGTTAACACAAATAAGACCTGTTTGTCCTGTGTACCATCCTAACGCTTCGTTAGCAGTATTAAATGTTTGTCCCGCAAATCCTTGTGTAAAACCAATAAGTTCTGAGTCGTTTTGAGCAACCACTATGGATGGTCCAGCAACTGCCTTGTTTCCATACATGGTATAACCACCTGATGGTGGTATAATAGAATTCCAAAATCCTGTAACACTTGTTGGCCCGTATTCCGCACCTTCATTAATACCCAAAACCCAATCCTTAACTTTAATCGTATTAGGATGAAAGGACGTTGAGTATTTTATTTTATTCGGTGGGATTGGCATTATCTTGCAACTTCTGTTATTCTTAACCACATTGAAGTAGATGAATTTACTATTGTGATATTATCATCCGCAAAACTTCTACGACATGCAACTACTATCGATTTTGCGGTAGTATTAGAGTTAGTGTATCTACCCGTTAATGGAAATAAAACACCTGTACGAAATCCATTAACCGTGCTTTGTACTGAATAGGTTATTTCACCACCATCAACCTTTATTCTAGATATGTATGAATCATTACCTGTACCAGAAGTAAAATCAAAAGATGCTAAATGATAATGTATTACTAAATAACTTGTAGAACTTAATGGTGTATAACTATAAGTAACAAAATCAGTATCCGAATTACTGGTAGCTATAGTTGTAGTACTAACAGTTACCTCAGTATTACTCAAAATAATATCGTTAATTACCTGACCGGCTCTCCACGCATTAGCCTTTATAAATCCTGTAAATACCACATTACCTGTGGTATCTATAGCCATTTTTACCGCACCTCCTGCTTCATTTAAATTATTTGTGATACGAACTAACTGTCCACTTAGAACATCAAATGACCCATTAAAACTATCAATACCAAAGTTTGAATTATTAGCATAATAAAACAAAACACCCGGAGTATCTGTACTATTATTATCAAGAAGAACATCACCAGTAGCTGACCCCGCCTTTGTAAATGTTCCGTTACCAAAAGATGTTACACCTGTAGTACTTATATTACCATTAACACTTGTATTACCTGTAACTGATAATGTAGTACCATCAAAAGTCATTCTAGCCTGAGCAACCGCAGCATTAGATGTCCCATCAGATGTTAATACTCTATTACTACCCGGACTTGTGATTGTGGTAAATCCTGTACCTGATGTTCCGGCAGAACCGGAACTACCCGATGAACCTGATGTACCAGAACTACCTGAAGTTCCTGAAGAACCACTTAAACCTGATGTTCCGCTAGTTCCTGAAGAGCCAGTACTTCCACTTGACCCTGAAGAACCTGACGTTCCACTTATCCCATCTAAACCACTTGTTCCCGATGACCCACCATTACCTGAGGTACCACTACTTCCTGATGTTCCTAAAGAACCACTACTACCACTTGAACCAGATGTACCAGAACTACCTGAAGTTCCACTACTACCACTTGTTCCTGACGAACCTGTAGAACCCGAACTCCCCGATGTTCCTGCAGAACCTGAACTACCACTAGTACCTGAAGAACCACTAATCCCGCTAGAACCTGAACTACCATTAGTTCCCGATGTTCCTGAACTACCACTACTACCTGACGAACCACTTCCTCCACCACCTCCGCTAGTACTTGCCGATAATACAATCGTATTGTTTCCAACTGATGATATATCAACATTAACACCACTAAAATTAATATAACTATATGGTGATGACGTAAATTGACTAACATTATTTATTCTAACTGACGTAAATCCTGAACCTCCTCCAGTTCCTGTCGAAAACTTTCTCCATGCCGCAGTACTATATGTTGCACCACTAACATCTTCAATAGTGTTAGCAGTCCAAGAATTAATAAACGACTGACCCGCAGCAGTTTTATTATTTATCGTTGTTCCAAAATCAGATACTTGAGCGCATCCCGTACTAGCAGTCGCAGCATTAAATAACGTCTCGTAATCATTAATATGATATTGGTAAACTTGGTCAACCTCATAAACATAAGCCAACATACCAAGTCGTCTTCTACCTGATGAAATATTATCTGAAGCCAAAGTAATTACATCAGGTGACCAAGCTGTTCCCGTTCCTTTTGTAAACTCAATAGGAATAGTATTACCCGAATATTCAATACTTCCCGTTGTTCCCGATGGTATTGTATAATAAAGGTCAGATAAACTGAAAACCTCCATATAACCACCCGTATTATTAACACTGAAAGTAGTACCATACGTATTGTTTCTTGGTACACTTTGTGTTCCATTTAGTTGGATAGACGATATTGGATTTTTATATGGGAAACTCATTTACTATAATTATATATCAACCTTACTTCCTCTAAAATAAAGGTCATAAGTATTATCCAATTCAAATGTATTTGATGGGTATGTTGTGTAAACCCTGTATGTTGTATTTGCAATAGTACTACCTGTATAAGTAAATGTATTAGCGTAAATTGTCGGTTCCGTCTTTACACTTGTAAAGACATTTGGATTAACTATTCCCAAATCAATCTCAACTTGGTATTGATTATTGGTTCTGCTAATTGGTATTATCCAAGTGTACCAAGCTTTACATCCAACCGTATTTTCAGGTACTTTTGTTGTTGGGAAATTATATTTAAGATATGGGTTACCGTATGAATCAAGTCCACTACTTGCCGATGGTACTAATTGTTTTATAATATTTGGAAATAATCCTGTTGTCCATCCTGAGAAGTTAACATATTTGTTCATGTCTAAATCAAATGTACTAGCCGAACTACTTGGTTTAGTAGTATTTGTAAATCCATAAAAATTAGAACCAAGTGAATTCATGTAAGAACCAACACTAGCAGAACCTGAGTATGGTTCAATGAACAAATAAGCATAAATAGGAGTGTCAGGTGTAACTGTAGGTGTTGGAGTTCTTGTAACTGTTGGAGTAATTGTTTGTGTTGGGGTATGTGATGGTGTAACTGTTTGTGTAGGTGTAATACTTGGTGTGATACTCGGTGTAGGTGTAAATGATGGTGTAATACTTGGTGTTGGAGTATTTGAAGGAGTTAAAGAAATTGTCGGGGTGACACTTGGAGTAATACTTGGGGTTGGAGTAGGTGTTACACACATATATTCTTGTGTGAAAATACATCCTGTAGAATCGACTATTTTAATTAAAACTTTTGGAGCCGATGAATATGGACTCGGAATATTAAAACTAACAGATGGTGGAATATAATCATATATTGTTGTCACAGTTTGACAAGAGTATTGAAATATGTCACAAACTGAAATAACATAAGGAGGTATTCCTCCCAAACTATTTATTGTTACTAAACTCATTTAATGATAAATAGTTTTTCAACTATTTTAAGTGCGACAAGATATACTATAATCCATTCTTACCGATATAGTTAATACATCATCTTTATAAACTTCAACACCACCAACAACATCTGATTCAATACTGATGGTATTTGTCAATAAATTAACCTCATAAGATTTAATATCAGGTATAGTATTGATTAATGCATCAATAACTGTCTTAAATGCGTTTACTGTCGGTGAATTAGATAAAGATGTTGTTGTAAAGAAAGTACCTGAATAAACCGTTCCGTCAAGTTCTATATCACAATTAAATTTAGCATATTTAAGTTTACAATCCTCATGTCCTGTTGTTAATGAAGAATATCCCTCATTTAACATTTTTGTAAAATTAAATATTGATGAAGGTAGATATGTTTTATTACCAATCGTATACTTGTAAGTTGAGCTAGCAGTTCTTAATGGGTTACAACTAATATCAATTGATTTAGTTGTTTCACAATTACTTGTACCGCTAACAGTTAATACATAAGTACCAGCAGTTAAACCTGTAATATATGTACCAATTTGACCATTAACATTATCACTCCAAATAAAGTTAAAAGGCCCAGTACTTTCATTTAATAAAACACTTATCGTACCACCACTACCATTTATACAATCAGTACCATATAACGCAAATTGATAAGGTGCCAAATAATCAATTGTAGTTGATGTAGTTTGAGTACATCCTGAAAGATTTTCAATAGTTACATCGTAATTACCTGCAGGTAAACTAGTAAAGGTATATGTCGTTGAAGTTGTCGGGTATGAGCTAGCCCCGTTTGATAGTGAATACGTATAAAATGTTGAAGATGTATAACTTGGAGTTACAGATATATTGATAGAACCATCATTAAGACCACAATAAGTACTATTTCCTGTAATAGAAAAATTAAATGATGTATCATTTAATACTGTAATATTATTAGTATAAGTACAAGCACTACTACTATCATTAATTGTTAAAGTATATGTACCCGACTCTAAACTGTTAAATGTATTGGTTTGAAGTGTTGACGTATTAGTTGTTGTCACACCACTATTATTACTTAATGAATATATAAATGGAGGTGTCCCACCTAATAATGTAACAGTTATTGACCCACTATTATACGAACATTGTGAGTTTGAAACTGTTTCAGATACCAATGAAAAACTTCTTGGAACTAAGAAATCAACTGATGTTGAGAGACTACATAACGAAACATCCGTAACTGTTAAAGTATAACTTCCTGACCCAATATTATTAAATGTTACAGATGTACCATATGTTGTAACTGAATCACCATTACTTAATAAATAAAAATACGGAGCCGTTCCACCTGTAATATTAAACGTTATACTCCCATCAGCATTAAAACAAGTTGGTGGTGTGGTTGTATAAGATATAAACGATATCGGTTCAGCATTTGTAATAGTTGTTATTTTAGTTAAACTACACCCATTCGCATCTATAACAGTTAAATTGTACGAGCCTTGAGTTAGCCCAGTTACAAATGTATCACCTGTACCACCAACAGTAGGTGACCACTGATAAATGAATGGTGAAACACCTGTTAAACCTGTAACGTATATTTTACCACTTTGTTGTGAACATGCTGGATTATCAATTGTATATAATCCAAAATCAAGTAAATTTGGATTAGTATGTATTATCACAGATTCTGTTTCACAAGGGCAATTACCATCCCCTGTTACCTGAGCGTAATACATACCTTCAGATAAATTTATAAAAGAATATGCGGTATTAACCGAAGTTGCGGAAGCATAGTATACATAGTCTTTATATAAATTAATTGTTGCCCCAACAAATGTTCCTTGAGTATTGTCAATTACCCCATTAGTCGTTCCTGTGGTTACAACTGTTAAATATGAACTATCAGGTTGACATGTTACAAAATCAGATGTGTTAATATATGCAGTACTTGCTGAAACTATATTAAAATATACAGGTCCTATAACTTCATTAATCGGAATAGTTGAAGCTGTAATATTAAATCCGTAAGTACCCGTACTTAATCCTGTTACAGAATAAGAACTTCCTGAAAAAGTTGCCGATGGTAATACATTATTTACCCAATAGATTGTATACGGACTTGAGCCAACTAAAGTAATTAGCGCAGCTCCTAATGAACTATTTGTACAATCACCTGTTAAACTTATTGAATACGAACTTTCCGCCATTATCCTTGTATCTGTATATCATTTATTACGACTATATCACTTATAACAACATCATCAAATCCACATATTGTCGATATTAATTGTAATTGATTTGTATTACTGTTATAAACTATTTGTACACCTGCTTGATTATTAATTCCACTATTTGAAAAGTAAACTAATCCTTGATTTATAGTATTTATCCATTGTGTTTGAGTTGGGTATAAATTTGGGTAATAATAGGTTGGCCCATTATTATACTCAAATATAAATTCTTCACCAGTATTAATGTGTGTTAATGTAAAACCAAATCCATAACTTGCATTGACAATTGTATAACCATCAGTAAACCCTTGTTCAGTCGCCAATACTTGTGCATCATCATGTAAACCATCTCCAATATTTTGAATTGATGGTACATCAATATCAAAAGTAAATGAGTCACAACCATTAGTTTGGAGAGTACCAGTTGTAACCGGCCCAACAACTTCTTGTAGTACCAACTGACAACCTCTTTGTCTTCTATAAATAAACTTTTGTCTATGGAATATTGAATTTTCAAATTTTGTTCCTGTATTCCAAATAGTTGTTGCCGGAACAAATTGTTCAATTAATTTAATCCAAAAATCACCTAGTCCATTAATATACTCAATCATATTTTGATAACCAAAATTGTAATTAGTTAATCCTGTATCTTGGTACATCGTAAGGTATTTCCAAAATAGTGACTGTAATGTTGGGTAACCACTTGTTTTTCCATCGGATGAAAATTGTCGATTTCTAACATTTATCATGTTCAACCAAAAAGTTTTATAAAACTCATAAAAAGTTTTATTTTGTGGTTGTGGATTAATAAAAGTCCAATCAATACCACCTATCTGTGGATACGGTGAAGATAATCCTGTGTAAGGTATTGGGTAATTTTTGGTTGCCGAAACATACCAAACATCATATGCAAGAGCTTGAGCAGGATTTAAGAATATTTCAACATTCTTAACATTAAGTAATAATCTATCTGTTGAGATTGGGTAATAAGCATTAAATAAATTATCAATGTTTTTTCTCAACCCGATATCTTCATTAGTCCAACTCTTTTTATTATCCTGAACTTTTTTAAGATTAAAACCCATATCCATGAATGGGAAATTTCTAAATCTATCTAAGAATTTTTGACCATATGTGAATGGTTCTAAATTAGTTTGGATATTAACATTTTGTCCAGTGTAGATACTAGTACTATAATTAACTTCTTCAGGTGTTCTATGTTGTACTGTAGACTCAATCCATCCACCTCCTTTTTGAAAATAAAAACTTGGTCTACTTGTTGTCCCTTGAGTAAACACAGGATTTACAGGATAACCCTCACTGTCAACAGGATAATCGGTTAATGTTGTATTTGTCGGAATTGTAACACCTGATTGTGTAAATGCAGTATATGTTACACCCTGAAAATTATAGGTATTACCACTATTTAAAACCGTAAACTGTGGGGTATATGTTCCACCTGAAATTTGTGAATATAATAAATTAAATTTTTCTATATTAATATTTGTGTCCGCCAAATAAACATTCTCATTAAACTCAACAAGAGCTTCAGGTGCCCCAATAAAACCCAATAAAAATTCAATCGACTTTCTTGTTCCTTTTGACCTGTACAAATAAGATGAATTAAGAATTAAATTTCTAAAATATTGATTATTTAAATCTTGTTTTGTTTGACTTGTCGAATAAGCAGGAAACGCATTATCCGTAGTACCATAAACCGACTCTAAAAAGTCAGCATTTGCAATTGGGGACATCCTGATTGACCAACCAAGTGTTTGAGCCAAATTAGTAACTAAACCTGAAGGTATATCATTTCCAATATTGTAATTTACAGAATTAACATACTGTATTCCATCAATATATTTTTTTGTTTCATCAAAACTTCTACCATAAATTTTTAAAGTCTTATCAACCTTTTCATCTACAGTATCAAATTCCTTTAACGCATTTGTCGTATAAAATCTAGATACTAAATTTGTTTTATTTTCATCATAACTTGTACCTAATATCTGTAATTCAGATATATAATTTTCATATCCAAAAGAACTAATATCTATATTCCATACACCACCTAATGGCCAAGTAATTGAACGTACAACATTTGAAATGTAACCATCATCCGATTCAGATGGTGTTTGATATTGGTACGTATATATTGGGTTAGAGTATCTATTTAATAACGCTTCTTCAATTTCTCCTAACTCAAGATTGAAAACTTCATTAACTATTGTATCATTTGGTCTAACAACAAAATTTTGAGAATATGTTGTTAACCCACTAAATGGATTACCTTTAACATATATTGTTAAATCGGTTGAAAAATCAGAGGTTGTATTAATATAATTTAGTTCATAACTTTGTCCGCTAAGAAATAATGAATAACTTCTAAATTGATTTGTTAAGTTTCTGTATTTTGAAACAGGAAATCCTAAACTACTGATATAAACAGTTGCATTAATTCTATAATCAATATTGAAAGGATTACTTATTGTTTGCCAAGGAATTGTTAATACTGTTTCATCTAAATTACCATTATAACTAATATTAACCGCAGTATTTGCAGTTGTTGACCCTGATGTAAAATTTCTTATTTCTAACGCCGCTGGAAAATAATTTAAGACATTATTAATTGCAACTTCTAATCGTTTACTTAATGAACCATAGGATACAAAATTTGTAACATCAGTTTCATCAAAATTTGGGTACAATCTGAAATTATTGTTATAAACAGACGCAGCTAATTCGGGTGTTAAATTTAAATCATCATTATTAAATAATGATGAAAATGTACCAGTTTCAAAATTTCTATTAACCTTTTCGGTAATACTAGTTGAGAATTCAAAACCACCAAGCGTAAGTCCTCCACCATCAGTCAGTTGTAAACCAACAAAATTATCGGAAAAATTTCTATTTTGTGGTGGACATTTATAAGTTGCCATTAAGCTATGATATTATCAAAGATTTTAGTTGTATCAAGATTACTTCCTCTATTTTGTCTAACCTCATATAACAACTCATTAAATTGACTTCTAATTTCATATAAGTTGTATTGTTTGTAAATGTTGTTATTAGTATCATAAATGGTATATATACCATCTTCAATAGATTTAGTTTGATTCCCGTAAAGTGCGATTGCTAACGTTGATATATCATTTTCAACAATTTCAACTTCAATCATTATTGGGTCAAAAAAGGTATTTGTTAAAATAATATTTTGTCCCGCAGCACCAATATAAGGTGTTGCATTTGGTTTGTTTGAGGGTGATGAACTTGGTGAAACCGTACAAAATAAAAGATTAGTTTCACCATCACTATAAACCCATCTTTGTGCTTTATCGGATGTATTATTAGTATTTGCAACTACCGCCTCACAATAAAATGAAGAAGTAATTATTCTAAAAAAATTAGTATTTTTTGTACCATCACTATTCAAATATTCTATTCGATAACCCACTAGTCCTTGTGGAACAAATCTGTTTAAAAATTCTTGGGGTACATTTGTCAAATCAATAATGATACCCTTAACATTTGGTAGTGCTTGTAATACACCACAATCAAGAATTTCAGTTCTAATTTGAATTGGCCTAATTAATAGGTTATAAATTCCAAGATTATTAAATTCTGAAGATGGTAATTTTAAATTATACATCCCACCTAAAATTTCATTTGTTTGCCCACCAATAGCAGGATTACTAAAATAAGGTTGTAACAACTCAAGAGCATCTAATTTTTTCAAGATGAAATTATTAGTGAAATCTCTTGATGGTGTATAATTCATTATTATTTCCACATCAGCTGGACTCACATCCGCCAATCTTACTGTTCCATAATTACCTGTTGCCATTTTTTACCTTATTAGTATAAATATTAATTTTTAGTTTTATTGACTGTTTTGTATGTTGAAAAAATTATATCCGTAATTTACCAAATCTGACATTGTTGAAACTTCACCAATTCTTCTGAAGTTTTCCAATGCGGAATTCTTACCTCGTTCAACAAAAACACTTGAAAATAATTGAGGTTGGTCTATTACATTCATAAGAACTTCATTCTTTGTAATAGCACTTTGAACTAACATATCTGAAGTTAATCCTGAAGAAGCCACGACAAAAATTGATGTCCCACCCGAAAAGTCAATATAGTCTGTATTGTTTATAGTATATCCTGTTTGTTGTGATGTTAAATAATTAACAACACCATACCCACCTCCAGGTAAATTAACCGTCTGACCCACTTGGTATTGTGTTGGCCCATACAATGATAAATCCTCTAATCTTGACGTTGTTACCCCTGTAATAAAATAAGGTACCTGTCCATAATAAGAACCTATTTGATACGCAATTTCATTATATGAATCTGCAGTATAAATAAAATTATATGTCTGAGGACTAGCACTCCAACTTCCACTTGTATTTGCAAAAGTCACAGTTCCGTATGGGTTTGAATTATCCACAGGTGAGTAAGGTACATTAACTGTTTTAGTTGTTGTAACAGTACCCCACATGTTTTCTTGTCTTAATGTAATGGTATAACTTGTTGGGTTAGGTAAAGGATTTCCATAAGTGTGATTTATAAAGTCAGGATAAAAAGAGTTTATAACTTGTGAACTTCCATCACCCCAATCAATCGTATATGTCGAATCAATTAAATAAACTGCACCCTCACTTGAATTATTAAATAAACTAACGGTATACGGACTTTCTGTTGACGAGGTAAATGAAAAGTTAGCAGAAATAACTTGTTGTGTAATATTCCCATCAAATCCATCATAATAACCAATATCTTGATACTTTTGTTTTAATAAAATAGGAAATGTAAGTCCTGTAAGTAATGACGTTCCACCAGTATTACCTTGTAATATACTTGTCAATCCAGTATATACCCCAAAAGTATACCCGCTAGATGTTACTTGTACAATATCTGATTCTAAAAATTCAGGAGATATTTTAATTTTAATTATTTCCATTTTTATACTGTAGGTGGATTTTTATACTCGTACCAATTATTTGTTGAAAGTGGAATTTGTGAATTAAGATTATTTATTGTATATGTCTGTTGAGTAAAATTAAAATTAACTTCTCTCATAAAATAATCAGTAGTCAATCGATAAGGTGTCGATGAATCGGTTTGTTTTTTTGTGGTAAACGTTGTAAATGTCCCATCAGAACCATCAAAAAATTTAACAGTCATATACAATTTTGTTAAATTTAATATTTCAGGATTTTCAAACCAATAAAGATAAAAACCTTCAGGATTAGTTAATGGGTTCAAACTATATCGAGGTATTGATAGTTTACCCGTTCCTTGATTATTTCCCAAATCAACATCTGTTGTATCATTTTTTTTATTTAAAATAACAGTTAGAAAATTTCGTCTTCTTAAAGTATTTTGACTATCGTAAAAATCAATCTTGAAGAATGATTTCATAAACGCAGTTGTCTTATTTAAAACTTGAGGTTGTGTAAATCTACCCGATTCAACATAACTATTTACCCAATCGGTATCACCACTGTTTTTAAAATTAAAAACATACCTAAAAGGATATGGATATGAAAATCTTGCAGTTTCATAATTTTCAGGTTCACCAATTATTTCAGTAATAATTTGTTCCTCATACAAATTAAGAGCGTCTTCCCTATCCAAAAAGTCCCAATTTATATTGATTGGGATGTTAATCCCCTTATCAATATTTGTTTTTAATATTTTAAAATTATTCACAACCATCTGTAATTGGGTCGTTAACTTGTGTAGTGTTTATATTAGTTACATTACTTCCTTCAGGTATTAATCTAAAAATGAAGTTTTCATGTACGTAATGTTTGTTATTTAAAAAAGGCCTATCAACACCTCGTCCAATATCATCAATGAAACCATAAGGATATATATCTCTCCATCTGAAATCATTATTGTAACTTGAAAAGAAAGCGTAAGTAGGTAAATTAACTAAAGGAAAATTTTGAGGATTACTTTCGTCACTTTGTTCAACATAATCTGAAAAAACCCTTATTTGGAATTTATAGTGTGGTTTATAATAATAACCTTCAGTATTTGGATTTGACTCACCAATAGGTGATGTTCTAAATATTTTTTGATTAAAATTTATTTTTTGGTAATATTCAGACAAAACAGTTTCAGTTTGTGTCATATCATTCCATTCACAAATATCCCCATCAAGAGTATCTCCAACATTATATGGTAAATTATAATAAAATCTTAAAATTGTACCACCAGGTGATGTTTTATCATAGAAATTAGTTTGAACGTTTGTTAACGCTAACGTGTTTGTATCGTTCCACCATGTATTTAAATTTGGCCCAAGATTAAACTCCCATCCCTGTTTTAACCCTACCCCATTAACAATTGGTTTATTAAAAAATCCAAAATATCCTCTATTAACTACTGTTGTATAAAATTCAGTAACAGGTCTATTTAAATTATCTAAAAGGTTATTTATATCAACATCGTTTTTAAATGATAAGTTATAACTTTGTGAACCTTCTTTTATTGAAATTCTTGGACTCAAATTTGGAGTTAAAGCTTTTGACTCATATTTTGTGTTTGTACCGAATGGATTATTTTCAAAACCTGTTTTTGTTAATTCTGAATCATTATAACTTGTAATAACTTTGTGTCTTCTTACATAATATTTTGATTTTGATTCAGGATTACCTTTAGTTGTAATTCGTTTCATTAATCCAATTGCCCCATCATAAAAATTACCACAATCAGCATAACCTAAATTATATATTGTGAATATTCTATCTTGATTATTCGCATATGAATCACCTAAAGTATAAACATCAAAGGTATTATTAGTGTTACAAGAAATTGTTAATTCAACACTATCACCTTCACTTAAATTATGATTAAATGGACACGTAAATTGAATTACAGGTTTACCATTTATAAATTCATTACTTACTACAAATGGAATTCCATTCCCAATAATCCAATCAAAAGTATTACCATCATCTAATAAAATTTGTAATTGTTTTGTATAATCACTTTCAAAAGGATATGTTAGATAAAAAAACCAATTGTAAAACGTTGCCTCTAAAGTATTAAATGGTACATGTGGAGTTTGGTTATTTTGAATGGTTGTATATCCAGGAACATTATAATCCGTTCTTATAAACTCAAACTCATGATATTGTGGTAAACCAGCCCAAGCAATTTCAAAACTAGGGTCAGGATTACTGTTTTGTAAAATTCTATACGTTTCAGGACTTACATAATATAAATTTCTATTGATTGGTGAATACGGATTTGTAATTGGTTGTGTTAATCCTGAATAAGCGTTTTCAAAAAGAAGAGTAAACTTACAGGTAAAATTAAAAATTGTTGATTGTTGTCTTTCAGTATCAAATCTGAAGGCTAAATCAATTCCTAAATTTCTGTCATACTCAGTAAGTTCCTTCAGAGTACTATCTAAAGTAACATTGATTTTACTATCAATGTCGGGAGCACTCGCATACCTAGCGGTACCTTTTAATATTTGAAAATTATCATTCAATTACTTCTTCTGTATTTACGTATTTTATTAAAAATCTATCTAACGCACTTCCACCTCTTTTTAATCCAAAATAGAAGTGGTTTGGAGCACCTACTAAAAATTGAGGATTAAAGTTTTGAGTCGGTATTGTATCTGTTGGTACATTATTTGAGTCAAAGTTTATTAAAGTCCCTCTATAATTAGCCGCCAAGTTTCCATCCACCTGAAAATATCGACTAGCATTATTAAATCTATCTAATTTTTGATATTTGTATTGGAAGAATGAATTATTAAACTCCCCTGTTGAATCAGGATAGTTTGTCACCCAATTATTATTTTGTGAACCAAAAATTGTCCCATAGTCCATAGGTTGTCCAGTCTCTTCATTATTCATTTTTATAAGTTTCCATAAATAAAATGGTACTTCTTGTGACTTAACAGGAATTTCAGTAAAATTATATTGTTGTGGGGTATCAATAGTTGCCTGTGGATTCCATATAGTTCGTCTTGGTGATATATAATCTCTATCTTGGGTAATACCTGTTAATAACAATCCAAAAAATGGGAAATTATTTTCGTCACCTAAAATTACAGGTTGGTATACTGAATCTACTGTTTGAGCGTAATTAGAAACACTAAATGGTATTATACCAAACTCAGAGTTAATTGATATCATCTGAGCATAATCAGCATCAACTAATGCAGGTAATGTACTAGTATTGTTATTTTCCCATCTTCTATTTTTAAAGAAACCTCTTACGGTTGGGTCGTCCGAACCTTCATTCACACCCGGTGTCGATGGTATTAAAAATTGTAAAAAATTTGGATTAACTAAACGACTTAATATAAACAAATTCAAAATTTCAGAAACATTATTGTAACTTGTAGATTTAATTTTAGAAACAATATAACCATCATAGTCATCATTATTTACTAACTCCTGAATGAAATAAGCTTTAGGCCCTAAATCTAAAATTGTTGTAGGTGACTGTAAAAATTTATAATTTCCAAAGTCAATAGTGTTACCAAAAGTTGTATTATTTTTACCAATAAATCCTTCAGTCACTGACCAAGGAGAACTTCTGTAATAAAAATTATTACTTGTTTCATGGAAGTATATTGTATCCTTACAAAAGATACTGTACGGTCTATTATCAGAACCAGTAAATACTCTTTTATTGTTGAATGGATAAGCGTATAAAGTACCATTTATCCATTGATTTGAAAATGAATGGGAAAACACATTGAAACATACCGCATTATTAACTTTAACTCTTTGTGACCATTCAACAATCGACCTTATGTCATCAGGAATAGTTGCAATTAATTTTGAAACTAAATTATAACATCCTGTACCATAATTAAAGAATTTTTTATTGCTCGATGTTGGGTTCATTAATTCCTCACAATCAGGTTTTATAGTGGGCACTCCATTAATTAACTCATAACACTTTAACATTACCGCCTTTTCACAATCAGCTAAAGAGTCAGCGACTTCAGCATAAGGTAAAAATTGATTTGTACTATCATTAATTGAAAATGCTTGTTGTGTTACATTAGTTAGTTCAGATTGTTCACCAGAGTCGTTGTATTGGAAAATTGCAAATGTTGGGTTTTGGTGCATCAAGTAACTATTACCACCATTAATTGACTCAGATGTTGATGTCGGTAACCTATCAGTTCTTACAACAATTCTTGAACTATTATTCATATTAATACTTGAATAGATTGTATATCCATTGGCGTTAGAATTAGCATATGAATTTGTACTATTGTATGAAGGTGAAATAAAGCCTCTTTGGAAACTACTGTAACTATTAACTAGTAAACTACATGGTTCACCGAGACCTCCATTACAAAATTCACAATCTGAATTGTAATAAGAATAACCAATATTTAAATAATACAAAGACTGTCCTTCTAATGTTTGATAGGGAATTAAACCATTCCCACTATATAACTCAGGAAAGTTCCAATAATTTAAAGTATAAACGGGAGTTACCGGTTTTGGTAAACTACAGTTTCCTGCCCCACTCGCAGGATTTTGTTGTTGTACACTAAAATAACCTCCCATAAAATTTAACGTACTATTTCTAGTATAACCATTATCAAAATTCAAGTATAATGGATTGTAACTACCATCGGAAAACTGAGGTGGTATTTGACTATTACTACCATTTTGACCAAACGTGGTTATATCAAAAGACGAATAGTAATTTAACATATTAGTAATATACGCTGAAAATAAATTAGTATTATATAAAAAGGCGTAACTATCATAAAATACAGTACTACCCCATTGGTCAGCGTCAGTATTAGTACCCAGTTGATTATGTCTTGTACAAGTTTTATTATTATACGCATTTGGTTGTAAGGGTATATTTAACTTGTAATAACCTTCAATATAACCACTTGGATTGTCTAAAACTTGATTTAATGGAGGTAAAGACCCATTGTTATTAACATACCCATAACCATAACCAAAGGCATTAAAAAATGGGTCAGTATAAATTCTTTGTTTTACTCTAGGTGAGTGAACATCAACACCTCTCATTAAAACAACAATTTGATAATCATCAATATTTGATATTAAATTAGATATTCCAATAATGTTTTGTGGATTCTCAAATCTCCTAATTCTTCCATTATACCCCGCAATATTATTACCTGTACTATATTCATAATGAGTCATACTGTAATTATATAAGAGTCCAAATTTACCACCAAAAGGGTTACCTATAATTTCTTTATATTGACCAACTGTCCATCCCGTAATTACTTGGAAATATTCAATGTCAGATGGAAAACCTGTTGTCTTAGGTAAACTATCAAATCCTGGTATATTATACGTTGTCATCATTTGACTAGCTTGGTTAGGCCCCGTTGTAGGGTTTGTCCATTGTACATTAATATGTGATAAATTAATTGTTGTACCTGTAGCATATACTTGTCTTTGTTCAGAAAAATAATTCGGGTCAATTGACATATCTCTATCCTGAAATGATACTATCTTACCAGCTTCTAACGGACTAGCCGACGGGTCAATAAACAATACCGTAAAATTATCCATATGATATTTTGTTTGAGGATTGTTAAAATCAGGTTCAATTGAAACTATCATTCTTGTTGAACCGTAAAAGTCAGTTGGAAGACCAAAATCAGTTTCAATATCAGTACCATCAAAATATCTACCTTTATTGTTCCAAGAATTTAAATATTCAGAATAAGGTAGCGACGTTGAGAAATGAGAGTTAGTTAATGTTCTAATATCAGTATCTCCGTTATTGTTAACCTCAACTTCAACTTCAATTTCAGCAATAACCCACGGAAATCTATTATACTCAAAATATTGACTTGGATTTACGTCACCAGCATATAAACCAGATATATACTCAGATTCAACATTATCACTACGATAGAGTGTAAAATCGGTTGAGTCAATTAAAATACTTGAATTAAGTAACGTATATAAATTAGGTTGTCCAATAGAATCAAAATTAATTCTTTGGTCATCTAACCTACAATTACATCTTTCACAACCATCTTCAGTATACAATAATAAAGGTAAACCAAGATTTTTAAAAGGATTACCTGTAAAAAATGCACTAACATCTATTGGTGTATTACATGTTCTTTCAGGTCTACCAAATCTTCTTCTAATCCAATTTAACGAAACACATATTCCATAAACAAGAGTTTGAATTAATGAAACAATTGTCGCCAAAATTGGTCCGACAACTAACCATAGAAATCCCAAAATGTGAGCAATAATCATTAAAATCATTGCGATATATCTGAAAATTTCAAAGAATATGTTGTACACTATATATGTAAAATTTACTCTAAAAAATGCATCATTGGTTGGAAATTTGTTATATTCACCTGTACATTTATCATCTAAAATATTTTTAATACCTGTTGTATTCCACGGTCTCCTTTCCGAAACATATCTATCCATTAACTGACTAACAGTGTAAACTTTATTATATTTAAGTTCCATAAATGTATCTTCACAATTAATTGCGGCTGACACATTAGCATAGTCTGTCCAATCTAAACTAAAAGCATATGACTGTTCAAGTAAAAATCTATCTTCATCAATTTTTAAGAAGTTGATGATTGCATCTGAACCATCATCTATTCTATCATAAACAAAATATAAAGATGTAAAATCTTGCGGATATATATTTTGTGAAAGATATTGAGTACCATCAGAGTAATATATTTGAAAGTTTTCAACATTTAACGTACCTGTTAATCTATACACTCGATTAGTTTCATTAGGATTTAAACCTGCGTCTGATAAATAAACATACTCACCATTCTCATTTGGAGAATTTGATGGTATGAAAATAGATACAGGAATACCAATCTGTTCATTAAATTGGTAATCCAAATATGGGTCGTCTGAATTAGTCCAACCATATTCTTTAATATTTGGAACTAAAAAATAAGCTCTTTTAGTAGGTTCGGAAATTTCAGGGCCTTGTTCCCATTTTACTTTAAATCTGTACTTACCTTTTGTCGGTATACCAACTTCAGGATTTTGTGTTATTTGTTGATTACCCTCTTCATCGGTATAAACATAATCAAGGTTCATTGGAACTTCTAGTAACCAAGCTCCATTTTCATCAATTACTTTACCACCATTTTCTAATTCAACTGTTTCCAATATCGGTAATCCGTCACTATCAGTTCTATAACTTTGTCTTATCGCCAATATTTGCCCAGGACCTGAAGTCAAGTCACACAAGTCACCCATTGTTTTTGGGATTTTACATTTGTCATAGATATTATTATACCCTAATTTAGTTTCATCAACTGTTGAAACCAATGAACCCATAAAAACTGCTGTAGGTAAAATAGTAACTTGAGCTTCAGCAGTTAAGTCAAAGTCAGTTCTTGCAATATAATAATCACAAGTTTCTTGTTCACCATAAAATGGTGCAACTTGAACTGTTTTTGATATTGTCACAATTTGAGGTAGTTCACTATAATTTTCAGAAAACTTAAACTGAGCCCCGTTAACTTGTGATTCAGTTGCTCTACCAATTCTAATTAAATCCGCAGGTGTAAATGAAAACTCACCAATATCGGACAAATCAACTTGCATAAATAAAGTATGCTGTCCTGGTGGTACACCTAATATCATAAAGTCACCCGAACCATTTGTGGTAACAACAAACTTAAAATACTTGTCGTAAACCTGAATTACCGACTTATTAGTTAAAGCGTCATTTCTATCAGGAAAAGTCCCAACAGGAATGTGTCCTGTGTAAGAGGGTGTATAAGGTAATAAATTGTATTTGTAACCATCTTCATTAACGTCATTAATTGTTCTGTATGGATATAATGTACTAATTACAGTATCATTGATGTCTGCCTCATCTAAAGCAATAAAAATAGATATTTTAGCGTTAGGTAAACCAAATCCGTTATTGCAGAAAACTCTACCAACAACCACCCCATAGTCAGCACAAGCTCTAATGTAAGTATCATTTGGATTAATTGATAAAGACAATAATTCAAGTGTGTCAAAATTTTGTTCAAGTTTTACCTGAATTACTTTATCAATCCCTAACTCTGTTCTAATTCTGTAAGATGAAGACATGTGTGTTTTTTAATAAATAGTTTACACACGATTTTCAAAAAATAAATGATGTTAACTGAAATTAACTGTTGTTAGATTTTTAACTGACACTTTAATGTCCTTATCAGGGAATCTAATATTAAAAATTTGATTTGGTTCTGCGTAAATAGTATCTTCTATAACCTTAATTTCTTTTGTTGTTGTATTAGAATATGATTGAGAAACTTGTGATGATGAATATAATCCACCAACTCGGTTATACACATTTATAGATGCAACAGTAATAACACCTTCTTCACTTTGTATTAACGCTCTTAATTGTGATATATAAAGATTTTCACCCATACCTCGATTACTTGGACTCATATAAGTATTAATCCTTGATATTATATTTGAAATTACAACACCCTGATTTTGTGAACTATTAAGTACAATAAAAATGTCAAACGCTAAATCAATTACTTGAGCCGAAAGAACTTGGATATAATCATTCATCATTCTGTAATTTGACAAATAAGTTGCAATATTATTTTTTATTGTACCAGATACTACTTCAGTTAACGCTCCTGTAGAATCGTATGACAAAATTTGTACGTTTATTTTATTATCAACCTCAGTAATTGCAACTTTAGCAGGTGCTCCAAATCTTGAAGGCATTTTTCTAATAATCGCTTCGTAATCATTAATAGTTACCGCTCTGTTTTGTGCGGCAAAGTTAAATGTTATTAAATTTCTAATTTCTTCAATGCTTGGATAATTTGCACCACCAATTGATGGTAATATGTTGTTACAAGATAAAGAATTAATTACTGCAGTAACTTTATTTTGGTCACTACCATATACATTAAAGTTCACAGTTCCAAGTTGAGTAATTGAACCAGGTCCAAGATTACTTACCAATCCACCTCCAACACGATACTGAACAAATAATGTTGAATTACCTTTAAGTGTTGAACCTAAAGAATAGTTATTTTGATATTTCGATATGTCTAAAGGAGTACCATTAGTAGTAAATTGTCTTAATAGTTCATCTGAGGATGTATTTCCACCACCAAAAGTTAATTTTAAAAATCCTTGTGGTGTATATTCAGTAATAAACTTTTGGTTTGTTTTATAATAACGACCAACCTTAATACCTGTTTCATCCTGTGGTTTTGTTGGGTCTTCGATAAAAATATTGTCCTGAGCTAAAGCCTCAACTTCAAACCACTTATTAGTTAAGTTTGTAGTATCCATAAACTCTTGTGCTGAAGGAATGTTGTTGTAATTAGTACCGTCTTTTAAGATTACACCAGTTACACCCAATACGTTTTTTTCAGGTAAGAAAAATTCAAAAAATGGTCTTGTTTCAGGAGTATTAATAACTCTCTTAAATACTTTTGTAATACCATTAATAACAACTTCTCTTTTTGTAATTGTATAGTTAATTAATATATTATTAGCGTTAAAGTTAGGAATTACTGTTCTGTTAACCATTCCTTCACTATTAAAATCATTACCAAAATCAACATCGTATAAAGTTTCAAAAGTTTGACCAGCACCAATTACCTGACTACCTTTAGCTAAAATTCCAAAATAAGCAGAGTCTGGTGGTTGTAATGTACCTGTACTAGATTGTACAGCAGGAGCGTCACCAAAAGGTGGAACTTGTATTGAAAAATCAACCAATGAAATCGATGGTCTCATTCCAGGAATTTTTAATCCATAAGTTCGAGCAATATTATAAAGTGAACTTGGTTGTTGTGCAAATTGTAAAACACTTTCTTGTAAACTTCTATCAATATGATAATTTAAGTTATCAGTAACCGCAGCGTTTAAGTCAAGTAATACAGAAAAAACAGAAGCATCATTTACGTTTTGAATTAAATCAGGATAATAAGTTCTAACATAATTTATTAACTCTAATCTAATTGCCTGAAAATCCCTTGTAGTATATGATATCATAGTTTTATATATTAATAATTACAAATCCTGCGGTATTAAATACATTATTTGTAATATTATAATTTATTCTTACTTTTGCGGTGTATTCAATTTCAGGAGTATTAGTAAAATTAAATTCAGTTGCCGACTCATTATTTATTTGTAAAGTATCTTGAGTCTCAACCGCTGGTTCAATTTTAACTGAAGTAATTGTTAATCCTGGTATGTAAGTTTCAACCGCTTCTTTTATTTCTGTCTCTATTTGGTCAAAAGTAGGACTATCAAGTGGTTCAAAAATAAACTCATATAATCTTGTCCCAAAGTTTGGCATAAAATATCTACTACCTTTTCTTGTAAGTAATAAATGTATTAAACTACTTCTAATTTCTTCTTCACTTGTATCTGATAAATCCAAAAATTTACCATTTAGCGAATCTTTAAAAGGAAAAGTAATACCGTATGTTACACCATTTGCCATATTAAATAAATACTGAAAAATTAAATTTATATCAAAACAATAATTTTACCCTCAATAGTTTTTGGAGTTTCATTTTCATATTCAAATTCTACAAATTCTTGTTTAAGTAGATATTCGTTTATAAAATCATTAATAGGGTAGTAACTTATACAATCAATTATTGGTTTTCCTTTGGGTGAGTACCTATAATAACCAATTTCATAATCCCATATCGTCAATAAACTTTTTGTGGGATTTTTTGTAAGAAGATTTACTTTCGTCATAAACATCTGTTGTGTATTGCCAATTCCAATATAGTTTCTTATTTGGTTCAAATCCGTAAAACTCATGAACTTTCATTTGGGTTTTAGTTACATCTTCACCATTCCAGTTTTGTCCAACACAGATAAATCCTGTCTCAATGCCTTCAACTATATTTTTTTCACCTAAAGTAGCATGTCTATTTTCAATCCAAGTTAATCTCTCAATTAAATTTTGATAGAACATATTTGCTTGTCCCCATCTCACTGAACTAAAAAATATTACAGCATCCGCTTCAAAAAGTTCTTTAGATACTTTCCATAGTTCATCTGACTTATTATTTAAACTAGCCCAACATCTATGGTATCCTGAAGGATTTTTTTTATCATCTTTAAGTAAAGATTTTAAAAGTCCACAACTATTACCTTCTTCTCTAGACACATTTCCTTCACAAGGAAATATTTTTAATTCAGAAACATCCATGAAAACTGATTTATCCCCAAGTTCTTCATTTAAATACATTGCTAAGATTTTTGATTTAGGGACATCAATATTTTTATCATCCCAATTATATCTATTTGAACAACTTAATAATAAAACTTTCTTTTTCTTTTTTAGAATGTCTAAAGTTTGTTTTAACTTTTTTTCACCACCCTCCTGAACCATGTTCTCTGAGAGCATCATTTTTCTTATTTTTTCAATTTCTTCTTGTATGATATTAGACATAATAATAAATACCTCTTTAAATAAAAAATCCCGACCTAGCTCGGGATAACACATCGGATATTGTTAATTATGATGAACAACCAAAACAATCAAATTCACTATTCTCAGGTTTTGGAGGTAAATTCATATAACTGTAATCAACCTTTGGTGGTTCAGGTGTTGGTTTTGGTTTGTTAATTTTTGATACGTCCATAGCTAAGTGTTTAGCTCCCGTTGAGATTGCTCTTGTTCTAACGTAATAACAAAGTGTTTTTAATCCTTTTTCCCATCCGTAGAAATGTGATGATGAAATTTTTGATAATGTTGGGTTTGACATGTAGATATTCATTGATTGTGATTGGTCAATAAATGGTGCTCTATCTGCCGCCATTTCAATCAATGCCTTTTGTGATATTTCCCAAATTGTTTTATACTTTTCAATCAGTCTTTCAATTCTCTTAACTTTAAAGTTATATCTTTTATCTTCAGGGTCCAAATAATTCAAGAAGTTAATTCCTTGAATTGAACCTTCATTCATAATGATTTCATTCTTTAAGTCCTCAGACCAAATTCCAATCTTCTCAAAATCACTAATCAAATACTTGTTAACAATCATAATCTCACCACCAATTACACGTCTGTTGAAAATTGCCGAATGAGCAGGTTCTGTCATTTCATATGAACCTGTAATCTTAGCTGAAGATGCCACAGGCATTTGAGCTGTGAATAATGAGTTACAAACTCCGTACTTACTAACATTCTCTTTTAGAGTTGACCAAGGCCATCTTCCTGATAACTCATCTTCATTCAATCCCCACATATCAAATTGGAATACTCCTTGTGACATTGGTGACCCTTTAAAGTAAGCATACGGTTCATACTTACCATCCATACACAATCTGTTACTTTCAGTGATTGCCGCAAAATAGATTGTTTCAAAAATTTCTTTATTTAATTTACGAGCTTCCTCAGATGTAAAAATGTAATCCATCAAATAGAATACGTCTGCAAGTCCTTGAGTTCCAATAGCGATTGCTCTTTGGTATAATCCACCCTTACGTCCTTTTTCAGTTGAGTAATTGTTGATGTTAACAACTTTGTTTAACGCTCTTACAACCTTACGAGTTTCTTCATACAATCCCTGAAAATCAAACTCACCATCTTTTACATAGTTCTTTAACACCATAGATGAAAGAGTACAGATTGCGGTTATATTCTCGTCAGTGTATTGATAGATTTCATTACAAAGGTTTGATTGTTTAATAACACCAATGTTCTGATGGTTTGTCTTTCTGTTAGCACTATCTTTAGAACATAAATATGGAACACCTGTTTCAACTTGTGATTCAATAATCTTATTCCAAATCTCCTGAGCCTTAACTTTCTTACCAAGACCCATACTTACGGCTAATTTATAATTTTCTTCGTATTCATCACCGTAACTTTCTTGTAATGGTTTTATACCCGCCTTAATTATATCATTAGGACAGAACAAATACCAATCGTCGTTGTTCTTAACTGCGTTCATAAAGTTGTCAGGAATCCAAAGTGCGGTAAACAAATCACGAGCTCTTAATTCCTCGGCGCCTGTATTCTTTTTAATTTCCAATAGGTCAAAGATATCTTTATGCCAAGGTTCCAAGTAAATTGCCGCAGAACCAGGTCTACGCCCTTGTTGGTTAAAGAAACGAAGTGACTCATTTACAATCTTCAAATACTTTAAAAGTCCACCAGCGTGTCCACCTGAAGATGAAATACGACTCTCCTTACTACGAATGTTAGACATTGATAGTCCGATACCCGCAGCATCAGATGAGTAAGTTGAAATATCTCTCATGGTGTTTAACAAACCTTCACGAGAATCCGAATCATTGTAATGAAGAACACAAGAAGCAAGTTGTGGTGTTTTAGTACCAGCATTAATCATAATTGGTGTTGCCGGAGATATTCTTTGAGTTGATAACGCTTGGTAATACTCAACCGCTTCCTTAAATGTATTAGTTACCCAAAGAGCAACTCTCATATACATGTGTTGTGGACGTTCAACTACTTTACCTTCCGACAATTTCAGAAGATACATCTCAGCAAGTGACCTCCAAGCAAAATAGTCAAAATTGTAATCATTGTCGTGATTAATAACATTATCAATATTTTCCTCTCCGTATCTTTCAATTATTTCTATCAAACCATCATTGATAATTCCATCAGAATATAACTCTCTAATTGTTTGACAAAAACTTGGATTAGTTTCTTTATGATAAGATGAAATAGCAACTGAAGACGCTAATCTTGAGTAATCGTGATGACTACCTGTAAACGCCGCAGCAATTTCATAGATTAACTTATCTAATTCTTTTGTAGTAATAATACCTTCAGTTGGTACTGAAGTGATAACCTTAATAAAGATTTCATCGGAGTTGACACTCAACCCCTTTGAAGCTCTTTTAATACGGTTATAAATTTTCTGTGGATTAAATGACGAATCATCTCCACTTCTTTTTTTAATTTTAAGTGACATCATAGTTTAAAAAGATAATAAATTAAAAATCGTCAGTAAAGGATAGGGTTTCATTTAACTTGGCCTTTTGATATTCAACGGTACGTGACTCAAAGAAATTACCCTTTGTTTCAACTGCAATTTGTTCCATGAATTTGAACGGTTGTTCTACATTAAATTGTTTTTTACATCCAAACTTTACCAATAATCCATCAACCACAAACTCAAGATATTGTTTCATTAAGTTTTGGTTCATACCAATTAAAGAAACAGGTAGTGATTCAGTGATGAATTCTTTTTCAATTTCAAGAGCTGAAAGTAGAATTTCTTTAATTCTCTTTTCACTCGGTTTGTTTTCAATGTGATTATTTAATAAATGAATTGCAAAGTCACAATGTAAGTTTTCATCTTTGAAAATCAAAGCATTAGCGTTACACAATCCTTGCATGATACCTCTTGATTTCAACCAAAAGATAGAACAGAATGAACCTGAAAAGAAGATACCCTCAACTGCAGCAAACGCAACCAATCTTTCTTGAAAAGATGCGTTTTCAATCCAATCCAAAGCCCATTTAGCCTTCTTTTGAACTGCCGGTAGGTTATCTAATGCAGTGAAACATTTGTTCTTCTCATCCTCATTTGACACGTAAGTATCAATAAGAAGTGAGTACATTAGACTATGGATGTTTTCCATAGCCAACTGAATTCCATAAAAGAATTTTGCCTCAGGATATTGTACTTCTCTGTAGAAATTCTCAGCCAAGTTTTCATTTACGATACCATCTGATGCTGCAAAAAACGATAAAATATTTTTCACAAAATACTGTTCGTTCTCTGATAAGTTTTCCCAATCACGTAGGTCACCGCTTAAATCAATTTCTTCTGCCGTCCAAAACGCGGCTTGATGCATCTTATAATATTCCCAAATATCGTTGTACTTGATTGGGAATATCACAAAACGATTTGGATTTTCTTCTAATAATTTTTCCATTTTTTGTTCCATATTGTTTTAATAATTATACTGTTGTTTGTTTTCTTTTCTCCATAATTTCTTTAATTCTACTTCTATTTCTTTCTTCCTTCTGTTCTTCAAGTCCTAAGAATGTTGTAGTACTTTCTGTATCAATTTCTAACATTTCGTTATTGAACTTACAGTTTTCAAATACTACCCCGTCTTTACCAATTCTTGACTTTGTGATAGCAATAGTTGCAAGATTTAATTCTTTTTGTTGTAATGACTTAGCCACCGTGATGATAACGTGTCCTACCTGAGCTTTCTTAATAGAACCACCCATTTGGTCAGTTGTTACCACATCAGATGAAATAGAACTTCTATTACCCTGTGTTGCCGTCCAACCTGCAATATCCAATTCATGACACATTGATTCAAATGCTCTCATAACTGAACCCTCAGATTTCCATTCATCGTCCATCATCTTTTCAGGTGTTACACAATCAATATAATCCAAAATAACCACATCAATCCTTGTCCCATCGGCAATCAACTTTCTAATCTGATTCTTAATCTGATTCATAGTTAATGTGTCCGAAGGTAACTTCTTCATAATCAACTTGTTTGGCATGGTTTCTTTAATCTCTGAGATTTTAGCCATAACCTTTTCTTTATGATTACCAAGTTCGTCAGGTGCTATACCCGTCCAACACGTAAAGTGTTTTCTCTGAATAATCTTATAGTTATCCTCAAAGAAAATTTGTAAAACATTAAACCCTAAATTAAAAGCGTGATTAGCAATCTTTGTTGTCAGTGTTGATTTACCAACACCAGTGGGTGCTAATATAACACCAATTTCTCCTTTTGCCAAACCACCTTTCAAAAGATTGTCAATACCCGGTATTCCCATAGGGATTGGATGTCTATAATCATCCGCCAATACCTCATCTAAGTCTTGAAACACATCTCCCGTTCCTCTATCCACGTTTCCAACCTGTAAAGCTCCTCTAACCATTTCTTCCAAGGTGTCGTAGTTTTCAAACTCACCATGGTCAATGATTTTCTTAGCTTTATCCATAACTTTTTGAAGTTCTTGTTGTTTACAAAACTTCAATGCCTTTTCCTGAACAAACTGAGTACCCTCTTCGGTAACATTCTGTATATCAGAAATAGTGTCAAGAGTTATCTTTAATAATAACTCCTGACTAATTTCACTCTTAGCTTTTTGTTGAATTGTCTCAAAACTAGGACTGTGTTCAAACTTTGAATAGTATTCTTTTACCATCTGAACAAATAATCTAAAGTATTTGTTTTCAAAATAAGTAGATTCCATCACCTCAATAATTGAGTGTGAAAAATCCTTATCAAGTATCATTTGATTAAGAAGTTGTAATTGGAAGGTCTCTCCCAAATAGTCAAAATTTTTGTCAGCCATATTATGTTTGTTTTTAGAATAAATATCAACGAGCCAGCTGATAACCCATGTATTCGTGTGTTAAATTTCTAGATGACAACACGTCAGTAAGACCAAAAAGGATACCTTTTAGGAACGGGCGTATGTCTACGGTGTATCTCACCTTAGGTGGATAAAGTTTAGCATCAAACGTATAATGACACATTGTCGTATCACCATTTTTGATATAGATGTTAAACGACTCAGGTCCATCAGTAAATGATGTGTTCAATACCTCAGGGTCTTCACTAATCTGATATTGATTGTCCAACATATAGTTTACAGTTTTCATCTTGAAATTTTCTTTCAATTCTGAAATGAAACCATCCATCAAATCAATCAACTCAGCCGAGTTGTGAGCCTTTGGGCTATACCCCTTAACGTTAAAAAAACGTTGTACGATAAAATTGTTGTTTACCGTCATCAAGAATTCCAGTTTGGTAATGTCTTGTTCTTTCATAATTTATGTTATTTTTTGTTTGTTTTTGTTTTTTCTTTTCTTGTTAACTTCATGAACGGTTGGATGAAGTATGTCCATGAGTCGTCACCCTTTGGTAGGTATTTAAATAACCCGTCTTGAACCATATACTTAATTAAGTTCTTGTAACTTCTACCTTCAATATCTAATTTTTCGGTAACAATTGATAGTATTTCTTCTTTGTCTTCATCACTCAATAAAGGATTAGATAAGTCAACAATCTGTTCATTAACTTGGAAAAATTCTTTTTCAAAAATACCTGATTTTGTTTTACCTGTTAAAAGATTCTTTAGAGCTTGATTGTCTTTATTCTCTTTTAATAAATTTTCAGCTCTTGTTAAAATATCGTTATAAGAAACTTCTGTTTCAAGTATTTGAGGAAAAAATTTAACTAAAGTTTTTTCACCCAAAAGATAGATGCCTTCAATATTATCTGATTTATCACCAATTAATATCTTCAATGTCTTTACGTTATAGTGTGGGTACTCAAAGTCGTCAAATTTAATCTTATCCCCCTGTTTAAACGTAGCTTTAACTGATGGTGAGTATATGGACACGTTTTCGGAAATAAGTTGTGTTAAGTCTCTGTCTGATGAAAAAATTAATTTATCTTCATTTTCAGATACTTGACAATAATAAGCAATTAAATCATCAGCTTCTCTTCCACTAATCTCTAATTGTCTTATATAGACTTCTTCCAAATATTGTTTGATACGATTTTTTTGTTTTAGATAGGACATAAAGATTGCATCCTCCATAACCAATCGTCGGTTTTGTTTGTATTTGGGGTAAAGAATTCCACGTAAACTCGTGGAATCTTCACCATCCCAAAATACTACTACCTTGTCAAAGTTTTGTTCATTTATAAATTTACGAAGTGTATTCATAAAATGATACAACGCTCCAATGTGTTCTCCATTGTGGAAGTAATCCTTCACACCATGAAACCCAATTTTCATTAGATTGTTTCCGTCAACAAGTAGTGTTTTTTTCACGAACTAAAATTAAAATTGTTCGTTTGTAAAAGTTTCTTCAGTCTCGTCAAGAGTTATTTCACCTGTTCCTGTAAGGATTGCGTTCCAATATTGTGAATACTCTTTCTTATATGTTTCAAGAGCATCTTTATCGTCAGCAATATATCCTTGAGCAGTTGCGATAATCTTACCATCTTTATACCCTAATCCATTGATATGGTTCTTTAGGACAGATATTTTTGTTCTGATAGCGTAAGATACCGTTCTACCATTTTTAGTGGCAGTAATGTGGTTAATACCAGCATTTTTCTGATTACCAAACAAGAATACAAGAGCCGATGCCAACCAAAGAGCTTCACCACCTTTTGCTTTAATTGTTGGTTGTCCAAATGGATTGTCAGGTAATTCAACCCAAGGTTGATTAACTACCACCATTGTGTTTGTGTATGGATAATCTTCCTTACGAGATTTGGTAATACGAGCCTGAATACCCATACCAATCTTATCAGCTAATACAGATGCGTTATGTTGTTTTCCACCCTTACCGTCAAATGTCATCTTACAAGGAACTGAACCAACTGAATCCCAAAGGAAACAAAGAGAATAAGGAATATTACCTTTTTCTTGTTCGTCTAATAGTTCGTTAATGTAATCTGTAACTTGTTCAATATAGTCAAAGTTATCATTAAAGATAAATTGACCATCCCATTCTCCGTCTACCATTTTAGCTTCAAGACCAAGTTCTACTGCATGGTCCCAGCTCCATTTTTTCTCGGTGATAATAAAAACAGGCAAATGCCCCTTCTTCTGTACAGACACAGCGGCTTTGACAAGCGCGGTCGTTTTTGAAGAGTTCGAGTGACCCAAGAACATGTTGATGTTACCCAAAGCAGGACCAGGTAAACCGCAACTATTATGGAAAGCTTCACCGACCTCATAAAAGTCTGTTTCTTTATATTTTGTCTTGGTTGAATATTTGTCTTTGATTGCATCTAATGAAAATTCTTTTTTCTTTATTGCCATAAATGTCTATGATTTAATTTGTTTGTTGTTTAAAAATAGCAAAGGTTGGACACTTTGTGTATGTTAGTGTCCAACCTTTTATAAATTAGAATGGTAAATCACCATCTGGTTCTGCTTCTGCCTGTGGGTCAACATATGAACCACCGATAGTACCTTCGTCAGATGAACTATCACCATAAACGTATTTACCTAAATCAGATGACCATCTTGGAGTTTCTCCACGAGCAATTGCTTCCAAATACTCAACAGGTTTCTTAGAGTAAACATCCATCCAAGTAAGTGGGTCTTCAGTCCAAGCCTTAGCAGTCTCAGCGTCTGTGTGAACAGGTGTTGGGTCATCATGCATAACAGTCTGAATAACTGTGTAAGTAGCACCTTTTGGTGTCTTTGCCTTTGTCAATTCTATGATAAGGTCACGACCATTAACAGGGTCAGTGATATCACCTTTAGCTTTCCAAATCGGAATGATTTTATCAAGAATACCTTCGTTCTTGTAGTTGTGTTTAAAACGCCAGAACTTAACTCCGTCCGCTTCGTTATCACGGTCAACCACTTTAACGATATAGAATTTACGTGGCTTATACGCCTTTGCAAGTTCTTTATCAGACTCTTTACCTGTTGACATTAATTCATCATGAATTTCAGTCAAAGGTGAACGCTCGTTATCGTTCTTTCCTGGGTCATAGATTTTATTCCATTTACCCTCAACTTGTACTTCGTGGTACCATACTTCTTTGAAGGGTGATGACCCATCAGGTGTAGGTAGAATACGAAGACGTTTCTGTCCTGAGTTCTCATTTTGCATCAAGATTGCTGCAAAATATTTTTTCATTCTGTCTTCTTGAGACATTTTGTTTGCAGAGTTACCTCCACTTTTCGCTTTTTCATACTGTGCGAGTACAGCATCTAGGGAATTTGTCGCCATTTTGTGTGTATAATTTATTAGTTAATATTCAAGTATAAGTGTGTCAGCCGTAATAGTCAAATTTGAAATTTAGAATTTCAAAGGTTTGTATTGTGTTTCTTCTCCGTAATTGTTAAAAGTTGTTTTAATTTCTGAAGGAGTAAAATCTTCAACTTCATCAGTTGTTAAAACATATTCATTTTTTCCTGACTTTTCAATATCTTCTTGTTTGTCAACAAAAAAGTCAGTCAATTTTTGATTGAATGGCCCTGAGTCTAAACTTCTTAGTTCAAGTTTTTCTTGTGGAGTTTTTTCTCTGTATTTTTCAATCTTAGCTTCGATATCATTTAATTTAGTAAAAATATTTTCCATATTACTTAACTTACTTTCTAAATCAGTTAATTGGTTAAATAAATTATTAAAATATTCTTCTTGTTTTGTTTCAATATTTTGTTGTGATTTTACTAAATCAGTAATTTCTAATTCTTCAGTTTCTGATGATTCATTTTCGTCATCAAGTTTTTCAACATCAGGGTCTGATGCCACATCAATAGGTTCTGCAGTTGGTGGTGTTGCCGCTCCCATACCAGCGTCAGGTGCCGGTGGTAAAGCTTCAGCATCAGGTGCCGGTGGTAAAGCCGCGTTAGGGTCACCTTCAGGTGCCGGTGGTAATCCCGTTTCTTGTTCGGTAATATAATTATTAATTTTATTATATCTTCTTAACTCTTCAATAATTGTTTCTGAAATTGCCATCTTAACCGTTCAGTAATTGTTTGAAACCTTGTGTTGTTTCTACGTTTATTTTTTTATTAGTATTAAGAGTATTGTTAACTCTTTCAATTAATCCATCCTTCATTCTGATTGTATAACAATCACCAGTATCTAAATCACACACTTCTTTAAAACCATTTCCTTTATCAGTTTCAGTAATTCGTGTACTCTTACCCAAGTATCTATCTAAAATTTGTTTAGTGTTCATAATATTATTTTATTATAAATATTCATCAATAATGAAATTACTCATTAATAGGAATAATACTTTGGTAAATATCAAATCCTTTTTTAATTTTACTTAACAGTTTTTGATAATTTTCTTTATTTGTTTGTGAATAGTCATTAAAAATTGTTGGAGTGTTAACTACTTTATTATATGGAAAATATTCAATCCAAAATTTAGAAAATTCAGTTGCAAAAATATCCTTGTCAGTTATATTATTTACTGTATTATTAATATTGTCAGGATACGCAGCAATCATAAATTCATATAAACTGTTTTCTCTTTCAAAAACTGCATATGTTTGTGTGTATTGACTAGAGTTATTAGTTAAACACATGAAATTTGAAGTGAGGTAATTTTTAAGTTCACCAGGATAATCGTAATCTAATGTTACCCCCGCAATATTATTACCAAAAAACTGTAAACGATGTGTAGTTTCATTTATAGATAATCCAGATTCAATCCAACAACTAATAAAAATACAAAGTCTAACCTTATCAGTTGTAGGTAATACTTTAATTGCCGAAACAATAACATCCGCACCTTCATTTTTATTAGTTTCTGAATATTTTGTATAATTAGAATAAGCTTCATCTTTATTACAATTTGGTGTATTAGACATTATTTTACCACCAATTATAGAATTAGTTATACTATTTTTTATTTGTACAGAATTATTAGGTATACCTGTAGTAGACCCTCCTTGATTTTTAAATGTACTACCTAAATTAGTTAATAATTGTTTTTTAATTGTTTGGAAAAGTGTGTCCACTTTTGGTAATGTTGCAATAGCTTGTCTCGTACCTGTAAATGATGTTGAAAATTCTTCTAATCCTATATTATGATTAACTTCAGTTATAAAATAAGAACCAGCGAATAATGGTATGTTTCTTAAAACAAAATACATTGATGGTTGAATCATAACATTACCCATTGCCTCTACGGATGCCGCATAACTTCTAGTTTTATAAATGTTGTATAAACTAACACTTTGTGTCGATGTTTGAATTCCCGCACTTGAGTTAGCTAAATTATACTCAGCCATTAGGGATTCACTTGTAGCCTTACCTAAATCCTGACTTACATTTATTTTTTTAAAAACTCCTTGATTTTGTAATTCAAAGTCAACCGCAAAACCAACTATTCTATTTTCTAAAGAAAAATTTCTTTTTTGAGATGCGTCAACTCCAACAGAATTTTCCGCACATATTGTAATATCTAAACCATCATCTTTATATCCATTAAGTTTGGATTTATTATCCGTTTGTTGTGAAGGTTTATCTACAAATATATTTAACATTTTTGGTTTTGAACTTTGATAATCAACAGTATCAAATGTTCCAAACAAATTATTTGCAAATTCATTTGGTTCAGTATTTTTTGAAGTTTCATCCTGTCCAGTTGGGGTTTGTCTTCCATAAAAATTAATGTATGACGGCATTAAAAAACTAACAAAATTATGGTCTTTGATTATTGAACCAACAACAGTAAAAACGTTAGCTTTAACATTCGCCCCTTTTAAATATGAATTTACTTTTGCAATATCAACAAATATATCACCAACATTTCTGTTTGCTCTGTCAACAAATAAGTAATCTTTAAATAGTGGAGCGTCAGAGTTTTCATCAATTTTTGTATAATCATTTCCAGCTATCCATTTATCATTAATTGCTTTAAACATGTCATATAATTCAACTTTACTCTGGAACCCTTCTAAAACCGAATCAATTTTTTCAGTATTCGTATTACCTCCACCTAATCTTTTTTGTAAAGATGTGATAAAATTTGTGAAAGTTTCTCCCGATAAGTTATCAGTAACACTTAAATAAGTGTCTATTTTATTTCTAAAAACATCAATATTCCCAGAATTACCCAAAATTGATGTTGTCCCATACATTTTAATTAAATTTCTAAATAATTTAATGTTATCAACTGTGAAACCTATATTAAAAACTCTAAAGAAATTAGTTAAATAATTTTCATTTGTCACTGAAGTATTTGTATCATATTCTAACCCATTAATTGTTGAAAACCCAACGTAAAGTTCCATAGTCTTCCATTCGTTTGGATAAAGAGACTTTGATTCATTATAAGTTAGACCAAAGTTAGTCGGTACTGAATTTGGAGTTGTTTCATAGTTTGGGATATTATATCTATTTACAATTGCCGGTGATGGATTTGATGAAAGTATGTTAAATAAATTTTTATCAAATCCCGTAGGATTTCCTCGTTTAATTAGTACATCATATTGTAATGAATTTGTTATTGTTGTATTAACATCATAACTTTGTGAAGTGGCAATACTTTTAACAATTTCGTTATAGTCAACACCAATAATATTTTCAGATTTTTCATTATAGAATGTTATTTTTTTAAGTATTGACTCAAAAGAATAAACACTTGAACTTCCCTGATTTGCAAATTTTAAAAATTCAATTTCAAAATTATTTAATTCTTCAGTATCAAAAACAGAAAATAATTCCTCAATATTTGAATAGACAAATTCACTAAATAACTCAAAACTTACCTGTTCTTGTTTATCAGGATAAACTTTTTTAAGATATTCATTATAACCAGATTTTCTAATTGGTGTTGTATTAAAATACCCATAGTTAGGTGCCCCCCAAAATAACCTTACCGAACCATTATGAACACTTGGGTTATTTGATAGTGATATTATATTATTTTTATTATTATCAAAACATTCTTTTTCAATTTGATTAGTTGTAGTACCAAAAGAAGGGCATATTGTATAAGACTCTTCACCTTCTGAATTACTAACTTTAATTAAAACAGTCCAAGTTTTTAAATTAATATTTGTTGATTGTATGTTTGATTGATTAGCATTAAATAAAATAATTTCTCTTTTATCAAGTGCAGTTTGTAATGCGTTTTGTATCTCTAATGAAGTAGTAACTGAGTTTGGGTTGTATAAATAAGAACCATTGTGTAAAAAATAAAAATCATTTATCAGTTTTGGATAAAATCCAATATGATAATTTATTGTTGATGTTTGAGTATTTTCTAATGTAATTGACGTTGTATTAAATGTTTCTGAAGATAAAACATACGTAGTTGATGCTAAATTATTAATCGGGTCAAAATTATTCAAATAATTAAAATTAGTCCAAATAGATGTAATATAATCAGTTCCATTATTTACATAATTTTTATATCGGTTCCAAATTGAACCTAATTTTAGAATCCAAAAATATGGTAACCTATGAACACCACCAAATTTTTTTAAACCTGCAAAAATAAAATCAGAATATGTATTTAAATTATTTTCAAATGACAAATATCTTTCTTTTAATGTTGATAAAGGTAAGCTGTTTAAGAAAAGATAAGACGCTTCTAAATAAGCACTACTTTGACCATTTAAAGTCGTGTTAATACCTTTTTGTATAGCATTAACAAAATAAGGTGTATTAAGAATCGAAGTTGTTTGTTTATTAGTTAAATTAGAGTCAATATAATTAATAAATCCTTCTGTCGGTAAAAATTCTGTAGGTTTTCTATTATTGTAAAAAGTTTGTAAATCAACAGGTGTTGTTATCTCATTAGACCTCCAATTATAATCAGTATATGGTCGTAGTTTGGTTTTATCACCATTAGTACCTACAACTGAAGATTTTTCAAAATTTGTAATTTTTTTAAAATATGTATTATAATAAATTGAAAGTTCCGTCGAATTAATGTTTTTAAACTTTGAATTATTTTGTCCAGCAGCTAAATTAACGTAATCCCAATTTGAATCAATATATGGATATGTATCAGTAAAACTAATATCATTATGGACATTAGAATTTAAATAATTTACCATGTATTTTTCTTTATCATTGGTTATTTGAATTGTTGGTAAATCTTCAAATAAAATTTTATTCGGATTTTCATTAACTTCTCTTTTTAAATAATCAGTTACAAAATACCCTTGTGAATAAATTGAATAATCCTGTTGTAAATTAACAAGTTCAGAAAAATAAGAATCTTTAGTAAAGTTCGATGTTTTAAAAAGAAAATTTAATCTTGGCGAATTTTCTCGATTACCCGAATTTAAGGCGTTAAACACATTCAGACTTTCTGTTTCTGCTAAGTAATTTAATATGTTTTGATTAGTAGAACTGTCATTATTTTTTTGAAATCCATTATATTGTGTTATAGTTTGAATTCTTTCCCAAACCTCATATAAAAATTTACTTTCAGCTAAATTACTATATGGTTCATTACTTGGTAAAGTATCAAACCCTGATATTAAAATTCGATTAATACCTTCGTTAGTTGGTATTGGTGGAACTGGTGGTGTTTCTCTTTGTAAATAACCTTTTAAAAACTCTTCAACAAACTCGACTTCAGGCCAAATAGTATAGTTATTACCTTTAGTTACTGATATAACTGAATTATCACCAGGATATTGTATTTCAAATTTTACTTGACCATCAATATTTTTTTCAACCACAAATTGTGGCCAAGGATATACAGGTGATAACTGTGAAGCGGAATCGTTTTTAGTTACTAATTTTTTTATTTCACTATTTCTAACATCAAACGCCTTTTTATGAACATCTTGCATTAATCTTAAAAAGGCTTCTGCCGATGCCATAATAACCGCAACGACATTTCTTATCGTTGGTGAAAATCCTAAACCACTTGTTGTTTGTATAAAACTAGATAATTCTTTAGTAAGTTTATCTTCAATTAATGTTTTTCTATCATTTAATATCTTATCTAACTCATATGTTAAATCTAAAAATCTACTTGTCCCATCAAATTGAAATAAAAATCCAATTTCACTTTCTTTAAAAAGATTTTTTAAATTATCAATTTGATTTACAATTGATGTAACTTGTTCTTGATTTACTGTTTCCACATTATTTCTTTGTTTATATGTTTCAACATAATCAATATTAGTATCATCAGTTCTTATATTTTCAATATCTATTGGGTTTTCAATTTTGTATTCACCTGAACCAAAAGTTGTATTGTTTTTTAAATTTTCATTATTTATTACAACTGTATCTAATTTTTGAAAATTTGATAACTTATAAGTGTAGATTTTATATCTTACATTATTAATTGGGTTTGAAATAAAGAAATTCGTTGTGTCTAAATTTAAATTAAACCACGAAGTAGTAAAATTATAAATTTCTCCACGATATTGTGTTAAATCTTGTGAGTATGTATCAATATCATTAAGTGGTGTTAGATTTGATTGACCAAACTTTGCTAAACTATAATTGATAAAATTATCTAACTTTGTTGATAACTGTTGTACCGTTAATTCGGGAAAATCTTTTGGAATTAATCCTAAGTTTTTGTAATCTGTGTAAACATCTCTAATCTTTTCATACCCAAGTTGTGTTATTTGTTGAGTATTAGTTTGTGTTTGATTTCCCGTATTTTCACCTTGAGGAACATTAGTTCTCTTGAGATACATCTGAGGAACTGCAAAAAGTTCCGCCATAGTAATATCAGTTAAAACATTAAATTTATATCCAATCATTACTAAACTAATATCAAAGTTACCTGTTGATGAGTTAAATGAAGATGTAAATTTTTGTAAAATTAATGGATATTGAACCGCTTTACCGTAGTAACCTTTAAGTGTTAGATAAAATGTCGGGTATGGTAAATTAAAAAACGCAGAATATGGTGAATTTTCACCACTTTCAAATAATGCTCTACCTTTAACATCCTCTAAATTTATTGTGATTGTTGGGATATAACTTAAACCTACTCGGTATGAAATTGTTTTTATTCCAAGAAGTTGATTAGCAATTTGGTTTTGATTAGCCGTTCTGTCTTGGATTGATGTCCATTCAGTAGTTAATGCTCCTGTCCCTGTAGGATTTAAGAAATTCATACTTGCTAATGAAACTGTTTTTACAGTGGTTTTGTCCGCACCTGAAATTAGTCTACTTCTTGGTTCAAGGTCACATTCTAAATTAGCGTAATAAATTAAGTTTTCTTGTTTTATATTCCTATCTTCAGCGTTACCATATTGGTTAGTAACCTTATTTGGGTTAATAACAAAAATGTTATCACATGTACTTGGAAAAACGTATATATTCTCACTCTCCATAATAATAGAAATATTCTTTCACCGATGTTTTATAATCTAACAAAGAACTCAATAAAGGGAATGGTATATTCAACACGGCGTTATCAGGAATATTTAATTCAGAACCACTGTATTGTGGATTTGACTGTAATATTAACCAACCATAAAACGGTGAGTTATAATATAACTGAGAAACTTTATCCAATCTTGATACACCTAATTTATAGATGTATTTCTTATCAGTAGTTTTTAATGGAATGTTAACAAAAGGAATATATGTAGTTGTTCCATCAACAGTAAAATTTTGGTATCTATTGTAATATTCGTTAGCCATCAGTCAAAAATTATTTTTCCGTTAAAGGTCGTTTTATCTAAATTAACATTCACATTCGAATACAAATTTTTCAAATTTTCGTTTTGTGTAGGAGTTGCACCTGCACTTGTATAAGAGAAATTTCTTGTTTTTCCAACAATACTTTGGTTTGAGACTTGTGGATTATAATTTTTATAACTTAAATAGTCAGGTGAATTAAAGAAAGTATCAACTTTATTTGTTTGAGCATTTTTTTCAATTGTAAAACTTGGGACTAATCCATTAATAGTTGTTTCAACAATACTTTTTGTTAACTGTATAGTGTCTGAAACTAAATTTAGAGTTAAATTATTAATTAAACTTTGTCTTGAGTTGTTGTCAATTATTTCATTACAAAAAAGAGTAAAAAATCTATTTAAATTACCTGTAATATTTTGACTTGATATAGGTATAAATGTTGTACTTGGAGTTGTCACGTCAATAATAATATCATTAGAATTCAATAATGTATAGTATGATTGAATATCAGATGCTAATTTAATATAGTCTGTTCTTATTGAAGTTAGTGTGTCACTTACTCCGTCAGGTAATCCTGTAAGAGTATAAACATAAGGACTACCAAGAGATGTAATTTTACCATCCGTTGATGAACATATTAAATCAAGTTTTCGATAATTTTGATATATACTAACTTGTGTATTAGAAACACTTTGTATTTGACTAGATATTTTAGAAATTATACTATTAACCTGATTTGATACTTGTGATATATAATTAGCTCTTACAGCTCTAATGTCTGATGTTGATACATTATTAATGATTAATGCTGAAATTAAAAAATCAGTTCCATTAGTAATTTCAGTACTCAGTTCATTTGCAACATTTAAAAGATAATTGTTGTAATTAAACATTTTACCAAGTATCTTAACGTTTGTAACTGGAGTATCTAAACTATTTAATGAACCAATTAAAAATTGTTTTTCAGAACTCACCTGTTTATAAACACCGTAATTTGTGGTTTGAATAATTTTTGTCACAAAACTTTCAATATTATTAAAATAGTTTTGAGTATAAACAACCGTATTATCAAATAAACCACCATATAATAATGTACCCGTTTCAACACCACCTGAAGTTTGTGAATTAGTAATATTTCCAGCTTGTGTACCCCCATTATTTGTTATTTGGGTATTAAGTTGGTTACTCATAGAAGGTGTTGAATTTGCAAATGCAGCATTTGCTTGACTAACATTACTTGATTGTTGATTACTTAAAATAAAAGACTCAACTTCCGTTTCGTCGGTAGCGTCAGCTCTTTCATCATATACTTCAGTATTTGCATAGAAATTAAAACTCAAAGCGTTTTGAAGTTTTTCAATTGGTTCTTTTAATCCATGACCACCAATCATTTTAAAACCAAGTTTAACACTAACGATTGTCGGTTGTACACCAATTCCTTCAGGATTAAAATCTAATTGTTCATAAGTAAAAGATAATGTATCGGGTACAATTTTACAATTATAAAAATCACCAACTCTTAAAATTAAAATTGGAGGTCTACCAAAATTAGTATTAAACGCATCTTTGTTTTTAACACCCCCTTGGTTATTAGTTGTTGTCGGTATAGTTCTACCTGGTCTTACACATTGATTTAAAAATGTGATTCTTGAGTTAAAACCTTCAGGTGTTATAGAATGGAATAACGGATTAAAAAATTTAATTCTTTGTTTAATACCATCATATAAAAATGGGTCAGAGTTTTTTATTGTTTCAAAATAATCTTGTTCATTTAAAAGTTCTCTAATAAGTCTTTTTGTAACATTTTTTAATTTACTCTGAAAATCAGCGACAGGTACTTGTTTTAATCCGATAGTATTATTATAACCCTCACTTACCGATTTAGCTACTCTCGTACCAAATGGTGTATACGGTTGTACTGTAATTTTACTAATAACCAAAGCACTACAGGCGACACGGATTACATTATATTCATCGGCAATATTATTACCATTACAATTATAAGTTTGACTACTATCTTTAGGTTTGTAATTATCAATAGTTCCAGAGTTAACATCAATTTTTAATCTTTTAGCTTCAACATAGTCTGAAATGTTTGTACCTTGGTACGTAAGTTGATTAAAATAATCAATAATACTTTGTTTTCTATCTTCACCTAAATTTTGTGATTCAGGCCCTGAAAAATTTCCAACACCAAAATTAGTTGCCTTTAAATCTATTTTAACTTCATTATCATTCACTAACGCATCTGCAATTTCTTGTGCCAATTCAATAAAGTTTTCATAATTTGGGGTTATTGTGTTTTCTAAAAAACTTTTAGAAGCGTCAACACCATCAAAAAATGCCGAATTTATATTTAGAACAACTTCATATTCATAAATGTCAGGATATGGTTGATTATAATTAGAGTCTCTTGGGTCTGAATCAAAATACAAAGCGTTACCAACATATGAACTTAAATTAGGTAATTCTTTTGGCCCTGAATTATCCTCTTGTGGTATTTGTGTTAAAGCGTCTACTTTATCACTTTCTGATGTATCCAAACTTTCCAAGACCTGTTGGTAAACTTCGTCAATAGTACCTAAACTTAATGAACTAAATTTCTGAGCCAATTCATATATATCATACCTCTTACATCCCGCAAAAAATGACTCAACTATTGATGTTACGGTTGAGTTAGATTGATTTTGTAATTCTTTATTAACAATTAAATTTAACACGGACGGATGGTCAACAATAATTTTAAAATTTAAACTACCCGACCTTTTAGTATTTTTATAAGTGTATATTGGTTCAGGTCTACCAATAAAATCTGTTTCATTAAATGATGGTGTAGAACTATCATCAAAAGTTAAATCATATGGTGGAAACCACATAACTCTACCACCATTAGGCCCTTTTTCAGCGGATGGAAGTTGATTATATTCAGGAGTATCTTTCCAAGCTAAGTTTTCTAAAGACAACATGTATTTCTTTACCTGTCCATTAATAACATTTGTTCCACCATTTTTAAAAGGTGTTATATTAAGATTGTAGGTACTATCTAAAACAGAATAAGTAAACCTTCTAATGTTACCATTAGTTTCTAAACCTGAGTCATTAGCAACTGTTTTTTGTAAATTAGCATATGTGTAATAAGGTTTATCTTTTGTAAAAATTCTACAATATTCTTGTCCTACCTCAGTACCTGAGTTATTAACATATTTTTTAACTTTTGAACCTTTGGTTAATATTTTATAACCATCTGAAAATACTTTAGACGCTTGGTTAATCGCATTTCCAACATGTCCTAATCTATCCGCTCCTTGTGCCGGTGTTGAGTTAATTAATCGTTGTGTAACGTCTAAAATAGAACCAGGTCTAAATGTATAGTTTGTAGATAAAACTTGATTATAAGAAGATGCCAGTGGTGCGAAATTTGGATTGTTACTTAATAATTGTCCACCTTGTCCAACATTTCTTCCAATCTCAGGTTTTGTAAATTCAGTAATCCAAACAAATCCACCATCAAAAGAAGGTTTTTGTTCGTAATTTAATCCAGCTAAACCGAATTGAAAATTTTGGTCACCTTCATATAATATACCAACTTTATCAGGCCCATATACAGGAGCTTGTGTTGGTATTCCAAAAGCGTCAATAGGTGAAGCGTTTGGTGGTGATACAATATTTGTAATATCTGTTTCTTGTCTACCAACATAAAGGTTTCCTATTGAAGTAAAATTATCAAATAAATTATTAATAAAATTACCTACCTGTGTAGATGTTATAGCGTAGTTAGGTTTAAACCTATTATAGTTAAGAGCATTAAATAAAACAGACTTAGTACCAGCTCCCGTGTTTTGTAAGAACTTAATTGACGGATTTGGTCTATTAATAATATTACCACCACCTAAATTACCTAAAGCTTGTAGTGGTCGTAATCTTAAAAGTTCAACATCTGAAAAATAACTTCCCTCAATAGGAGATGCGGGTAAATAAGTACCACTTAACTTTTGTATAAAAAACGCCGCGTAATCTAATAAACCATCAGGTTTTGTAATTGTATAATCTCTATAAATAAAAGGTTGTTGTCCTGTTGCTAATAATGTTGCATTAAATGGATTAGTAAGAGTGTCAAGATTAATCGCCCCAAGAGTATTTCTTTCAATTTCTCTAGCAATACGAGACTGAGTCGCCTCTCTTAAACTTTGAGCTGCTAATTGTTGTAAAAACGAGTCGTTTGCTAACGCTGCTTCACCAAATAATATTTCGTAAATAGTATAATCTCCCTGAACAAATATGATTGGGGCGGCTCTACCATCACCATAAACTTGTGAACCGGCAGATAACTTTCCAAGTATTAAATCCGATGTAACAAATAAATCTTCATAACCTTCGGGTGGTAAGTATCTATTAATAACTTCAACATTATTAATAAACTGTTCATTGTTCGACACTATTCTATCTGACTGTAAACTATATGGTTGTGAAGTACCTAAAGGGTTATTTTCAATACCCGTTCCACCAGGAAGGACTGTATTATCAACAATCAAAGCCCCATCAAAAAACTGACCTGCGGGACTATACAAATTCATTCTTGTACTATATGCTGGTTCAATATATAAATTTGAACTTACACTTTCAGAATCTGCTGGTGAATTGTCTTGTAATTTAATTGGATAGTTTTGTAATCCTTGTGGAGCAGTAAAATTACCCTGAACACTATACGGTGCTAAATTCCTTGCAACTAACGCTTTTCTAAATTGTTCCGAATTGTTGAATGATAAGAATTCTACAGCCATCTATACTTTTTTCTATAAATAGAATAGAAATAATTTTATGTTTATACAGTTAGACCATAATCAGAACCAACTACTCCAATTTTATCTCTTAATGTTCTTAAAGTATCGTCATTATTAAATGCCGATAGTATTGCGTTTTTAACTTGTAAATCATTTGAATTGGCATTTACATCTAATGTAATTTTAATTTCTTTAGGTGATGATTTAGTTTCAGGTGTTGTATTATTAGCAAAAACTTGTCCTGAGGCACCTATTGATTGAGCTAACATTTCTTGATTCACAGCCATTAATAAATCACCTTTGTCTAAAGAAAATTTACTACCATTTGCATTTACAACAACATCTTTTTCTTCAGGTAGGTTAGTTCCAGTTATGAAGTTTAAGACACTTTTTATTATCGGAAATTCCACTGCCGCAGTTGTTAATACATCACCAATTGCTTTAAGGTCTACGCCCACAGTAGTTAAAGTTTTATCTACTATTTCCATTTTACTTGCCACTGAACCTAAAGCAGCATTAAATGGGTTCTGTTCAATTTTTTCACCTAATTGTGTTGCAACATCAATATAATTTTCACCTATTCCCAAACCAATATCCGTAATAAGTTTTTTTATTGCCTCATCTGTCATTTGCAACTCACCTTTATTTAATTTAGTTAAAGTTTCATAAGTTGTTGTACCAAATTCTCTTTTATTTGATTTATCTAATGAAAATTTTGAAAAACCAACCTCATACGCCTTTATTTGTGCTTCAACCGCGGATTTCAAATAATCTTGACCTTCTTTGGTTATTGCATACTGAGTTTGTATTGTCGCATTTAAGGAAGCGTTTTGATTAACTAATGTTTCAGTATAGCTTAACTGTTGTTTAGCAACATCAACTAATTGTTTTTGTGGGTCGTCAAGATTTTGTTGTTTTTTAAGTTCATTTAAATAATCATATTGTCCATCTTTAAGCTCACTCAATCCTTTTTCCACTGTTTTACCAGATTCTGGGTCGGTAAATTTAACAGTATATTCACCTTTAGCTTTATTAAATTCCGCAAGATTTGCAACCAACATTTTATCTTCTTCAGTTGCGTTAGGCATTAAACCTGAAAAGTCAATTTCACTCATTTTCTTTTCAATTTTTGCAGACTCTAATGCCATTTTTTCAAATTCAGCTCTGTCAATACCTAAAGCAGTTGCGACTTCACCAAGTTGTCTTCTTGCTTCAGGCATAATTTGAAACTTACCTGTTTTTTCATCAAATTTTGTAAAGGTTTTGGATAATTCGGATAATTGGTTTTGTAACTCAGGTACATTATTTTGAGCTAAATCCATTAATTTTAATGGGTCAAGCAACGCACTTGAAGTTGCACCTAACCTTTGTAAAGTAGATGCAACGTCTATTGCAGACTCAGGTGAAAATAATTTGTCAGCAACCGCCATGGTTTGTGAAATATCAACTCTCATTGCTGCCGCTTTTGCCGCCATTTTAGCCATACCTTCAACACCAGTACCAAACCCGTACCTATTCATTTTGTCTAAATTATTAACAACCATTGCCGAAACTACTTGAGCATTGACACCCATACTATTTGCAGTATTGTAAACTGTTCTCATTTCTTCTTCAATATGGGTTGTCTCCATACCAGCGTTTCTAAAAGAAGTTTCTAATGTTTTTGCTGCAACTCCTGTAACTTGCGATACCGCAAATAACTTTTCAACATTTTCAGTACTTAAAACAATCGTTCTATTTGTTGCTTCAATGTATTCTTTTTGTAATCTATTGATGTCTTCTTGTTTACCACCCATTGCAGTTACTTCTGTAACTGCTCTACCTAGTTCTTGTTTTAAAAGCTGTGAATATTCCCTAGTAACACCCATACTTTTAACCAATGAACCCATATTTTGGTCCATTTTAGTTAGATATTCCGCAGAATTTTTAAAAGCAAATGCTTGAGATTTAGTTACTTCTAAAAAATCATTAGCAAGCTGGGTCAATCTAACATAACCAATTTGTTGACCTTGTAAATTATTAGGGTCTGTATTTCCGTCATTTGGATTGAACATAAAATGTTTTATTAATAAATAACTTAACTTTGATTTTTATTACTATTTAAATCAATCAACTTGTTAATTAAAAACTTTCTTTGGAAAGTAGGCATTTTTAAAAAGTCCGAATACGACATTGTTAATTGTCGTGACAGATAAATGTATTCGTCTAAAAGATATTCTAAATAATCAGAAGAAAGGTCGAAAAAACTCTGCCCCAAAGGTAATACGTGCAAGTACCTTTTTTCCAGATGGGGCTATAATTTCTTGTGTTAAATCTAATCCTGGTGAATTTTCTTGTAAAAATCTTGTAATGTACTTTGAATCCATAATTGGCATCCTTTCTATAAACTTAACAATTTCCCCCTTATCGGTATTCCCGTCTATTGATACTATTTGTTTTTGTAATCTCCAAGTTACAACTGGAACAGTCATGTTTTTTGGATAAGATAATTCTCTTTCGTTTAATTCTTTAATTTCACCAAAATTAAGAATTTTTAATTTTACATTTACGTTAGATTTTGGAAGAATTGTTTCAAAATAACCATTTTCATCAGGGTTAACTAATGGTTTAATAAAGTTAATTTCATCTAACACAATAGAAACTTCAAAAGGTTTTTGTGTTTCAGGGTCAATTAAATTTAATTTATACTCAGGTGTAAATGATGTATTTCTTAAAAACAATAAAATTGCTTGGATGTCGCCATCTAACATTTCTTCAATCTTCAAATCAGGTTCATAAACTTTATTTCTGATTAAATTATAAATTATTTGGTCTCCACCAACGTTACTAGCACTTGCTAAAATATTTTCATCAGCAGCAGTTAAAAAACCAACTTTAACCGACTTTTTTTTATTTTTATAAAATTTTCCCTGACTCGGTAATTGAATTACGTCGTGAGGTAAGTTGAAATTCATTTGATTTACACTATTATCTTCCATAGTTTTTGTTTAAAACATAGTTTAAAATTATCTTTATGTAAATAAAAAACCCACATTTCTGTGGGTTTTAATATAAAGTTTGTAGTAATATTAGTAAAGTAATACACAATAGTCGGGACGAAGAGTTAAAGTGATATCAGCCAATCCATCTTCAGAATATGATACACTACCAAAATCAACGTCAGTTAAAAAACATTGTATTAATGACCACTTTTCAATAACAACACCTGTTGGGTCTAACATTTCAAGTTCTACGTCTTTTTTGTAACCCGCGGCATATCCCATACGACCTGTAACTTCTTCAGCATGTAATCTTACCCACTCCATCATAGCCTGAGCTGCTGATGGCCCGATTGGGTCAAGAAGTTTAACCTGAATAGTGTTCCACTCATACATACCCGCAACATATCTTTTGGTATTCAAGAATGGAATATCATTTGATTTAATAGTAATTTTAGGTCGAGCCGCAGATTGAACAAACCACTCGTTTATTCCCAACGAATCAGGAAATCTCAAAATGAACCTGTTTTTCTTTTTGGGTTCATATGGAAAGGGCATTTTGGTTAACAAATCAGCCATATTATTTTGTTTTTAAATTTTCTTTTATTTTATTATAAATAGTCTCAATTAAATATTTTTCTATTTACTTTGAACTTTTTTTCAGTCAAACTTGCTATAAGTCCAGTTTATAAATATTAATATAATTTCTTTTCTCCTCCATGTGTTGATATTGTTTGAATAATATTTTCTGGGTCTTTTGATAATTCATCTTTAACTTTTTCCAAATTTCTTAAATCATCATCTGAAAAACCTATTTTAGGTATAAATCTATTACTAATATCATCTTTAAACATTATTGGTTTTTTTAATAAGTTTGCCAAATATTTTACATACTGTTGAAACTCTCTTAAAGCTTCAACCTTTCCTTTTTCAGGACTTTGGGCAGAACCGGCTCCAAATGTTACAGGATAATACTTATTCATATCCATATAAGCATTTATAAGTTCTTTGTCCGTCATATCTTCTTCACCTGCAAACTTTCTAAACTTTCTTAAATTTTTAACTAATTCTTTTTTAGATATCCCCTTAAAATTAGTTTCAATCATATTTTCAATCGCCCTACGTAAAGCCAATGGTGAATGTCCTCTTGCGGTAACTATTGAAAAGATTGAACCCCCATTAATCGCTTCAACAAAGTCGTCCCATGCTGGACCTTCTTTTGCCATCATTGCGTCAATAATGAACCTCTTATCCCCTTTGGTTCCAAAATTTCTGAACGGGTCGTCAGCAAATCCAACAACTGTTTTATTTTTATATTCAAAAGGTTCAACTCCAACTTTTACACGATATTCCGCAAAGTCTTCCGTTGACATACCAACTTCTTTATTATCTTCGGTACGAAGTATTATTTGTGTCGGCATTGTAAGAATATTATCATCCCAATCAAAAGCATAATATTTTAAATCGGGTGTGATTTCTTCATCAAATTCTTCTACTAAAAATATTTTCATATCTATAAATATTATGTAAAATAAAAACCCCCACTTTCGTGAGGGTTTTCAATTATTTTATCGTTGATTAAATATTTTCAAACGACGCTCCTGTTGGAGTGATTAAGAATTCAATATCTATGAATTCAAGAGCTTTAGTTGGTTTGATATAAATCTTACCTACTAATTGGTTAGCATCTAAGTCTTCAGGTGTGTTTTGAACAGTAACTCTGAAGTCATACAAACCTCTGTCTCTACGAATTGCATCTAAGATTGGGTTAACAGAATCTAAGAACTGTTGTCTTACCAAGTTATCGTTTTGTTCAAACAATAATCTTACAGCTACTGCTGAAATCAACTTACGAGCTTGTAACAACAATCTTCTTACGTTTATTCTGTCAAGAGCTGACTCTCTAATTTGAAGAGTTTTGTTACCCCAAATTACAGTTCCAACGTCGTTAAAAGTTGCGATTGGGTTAACTCTTCCCTTGTAAAGAGTGTCTCTATCTTCTTGAGTTAATCTCTTTCTTGCTCTAATAGCATTTACAATACCTCTTGTGTAACCCGCAGTTGCGAACCATGGGAAAGCTATATTGTCAGTTAACGCTAAGTTTCTTGTAACTTCAGCAGTTGCTGGTATATAGATTTGTGTATTGTTTACAGTATCACGAGTAAGAACCCATGGATAGTAAGTAGCAGTGTAGTTAGAGTCAATTCCTGTATTTTCTAAGTTGTCAACCGCTTCTTGTGGGTAAATTAAGTTATCCATTGAAGTTGATGGTTGGAACAAGTTAAAGTCAGGAGTTGTACAAATGTAGATTGAGTCCGCTCTATCGTTTTCAACAATGTCAATTGTTGCTGAAACTAAATCACTATTGTTAACATAATCAACACCAGGAGTTACAAGAACATTGATGTTTGTTATTTCAGGATTTGCAAACGACTGTACACCTAACAAGTATGCGTAATAGTCAGTATTTGCGTAATCAACCGTGTTATCACCAACTGTGATTTGTTTAAACGCTCCCCATCCTGTAGCATCTGTGTACGGTGCACAAGATAGTGCTCCTTGTTTGTATCCTGTGTTTCCTAAACGGAATCTGTCAGCATTTGTTCTATATTCTCTGTATATATCCCATCCGTCAAATCCTGCTTGAACAAGGAATGTAAACTTACGAGAGTATAAGAAGTAATATGGACTTGTTTGTGACGTAGGTTCTGAATTAAACGACCCAGCTCCAACTTCAAATGCCGTTTGACCACTGTTTTGGTAAGCATTTGCTATAACAATAGAAGTTGCTCCTGAATCCATGTGGAAACCTTTTGTAACATTTGGCCAATATACATGAGAAGGTGGTGTACAAGTTGACGAATTCGGATTTGGCATCCCTTTGTATTGGAAGAAATCAGGGTCATAACCTGGTGCATCCGATGAAAATGCTACCGCTGAAGAAATACCTAAATAAGTTCTTCTTATGTTATCACCAGCACTTGGTGTACTGTTAGAACCATTAGATGAATTTCCAAACGGTGGGTTATAAATAACTTCACCAGGATAATCATATTTTGTCTTGAAGATTTGGAATGGTGATTTAGCACCTGAGTATGTTCTTGTAACAAAACCTTCAAATCCACAAGGAAGAGCATCCACTGGAGCTTCCTGATTTACCTCAACAAAAATGTATTTTGACTGTACTGCGTATTCACCATCAGATGAACCAACTTTTTTAGCTACGTAACTATTTTCAGCAGGGTCCATACTACAGTTTGTAAACTTTTCTAAAACAACAGGATTTGAATCTGTGTCAAAGAAATCACGTACAATAAGGTCAAATGTACCATTGTTAAAGGATATATTCGCAATAGATACTTTAATTTCAGTATTAGCGTCATTACCATCAGCAATTGTATAAACTTTAAACAATCTATAAACTAAATTACCACGTAATTCTGAAACAACCCATGGAGATTCAGGTGTTTGGTATTGTTCAAGGTAATAAGCTATAGATGATGTATCATTATTTCTAGCTTCAGGTAAAGAAATTAAACTACAATTTAAACCACGAATATAACCTTTGTTATAACCGTAATTTAATAATGTTGGATAACGCTCTTCAACAAACAATGGAACTTCAGTTCTATCTTTAGCAAAGTTTTCAACACCAAATACTTTAGCAATATAGTTAGCGTTACCTGCATTAAACGAAGTTTCAAATTGGAATGCTGAATTTTCATAAGTTAAACCTGAAATTAAAAATGTACTAAATGGATTTTTAGTAACTCCTGAATAAGAACCTGTACAAATCATTTGAACATCCGAAGTACCTGTTACTTGATAATCAGGCCCGTCTTGTGTAGTTGAATAGTTTGTAATACCTCTTGAACGTAAAGTTGCAACAACCAAATCATTATAACCTGAATAAGTTAAACCTGAGAAGTTATAAATATTACCTGTTATAGAACCACTATAAGAACCTGATGCACCAGTTATTGTACTAATTCTACTAAAGAATGAATAACCATCGTAATTTTCACCCGTTGTCGGAGGTGTGAATGTCGCATAATACCATACATCATTAACTTCAGAACAATAATCAATACTTGACGCACTTATTGCATTAACTCCAAATACGTTTGTAGATGCCGAATATCCTGCCGCAATGTTTGCTGTAACTTGAGCTCCAGAAACCGCTCCAAAATAATAGATAGAAGATGCTGAAGTAGCATTAGAACTAATTACACCTGAAATTTGACTTTGGAGTTGTGCGTAAATTGTTGATGAACCTCCACTATATGTTGTATAAGGAGTTGTTGCATTTGCTATACCGGCAGGTAAACCTGTAATTGTTACTGTTGCAGTTGAGGCAGTTGTACCAACAAATGTTGCTGTAAATGTTGTTGGTGTACCTGTAAGAGCAACCGTATTACAATCAACATTTGCGACAGTTGTAATAGACCAAGATGGACCTGCGTCATAACCTGATAATCCTAAAATTCTTGTTACAAACAATTGGTTAGATTGTTGAAGGTATGATTTAGCGATATAAGCCGCTTCATACTTTGGGATTTGTGTGTTCACAAATTTTTCAGGAGTAGTACCGCCGAAATAGGTTTCAAACTCTCCATAACTTGTGATGAAGATTGGTTCAAAAGCCGGACCTTTTAAGGTTTCTCCAGCTATACCCAACGTGGTAATCCCAACACTTTGTGAAACAAAAGATAAATCTCTTTCTGATGTATATACACCAGGTGAGACGAAAACTTTGTTTGATGTTGCCATTTTTATTTTAAATGTTTTTAAAAATTTATTTTATTAATAAATATTGTGTTTTTAACCAAAAACTAATAGGTATAATAACTATTTATCTATTGGTAGGAATAAATTCTACCTTTTTTCTACCTTGAAAATTAAGAACATTAAAATATCCCCTGAGAGTCATGAAACCTTAAAAACCTATTGTAATAAACATGGCTATAAAATTCATAAGTTTTTAGAAAAACTAATTAAAGAAAATTGTGAAGAAAAAAAGGATATCTATGGTGAACATTAAAGAATTATTGATACAAGATTAATAATACTAATAACACTATTATTTGTTTTAACAACATTCAATGTTAACACATCCCCACTATTAATTTGAATATATCCTGTTGATAACGGTATTGTACTATTCCCGTAATATAAACCATTAATGTATATTTCATAAGAGGTAACATTTTTACTACCCTCAATTTTTATGTTTGCGGTATAATCAAACGTTTGAGTATATGCGGTAGTCCCAATAGGATAATTAGCATTAAATTCGTATTGGTCAGGATTAGGTGGGTTAACGTTTTTTCTTACTTTTTTCTTTCTGTTATCCATCTCAATTAAAATTAAACTTCTACTAACTGCAGGTTTAACTTGATATTCTTCTTCATCACTTAAGAAACCCTGTAAAGTAAAAGCGTAAGATTGTATGTAGTATCTTCTTTTTTCCACATCCATAATTGATTCATCTGAAATTTCATCTAAAGTTATTGGAATATAATGTCCTTTTATTTTAGTATAAGCTTGACGAGATGAAAATTTTTCAATAACAGTTTGATTGAATTTATTTAATTCTCTCATCCTATTACAAATAATTTTAACTGAATATTTTATATCAACAGGAACTGGCTGAGGTATTGTGTATATATCCATACCTTTTCTTTGACCATCCCACGTTGGTACCGCAGCGTAATAAAATTGTTTTCTATTAGGTATTGTATATTTTAAAGACGGTAATGTACCAAATTTCACTTCAGGTGTTCTTACTGTGGTAATAATCGGTGGTTCAACATTTTTATCAATGTTGTTAAAATCCCAAGTTTGTGTAAACTGAGACCAATTTTGAGTGGTCATTAAAATATCAACAACTTTTATTATTTTACCACTAACAACAGTTTTTAAATCATCTTTAACAAAATCCAAAAACCCCCTATCCAAATCTTCATGTAAAATAGACTTAGGCAAGTAAGTTCCATCCTTGTTAATATCTTCAAGAAGTTCTAATCTTCTCTCATAACCAATAGGTGGGTATGTAAGGGGTAAAGTTTTTTTAATTTTTGGTAATCCCATTATAATCCTCTAAATTCGTTTTCCATTACAGGTGATGCATTTATTGTTCTATAAAAAGGTTTGTATCCTGCGTATGTGTGTTTATTATCTGAAACAACACGTCCGTCATTATTAACCACGTAATATCTAACTCTACTTTCAGTTTCGTAATAACCAATATAATCACCATATTCAATATCAATTTCTAATTCATCTAAATGTTTTTGATAAACTGAAATCCTAGCGTTACCTGGTTCCATCTGATTAATCTTACTTGTCCCAAGAAATTTATTTTCAGGTGCTACAATTTGTAAAAACGCCTTAAACTCAACAGGTGGTAAAAATTTAACACCGTCAACGGAAGCCTCACCATACACATCATCAACATTTGTTTTCTGTTTGTCAACACGGTATAGTACAAGAGTGAAGTTCATATCACCTTCTAACCACTCTCTCCCCATACTAATATCTAAGTTATAATCTTCCGCTCCGAAAAATTTACCTAATCTTGTTATTGGAACTATTCTATTTGACATATTGATAAATATTTCTTTTTTGATTATTATTATAGTTGTATAGTTAATTAAAATAATTTGACAACTTCCACAGGACATTTAAGTATTGAACAACAAGCAATATCTATTCTTGAAAATTATCAGGGGTCAAATAATTATATTCTTAAATTAAAGAAACAGATTGAGTCAAATAAGAAGTATCTCCCAACGAGGGCACAATGTGATTACGTTATTGACTTCAATTTAATAGTTCCAAAAGTTGCTAAGAAATGGGTCGAGATTGACTCATACTTTTCACAAAAACTTGTTGCTGATAATCCATTTATTAAGGAACCTGATAAAATCTATGTTGAAAAGATTTTAATTGAGAAAGATAAATCATATCACATTTGGGGTAAAATTTTTAGTGGAGAAACTATTCACGATTTTTGGATACCAAAGGCTGCTGTCATTAAACAATACACCGAAAACTTGGTTGATGTTGATTATACAAAATATGAAAACCGACCACCACTTGCTCACCAAAAAGAAGCAATTGAAAAGTTATTAAAAAACGACAAGTTTATCTTGGCAGATGATATGGGACTTGGTAAAACAACAAGTACTGTTATTGCGTCGTTAGAAAGTGGGGCGAATAAAGTGTTAATTATTTGCCCGGCATCACTTAAAATAAATTGGGAAAGAGAAATCAGAAACTATACTGATAAAACAATTTACATATGTGAAGGTAAGAAGTATGAACAAGCTGATTATGTAATTCTTAATTACGACATACTTAAAAACTTCCACGACCCAAAAGATAAATTAAACTCAATAATCCTTAATTCAAAATTTGATTTGGTTGTTATTGATGAAGCACATTATGTTTCAAACGCTCAAGCTCAAAGAACAAAGATTATTATGGATGTAACCAAGGACATTAAAAAACTTTGGTTATTAACGGGAACACCAATGACTTCTCGTCCTATGAATTATTATAATATTTTGAAACTTATTGATAGTCCTGTAAGTCAAAATTGGCAAGCATACGCAATTAGATATTGTGGTGGATATCAGTTTAGAGTTGGCGGTAAAAAGATTTGGAATGTAACAGGGGCATCCAATTTAGAAGAGTTAAGAGAAAGAACTTCTCGTCAAATTTTAAGAAGATTAAAAACTGAAGTTTTAGATTTACCTGAAAAAATTATGACACCTGTTTACCTCCGTTTAAAATCAAGATTATACGAAGGGTTGATGGGTGAGTATTATGATTGGTATAACAACAGACAAGACGAATCAAAGTCATTATCTGTTCAGTTTACAAAATTGATGAAAGTAAGACAAGTTATCGCCGAAGAAAAAATACCGATTACTATTGAACTTGCTGAGAACATTATTGAGCAAGGTAAGAAAGTTATTATCTTCAGTAACTTTACTGAACCACTTAAAAAGATACACGAACATTTTGGTAAAAAATCTGTTTATTTAGACGGCTCAACATCAAAACCTGCAAGACAAGATGCCGTTGACAAGTTTCAGGAGAGTGATAAAATACAAGTTTTTTGTGGTAACATGAAAGCCGCAGGGGTTGGATTAACACTCACGGCAGGTGAAGCCGTTATTATGAATGACTTATCATTTGTTCCCGCAGAACATAGTCAGGCTGAAGACAGAGCGTACAGATACGGACAAAAAAATTCAGTTTCAATATACTACCCACTATTTGAAAACACGATTGAAGGTGTTATCTACGACATTCTTATAAAGAAGAAACAGATTATTGGTACGGTTATGGGTGATATAGATGAAAATTCTGTAGATATTGTTGAACAAATACTTAACGAAATCAATAGTAAGTAAGTATTTATAATTAATGAAATCGTTAAATTTAGTATCAGAGTCATTAGTTAGTCGTATATTAGGTGAAGAAACTCAACCTGAAACCAAATTTTTTATTAACGAAATGAAAACCATAGGTATTGATAAATTACCATATGGTTACGCATCATTAAGAAGATTTATTGACCCTGAAACAATGAAGTTTCATTATCAGAAACATTACAAAGGGTATGTTAAAAAATTAAATTCCGCTCTTCGTAAAAAAGATTATGGTGATGTTGAATTGGAGAATATTGTTAAACAAATTTCAAAGTATAATACAACAATAAGAAATAATGCAGGTGGAGCATTTAACCACGCATTATTTTGGAAGATGTTATCACCCACACCACAAAAACCAAGTGGTGAGGTATTTGAAAAGATTGTTAAACAATTTGGAACATATCGCAACTTCAAAACTAAATTTGAAGAAATTTCAAGAAAAAGATTTGGTTCGGGGTGGTGTTGGTTAGTGTTAACCGATACAGGTAGATTAAAAGTAATGTCTACTTCAAATCAGGATAATCCACTTATGAATATAATAAACAAGGGTGGTTTTCCGTTGTTAGGTTTAGATTTATGGGAACACGCTTATTATTTAAAATACCAAAACAAAAGAGACGAATATATTGAAAATTTTTGGGACGCAATTAATTGGGAATTTGTTAACGAGTTATACAAATCAAAAACTGAAAAGAAATTGAACGAGTCAACTTCACAAAAAAAACTTTTATACGAAAACGTATCTGATTATTCAGATATTTTTAGTAACAACAAAAATGTTCTTTGGACTTATAGAAGATGTATTGACAATACGTTGAAAAGAGTTTTATCTGATAAATGGAGTGAAAACAATCAATACTCTGAAGGTTCATCTTCAGGTATCTACGACTTGGAACAACCAGGTCGTTCAGTAATTAATAAATTAAACACAAATTATATTGGGTTTAAAATTTTAGTTGATGATTTAAACGCAGTACTTACAAAACTAAATAAACCCACATTAAATTTTATTGGGGTAACACCTTCACAACAAGTAGAAGAAATAAATAAATTTTGTTCTTATTTGGAGTTTTTTGGTGAAAGAATTTTTAAAGGGTCTAAAACTCTTGATAAGATTATGAAACTTTTAAATAGAACACATGACAAAGGTGGTCAACTTGAGGAGTATGTTGCAAAAAAAATCAATCAAGAATTTGGTGAAGGAACTGCTATTGTAGTAGGTAGTCTTGGCTCAAAAGAAGATTTTGCGGGTACTGATTTAACAGTGAATTTTGATAACAAAATACAAAATGCTCAAGTAAAACCAATTTTAAGTATGGAAGTAATTGAGGGTTTCTATCATATTAAAATCAGAGGGTTTGTTAAAAAATTTAATACCGACTTATTAATTTTTTCAAATATTAACAAAGAAGTTTATATTTTTAAAAACAAAACGGTAGCTTTTAGTTCAAGCATGTTTAAAATTCCGGCACAAGATTTAATTTATACTCTGAATTGATATTTATATAAAAATATCACTTCATGAATACAATAATCGCAGAACCTTACAGAAGTCAACTATATACAAAAGTTAGACACGTATTAGGAGCCCCAATTCGTTCAATTGAATTAGAAGATGAACAAATGGACTCAATCTTAGAATTTGCAATTGGGGATTATTCCCAATATGTACAAGATTGGTTAATTGAATCACAATGGACTTCATTATACAATTTAAATTTAGATACTCAATCTTTATCAAGGGCATTTGTTACAAAAAGTTTAGATTACGAAAATAGATACGCTCAAGCATACTCTAAAATAGTGGGATTACAATCTAACCCACTTGGTGATTGGGAACTTAAAAAAGATTATATCACATTAGTACCCAATCAACAGATTTATGAAATACCCGCAGGTCGTGAAATTAATGAACTATTATGGTTTACACCAGCAACTCTAAATAATATTTTATTTGACCCATTCAGTTTTGGTGGTTTGGGGGGAGGACTTGGTGGTGGAACTGGTTTTGCTCAGATGGGTTATATGTCAGGAAGTTATTTTATGATGCCAGCATTTGATATGTTATTAAGAATGCAAGAAATTAATATTCAGAGAAGAATTATTGGTGGTGATTTAACTTATAGAATTACAGGATTACCTAATGGTAAAAAAGCAATTCATTTAATGCAAACACCTGGTGGTAAATTTGATTTTGGTAATTCATCATTAAGAAATCACCAAGTTTGGTATTGGTATTACGATGTTGGCCCTGAGGATAGAGATGCTTGTTTAGCTGCTAACCCTGATATTATTAAACTTCCCTCAGATGTTCCTTTCAACTCAATTTCATGGGCAGATTTAAACGAACCGGCTCAACAATGGGTTAGAAGATATTTTGTTGCGGGATGTAAAGAAACATTATCAAAAGTAAGAGGAAAGTATTCAGGTAATTTAAAAACACCTGACTCAGAATTAACTATGGATTATGCTACTTTAGCAACTGAGGGTAAAGATGAAAAATTAAAATTAATTGAAGAATTAATCGGAGCAGACGGAAGATTGACAAGATTACGTCCTGAAAAAATAATGGAGAGAGAAGCGTTAATTGCTGAAAATCTAAACAAACAAATGAAGTTTAGAGCGTTCCCAAGAAATCTGTATGTAATATAATTTTATGAGTATTCAAAAATCAATTCCGATGAGAAGAGTTATCGGAAACCAAGTATTAACAACTTCTGAAGTATGTATGATTTCAGATGAAAAATATACGACAGAAGGAGAAAGTGTTGTAATTACTAAAGAATTAGATGAAATTGAAATCATTTTAAATCATAGTAATACCGACCACGTAATAGTAAAAGCCCTTACAAACACAAAAATCAAACCCATTGAGGGTTTGATTGATGAAGAATTTAATGAAATTAATATTGAAAAAGGTGCTTGTGTTGAACTATATTACGCATTTGGTTCATGGTTTATAGTTTCATCAGACGGGTTGAAACAATCATAAAAAAAAGGAATATGTATTTTTAACATATTCCTTTTTTCATTATACCATTTCCTCCCACCCTTCTTCAGCTAAATTGTAAATATATTCAGGGTCAATTCCTCGTTTGCCCCAATATACCATTTCTTGGTCTGTAATAGTTAACAAATCTTCAATACTATCTTGGTCACCAGATTCAAAAGGAATACCATTTGTTAATCTACATTGTTCTTTGGTAAACAAACCTCTGTCTTTAGGGTCGGTAACAATTAGATTATTTCTAACTTCTTCATTAAACACAATTAACAAAGGTTCAATTCTTTTGTTAAAGGTAACAATTGCTCTCGCAACATTATATTCACCTGTCATAGTAGGGTTATTCTCTAAATCTGAGGGGTCAATACGATAACAATTAAGTTGGACGTGTGAACCTAACACAGGTTCTTTACCATGAAATAAACTATACTGTTCTTTTTCTTTCTTACTCATTTTTTCATTTACCTTCTGAACATCCCCGTGTGAAGCTTTAATTCCATTATTTACATAGAATATTACATCACCTAAACTAACCGCGATACCATCTCTAATTGCCAATTCCATATGTGCCATCATTGACATCATATTACCCGCTTTTGTTTTTTGGCTTGAACGTTTCTTATAATCGTCAATAGATAGTTTCACTTTTGCTCTTTGAGCAATCTTCATTAAAGGAATTTGTTGGTTAAAGATTACTTCCAAATATTCATAATACCACTCAACAAATGCCTGTCCATTACCTTCTAACAACATCTTAATACCGTTATCCAAAAAGTCCTCAATGTAAAGTGGTAGTTTCTTACTCTTGATTGAGTTACCTGTAAGTTTAATCTTACCATTATGTTCCATTGTTGCGTAGTTCTTACGAGCAATATTCATACAAGATTTCCAAGTTCCATCACAATCAAGACCCATTGCACCTTTCATAAAGGTGTCATTAAACTCTGCAACATCCGCATCGTAACCTTTGTATTCCTTACCTTCTTTAACTAACCAATTCTTACCCTTACCGATGTATCTTCTATCATCCACACCACCTTCAGGTAATGAGAAGTTCATACCATCCGTATCACATACAAGTGGGGTGTAACCTCTCTTCATAAAGAAACGTAACATCTGACGAAGATATTGTCTTCCTGTACAGGTAATCTGTTCACCCATATACATGTCACCCCAATGATACACTTGTGGGGCGGATAACGCCCCGAACATTGAGTTGATGAAAATCTTAATTGGTAATTGTTTTCTGTCGTAAGATGTTGCTTGTTTTTTATCTATATCCTGATATTCTTTTGCTAAGTTTTTATACTTGATACGAGTATTGCGGAAGTAATTTAACATTCCTTTCATTGCCCCTGTAATATCACAAGTTGGGAATACATCGTGGACAAGTTGTATTGAAGGATAAAGTGACGAAAAGTCAAGTTTCAATACATCTGTTGAATATCCTACTTTAAGTAATCGTGATAATCCACCAACAAATTCTGTCTTTTCATTCTTTTTAGGAATTGCCAACATGTTCTTATATGACCATGCTCTCATTTGGATTTCCCATAATGTTGCGGTTCCCATCGTTGAAACTCTTTCATATGTTGTTGGAACCAACGAAGCAAGTAGGAATGACCCCTGATTGAATTCTTCATCAACTGTTAGAGTTTCCTCCAAGTCATCGTCAAGATATCGTTCAACCAAATCATCACCTGTTGTTTTAATATAAACATTTGAATGTTTAGAACAAGCGTCATCAATCTTTGGGTCAACACCTACTTTCTTATATTTTCCGTTTTGAATGTTTAACCAAAACTCTTCTTTCTTTGCGTAGAACGGCCCGATATCTGTGTGGTCAATATAAACACGGTCAGGTGCTTCCGCCTTAATGTATTGAGTAATATACTTCAAACCTGCAGATTTGATGGATGAATTGATTGCTTGAGCTCTTCTAACTGCGTGTAACGTATCCACCACATTATAACCCCACATAGATGTCTGATTGAATCTCTCAACCTCATTTGCCAACTTCAACATACTTTCAGATTGTTTGATTGGGTTGATTGGATTTAATGTCTTAGCAATTTTCTTAATATCTAATTTTAAAGCTTTGGCTCTTTCAAATATCCAAAACCAGTCAAAGTTAAACCCGTTGTAAGACGCAATAATACTTGGTTTAAGTTCATCTATAGTATCAAAGAATTTGATAATACCTTCTCTTTCTTGTTCTTCAGTTGAACATTCAATTACTTGACTAAAACCTTTATTGGTTTTCATTCCTATCATAAAGATACGACCATCCTTTGGTTCTAATGCGGTTGTCTCTAAGTCAAATACAAATCTTGTGATACTATTGTAATCATCAAATCCTTTGAATAAACGTTTTTCTTTTGTAACCAAAAATTGTTCAACTGGAGGTAATATTAAAACTAAACCTTTTGTAGTCTCACCCCACGGGTCAACACCACCATCTCTAAAAAACTGAATAAGTGAACGATAACCGTTCAATGATTTAACCATAAAAGTTAAACCTTTCTCTAATCTTTCGTTACCATCAGTTCTTAATTTTTCAATGACAATTTTATGTTTTGTCATCGCCTCTTTTTGTAATGCCTTTGAGGATTTATAGAAGTTTAATCCACGTAAGTCACCTACCCAAGCAAATGGGATGAAAGTATCTTTTTTAATTTGTTTTCCGTGAATTGGGTGTTCTAAAATTTTCCAAACACAATCTTTGACGTAATCGTATTCTACACTGACGATATATTTTTCGTCATCGTTCCCTTGAAGGAACTGTTCAATTTCTTCGTTTGATATCATAAAATTTAAAATGGTGTATTTGCTTCCGAAATTAAGGTCGGAATTTACCTTGTGTGGTAAGATTAACCAATCAAATATTATAAGTCAAATTAAATTTAAGGTTGTTTTTGAATTTGTATTTTGTTTTCTGCGGTGAATGTTCTAGCTGAGAATGTATAAACACTTTCACCTGCATAGTCTATAGTTTGACTCACACCATTACAATCTACATAATTTAAAGTTAAAGTTGGTGGGGTTGTATGACAATATGTTGTCGCTTGGAAATTATAACAACTTGTTGATGTATAAGTTCCTAAATCAATTAAGTCAAACCCATCAGGTGATGATGGACCTGATATCCATCTTGGTGGGTAACTCGCGTAAGATATAACTGTCATATAACCAATATCACTAAGTGAACCTAACGTTTGACTAACATAATTACCATTTATATTCCTATATTGAACCACCATACTTGATGATGAACAGTCACTATTTTTTTCATTACCAATCACGTACATTTTTAAAGGTTCTGCCGGTGTTGATGATGGAGTTAAACTAGTTGTAGGAGTTACCGTTGGTGTTTTGGTGACTGTTGGTGTGTTAGTTGGGGTTGATGTTATTGTTGGGGTTTGTGTAACGGTTGGTGTATTTGTTGCGGTTTGACTTGGTGTTACAGTATTAGTTGGTGTCTGAGTCACAGTTGCTGTATTAGTAGGGGTTTGGGTTACGGTAGGAGTATTTGTTGGTGTAGGTGTTGGTGTTTCAGTATTTGTTGGTGTAGGTGTTGTTGTTGGTGTTGGTGATGCATAAATTGTTGGAGTAACCGATGGTGTTGGTGTGATAGTCGGAGTAACTGATGGTGTTGGTGTAATGGTAGGTGTCGGTGTTGGTGTTGGTCTACTTGGGTCAAAACAAGTTAATATTAAAGTTTGGTCATCCTCAATTAAATGTAAATAAAAGTTATTATAACAACAATTAGGTATTGTAGTATTGTTAACTGTAAATGGAAATGTCTGACCTGATGTAATCAAATATCTTGGATTTGATTCTGAAACTTCATAATATAAATTAAATGTTCTATCGGCAAAAGTAGTTGAGGTAACAGTAAGATTATTACCTGAAACTAATAAACAAATATCGTTAATCAATCCGTCTGAACAGTCAGGACATCCATAATCAAAAAGTAAAAACGGACTTTTTAAAATGTCAAAATTATGTATTACCTCAGGATAACTCAATGGTTCCGTGTACATTCTAAATTGAGAAATTGCCCCGTCAAATGTACCACCAAATGTTGGTTCTAATAGTATATTGGTTGTTAAACCTGATAATGAAGTTCCTGACAATGTTTGATTTGGCATAACCTCAGGGTCTTGCATGTATGTCAACCCTGTTAAGGTTGTTGGACATCCTGTAAAAGTTAAACTTTCTCTTAAACCTTGTGTCCCACCACCCCATGAAATATTAAATGGTACACCTAATTGTTTTTCTTTTTCTGTATTTAATGCTCTTGGAATAACTTCTTCAAATCCATTAATTACATAGAATAATCTTCCATTAATATAAATTTTTAAAACACCCAATCTATCTTCTCTTTCAATTAACCATCTTTCATTTAGATTAACTATTTCTACTTGTTCAGCAGGTGTTGACCCTGTACGTGTTATTGGTGGTTCAATTAATAATACCGTATTATTAGATAAACTATCAACATATTCTGTGTCACTAATTAATCCTAACCCTCCTCTGTAATATAAATCACAAGTATCAAAATAAGTACTTCTTTCCCACACACAATCAACTAAAATCCAATGTTCTTTTGTTGTATAATCAGAATTTAAATCTTCACAGTAATCAAAAATTTGATTTGATGAACAATATTCTGTGATAGTATAACCTGTTTGATATGTAATTCCTGTTGTTGGACAAGTACCTGTTGTAATACAACCTCCTGTAAATGTTAATACTTTAACACAAACTTTTGGATTTTTAGGGTCACCTGACAATCTCAATGAAAACGAGTTTGACATTGAGTCGTATAGTGGGTCTTTATCACTATTTGGAACTTGTGTGGTTGCGTTACATCCACAGTTACAATCGGTATTATGTTGAGCTTTATAAACTAAAGGTTCATATACTTCAATACATCTTGAATTGGTCACTCCTGTGTTTGAACAAGCACAAGTTTCTAAACATCCACTTAAAACACTTGTAACTCTTGTATACCCACTATCTGAAACAGGTGAACCTGACGCATGATGATAAAATTTATTTTCAGCTCTTGCTCCAAAATAGAAAAAAGTGTTTTCATTTTCAGGATATGTTAAGTTTAAAGTTGTTTGAGTATTTGTTGGATAAAATTCATCAACATACCTTGGTCTAATCAACATCTCAACAGTCCACCCTTCGTTTGTTCTATTTGGGAATGTTTCGTAATCATACCCAAACAAACTAAAGAATCCTTGGTAAAAACCACCATATAATTGATTGTAATATGTTATAGTATAACCTGATTCTGAAACCATATTATACAGAGTTTGTTTTGTGTTTCCTGAAAATCTTTCGTTTGGAGGATTTGTATAACCTGTAACTTGAAATAATTTTGTTCTTCTATCAAAATGATATCTATCCCACTTACTCGACCCGGTAAATAATCCCATTGTATAATTAATTGTTTCACCAGTCATCTGTGGAACTAAACCATTATCGATACCTGTTAACCCAATATCACATAATGTAGAAGCCGTTAAACAATTTAAATCTTCATTTAGTGGATTGTAGTAATTTAATGAAACTAAAGTGTTACCTGATAAAAAATCACCATAATTAATTGTTAATTCTTGTGATGATAAAGGATTGTTTAAATCAAAATAAATAGGTAATCTATTACCATCATTATAACCAATAAGATT